TTCCATCAGCTATACCATAATGTTCATACATATCTCCTATTGTTTTCCCATAATCAGTACGCTTTTTCCAAAAATATAATCCAATGATATGAATTAAAAATATAGGAAACAAATAAAATAAAATGAAAATAATAATTATCATTATTTATACTGTTTTACGTTTTCTATATACGTTTTCTGTTCTTCACCTGTAGGACCAATCATTAAGTTAAACTTTGTTGTTGCACATGAGCTTAACAATGTTAATATCAAAATTAGGATTATTTTCTTTATATTTTTCATTTTCAAATCCAAAATCGTTAAGTTTTTCAACCATTTTTCTAAAAATAGTTATATCAGTAATTTTTGATTCAATAATTTCAAATTGTTCTGTATCAAAAATACCATATACTCGCATATAATCCTCACGATCTTTTGCTCTACAGTAAAATATAATTGCAGTTTCATCGTGATTATAGTCAACTGGACTTACAATTATTTTCACTTGTAATCCTAATTAAATTAATACAATTTCTAATACCTTATCTAAAGTATCTATATCAATATCAGGATAAGCTGTTAATATTTCCTCTCTAACCTGTTGTTCCCATCGACTATCGATAAGATCAGATCATCCATTTTGTTCTAAAAGTAACAAAATATCCTTTACTTTACTTTCCATCCAATAGTATTTATAAAAACTTGTGTAACTAAATCAAGATTCATCATGATTTGTTCATGTACATCTAATTTAATTTCTCTTTTAGTTACAGGCCATCCTTTAACAATCATTTCATATTCACATCGAGACCAGAATTGATATAAAGATTTACTTCTAACAAATTCTTTAATATCATCAAAAGACTTAAATTTAGATTTATCTTTTTCTTCTTTCCATTCTCTTACAAAATATGGAATAACATTATATTCTTCTATTGTTTGTGTATTAAAATTCCATATAAGTACGTTAAATATATTTCTCATAACTTTAAAATTTTGTGTAGCGAGTCTCGGATTTAAACCGAGGTCTAGAGCTTATGAAACTCTCGAGGTAACCATCTTCTCCAACTCGCTTAGAGGTAGAAGCAGGACTCAAACCTGCGATCGTGGTGTTGCAGACCACTGCCTTATCAACTTGGCTATTCTACCAATCGTATTCTATAGATATTATTCATATCATATTCTATAGTTAATTCATCTACAATTCGTTTTGCTTCCATAAGACGCATAGTCATCTTATGATCAAGATTTTTAATAAAAATTCTATCTTTTATTTCTTTAACTTTCATTAATTTCTCATTTGGAGGAAATTTTAAAAGAATAAAAAATAGGCTTCTTGCAAGATAGTTTATTACTACATGTGGAGTAGATACATCTCCCTCACTATATAATGTAATAGTTTTAACTAAAAAATTTGAAGGTATAATCATAATTTTCAATTTAAGGGATGTATATAGGATTCGAACCTATGCCCTTCTGGCACTTCCTGCCAGAGCTCTACCACTGAGCTAATACATCCACTAATAAAAATAAGTACTAAGCATATCTATTATTAAGATTTACAGGCAGTGCACGTGTTACCAAACTTAATAAGGAAGACGATAGTGCGGAACTGAAATGAGTCGAACATTTACCTCTGGATTTTCAGTCCAGAGAGCGCACCTAGCACACCGCAGTTCCAAAAATCCTAGTATTTCTACTAGGATTAGATTCATAGCAGGGCTCTTCAGCCCCGAAAACTTTTTTCTTTAACGTCTGATTTATAAGCTCTTAACAGATTACAGTACTCTTTCTGTATAGAATCCTAGTCTACAGAAAAATTGTGGACCGTAGGGTAATCGAAACCCTGTTTTCTGGTTGCAAACCAGATGTAATAGCCACTATACTAACAGCCCTAATTATATAAGCACACTCTTAAGGATTCGAACCCCAAAGAACAGTTTTGGAGACTGTCATGTTACCAATTACACCAAAGGTGCTTATTTAAACAAATAAATTCGATAGTCTAATTTAATATAACGTACTCTAATATTATCTTTTCGTTCTAAAGGACTACATAAAAACTTATGGCAAAGATGTCTATTATATGTGTGAAGTAAACAACCTTTATTTTTAATAAAACTTACAGAACACGAGCCATTGTTTTCCTCACCTAAAACAGTTTGAGATAATAGATAACTATTATTTGGAATTTTTATAATTTGAGAAACTCTATATTCTATTGACATAAACTCTATAATCTACTTTAATATACCTAACTCGAAGACCATCTACTCTATCTATACATTTAAAATCAGTGCAAGCCTTTTCTGTAAAAGCACATGGCTTTCCAACAGAAGATTCATAACAAAATCTTTTCTCAGGTTTTCCTTCAGGTACACATTGAATAATTAAAGTTTTATATCTAATTATTCTCCAATATTTTAATACAATAGGTCTTTGCATATAATTTAATTTTAATTGCGGAAGATGAGGGACTCGAACCCCCACGCCGTTTTAAGCGACCTACACTTTTCAAGAGTGCTGCCATTAGTCCAACTTGGCTCAATCTTCCTTGTTTTAACACAAAAAGTTAATAAATTTGTAACAAATTATTTGTTATTAAGTTTAATATTAGCGGGAGCAGTAGGAATTGAACCCACGTTACCAAAATTAACAGTTTTGTGCTTAAACCACTCAGCCATACTCCCTTATATTTTACATTCTATCATAAGAAGCTTCTAAAAATACACGATAAGAAACTCTCCAAAAATAATATTTAAGACAACTTTTATTAAAAGCAGGTAAAAACAAAATACAATAATTAGTTGATTTATAACATTGATTATTACTACAATAATTTCGTTGTAGAGATTTAACTGCTTGTATATAACACTTTATTTCAGGAAAATATTTAATCTGCATAGATCCTATACTTAATCATATTATAACGTCTATTACTACATCCTCCAAATTTCTCATTAAAAATCTCACATCCATTTGAATTATGATGATATTCAAATCCATAACATTTTTTATTAGGAGTAATATGACATAAATAACCTCTTCTTATAGATTGTATATACTTATTTTCAAAACGTTTTATCATTTGTGATTCTGACTTAAAAATTGTGTGAGCCTACAGGGACTCGAACCCTGACAACTACATTAAAAGTGTAGGATACTAACCAATTATATTATAAGCTCTTCCCAAGGATTGCACTCCTCTTTATTTACTATTTACAAAAATTCTATGTAAAAGTCTAATATGTATAAAATTTTTATGTTCTTTATTATTTGGAGCCGTACATTTTAAATTTTTACGTTCTTTAAAAGTAAGATTTACTTTAATAAAACATACGTATTCTGTTTTATCTCCCAAACAAGAATATCCACATCTTTTTTGTTTACAAGGATATTTCTCTTCAAGACTAACAGTTACTGTTTGTAAATATTTTCCTGGTATAAATTTCCAAATCTTATATTCTTTCATAATTTTCTCTTTTAGTACCTACAGAAGGACTTGAACCTTCAACCGCTTCCTTATCAGAGAAGTACGCTAACCAATTGCGCCATGTAGGTATTTAGTAGAAGTTATTATTATTTTAACTAATCTACTATATCGTAAGTATTCTTCTATCTCTCTAGGAAGCTGGATCTACCTAATTTTGAGAGAAATACTTCTTAATTCTTATAGCTTGGGGTTTATAAGATAAGGTCTAACCATTTGTCCAGATTCGTATGTTTAAAGAATACTTTTGGTGTCCGAGGAGATTCAAACTCCCGATCTCAAGTGCCACAAACTTGCGCTTTAATCAACTAAGCTACGGACAACATATAGATTAATGTTCCCATGGATGTTTTTTATCAAAAAATCCAGTTTCTTTAATGTAACTACCTATAAATAGGCCAATTACTATAGGAACATAAAATCCAGCGAATACTATGTACCATTTATCTCCAACAGTCCATGGTTCTCCATCATCTGTTCCAATAACAATAAATGCACAAAGTAACCAATAAATCAATATCCAAAATATCATTAGAATCCAATTTTACGTCTAGTCTTGTGTTCATAAGACTGAGCATCAAGATTATAAATATCTGCAAGAGTCATACTCTTACTTGCTTCAGGTTTGCCTAATTCTTTAAGTATTCTATTAGTCTTTTCTAAAGAGAGTTCGTCAAACTTATATTTTGCAGCAAGTCGACCTTTTCGCATCAATGCTTTGTCAATACTTGTATCAGGACTATTAAATGTAGCAATAAACTTAATATTTAAAATATCTGAATAAATACCATCAGTCATATTAAGAATATTACTAATGCCGTTTGTAAATACATTTTCAGAACGATCTTTAAGAAGCTGTTCACAATCCTCAAGAATAATTACTGAATTCTTATGATCAAGAATAAAGTTTAAGAATACAGGATCAGATAAGCTATTCATCATAGAGTTATTAATAATAATAAATTGTTTATTAAAATTATTAACTAAATGACGAATCATATAAGTTTTACCAGTACCTTGGGTTCCATGAAGAATAACTAAACCAGACTTTGGACTGTTTAAGAAGTCAGAGATATCTTTATAAACAGGTTTGAAATCATCGTTATAGTGTTTATCAAGATCAACATTAACATCTCTAATCTTACATTCAGTTAAACCATAATCCTGACCATCAAAAGTAACTAAGTTAACCTTTGTTGTAGAAACTACTTTTTCTGAACATTCTTCAAATAAAGATTTAATATCCTCTATAAAGTTACCTATAAGTGCTTTATCGCAAAAATAGATTAACATTCTAGAAGAATAATAGCTTAATGCACATTTATATTCCTCACAAATTCCACTGAATTGTAAAGCAGTAGGTTGACTTACATAAAATGGGCGATCTAATTCTTCAAGTACTTCTTCAGAAACTTCAGGTTTAACTCCGATTACATTATCTTCCCATATACAGAAATTAGCGAACTTTTCTTTAAATCTTTTTAAGAATTTATTTTCGTTTAGTTTCTTCTGTTCAAGGTTACAAATTACTGATACGCAGTTTGGATACTGTTTATATTTATCTACTAACCAAAGCGTTGGAAGAAAGTTTCCAGAATTTCTATTTACATGATCTAATGTTATCATCTTATATATATTAATTATTAGTGGCAGACGTGCGAATTGAACGCCTATTCCGCATCCCAAATGCGGCGTGTAACCGTTACACTGCGCCCGCCAAAAACTATCCTTTATTCAAGGATAGCAGTTAACTTTGCAAGAACACTTTCGTTCTTTTTGCAGATTGCTTCAAGTGCTTCTTTCTCAGTCTGAGCAGCTTTAATTTCCTCTTCTTTAGCAGCAATACCAGCTTTTGCCTGAGTATTAACTGTATTAAGTCCATCAATTGCTGTTTTAAAAGCATTTAAAACGCTGTCTACTTTCTTCGACAGATCTACAGATGTTGTACCTTTTGAATTAAACATGTTTAATAGTTTTAAAAAGTTAATATTGTGAGAGAGTATTTACATACCCCCCCCCAATAATAGAGGCTCCTAACGGTTACGATCCGTTCTCTTGGGGTTACAAAGCCCATATTCTACCGAATGAACTAAGGAGCCATTATTTTATTTAATTTTTGCGGTCCTAACGAGAATCGAACTCGTGTCTCCAGCGTGACAAGCTGGAAGGATAACCACTACCCTATAAGACCATTATTTATAAAGTTATTCTATATTTAATACGTATATATACTCTACTTGGACAAGGATAAAAAGAACAATCTGAACTATATTGAAAACAACAAGGCAATCGCTTCTCAGAGAAACAACTATTCCCTTCCTTACATATTTGTATATATTTCTTCTCACTAAGAAAATAAATCTTTTTTAATTCAAACATTAAAAAATCTTGAATAATTAATTTTCTAATAAAAGTCTATAATTGCGAATAATTAAATTTCTGAAAAAGGTTGGACCCCATACCCAGTTTTGAGTATTTGTAAGATAAACTACATCTTTAGGTTCAGACTTTAAAGTATGAATTTGATCTGCATATTTTAGCATTTCGTTATTTACAAAAGGATACACTGTTCTATTATCTTTCAAAACTTCTTTACTTGCAATTACTATTTTATCTCCTTTTAATAATTGATGCTTAGCAAAACATTTTATATATCTCATATATTTAAAGTTAATCCCACCACTCTAACATATAATTATATCTAATTTTATTATATAAATAAAGTGCTTTTCGTTGTCTTAATATGTCTTTCATAAGATTTTGGCTCCGCCCTTTAAAAGCAATATTTTTAAACCGAAATCTAGAAGCATTGCTTATATTTACATATTTAGTAAGCTTAAATTTCATAGAATCTAATGCATCATCGTATTCTATAGCAGAATCTTCTTCTTGAATAATATCAATAAGTTTAATACATATAGATATCCAGCGAATATCGCTAGTATGATCTGTATGAGGTTCATCTTTAAAAGATTTAAACATTAATTGTAACTTAGACTTTTCTAAATTAAGAAGATATCCATAATCAAATTGATAATCTGCTACTAATATTTTTCTATAAGTATAGACATTTCTAAAGAAGTTCTTAATTTTATACCACCACTCTTTCATATATTTAAAATTTAGTTGATCCGCCCCGAATCGAACGGGGATTCTAAGATCCAAAATCTTATGTAATAAACCCTTATACTACGGATCAATCAGTCTGATTTCATCAGAAAAGTGTACAAATATAAGGACAAAAATTAATATATCCAAATATTTATACACTTATTTTTAAAAAATTATTACAATAAAATTCTATAGTTACGAATAATTAGCTTATGAACAAAAAGACTTGAGTATGTATACCAGTTATGTTTAATTTCAAAGCGCAAATCTTTTTTGCGATACCAACCTATAACCTTAGAAACTGTTAAGAATTTATTACAGTCTTCAGTCATTGCTGGAATAAATTTAGGACCTATAGGAACATTTAAACCTGTAATTTCCTCAACAGCGTTTTTATCATACCAGTCTTTAGATTTTACTAATACTTTATCATTTTCCTTTAATTGATTTCAGTATTCTTGATTAGAATGCAATTTTTTCATCATAATAATCAATATTATGCTCAGAATTGATTTCTACTTTTTCACTACCGACGTAGACAACAAATGTAGTTCCTTCTTCTATAGCTTTGTTATAAATTTCAGAAAGTTCCTTTTTGTTCTTAATACTACAGATATGATTATCTTCAGTATCATAGACTTCGTAGTCTATAGAAAATACTCCAAAGAGATCGCTTCCTATAAAACTCCCAAGAAATTCTTCAGCTTCATAGAAAACAGTTTCTGCAGAACTTTCTTCCTCATCAGTTTCTGCAAGAGCGGCTCGCATTGTTTCCGTATTATGTTCCTTTCGAGATATGTGAACAATACACTTATCTAATTCAGAGAATTTCACCGTTACAATATAAAACTCCTCCTTTTCTTCTTCATTAATATTTTTAAAGAACTTCTGTTCTATTTCAAAATCTGCAGGGTTTTCGATAAGAGGATTTTCATCATCGTGCATCCAAGTAAGTCCTTGTTCAGAATGAAGTTTGTTAATTACTGCCGTTACCTGTTCCTGAGTTTTACAGTGAATTACGTCAAAATACTGTACTATCATAGTTGTTTTAAAATAATTTACATTTTATTTATTCTTTGGTTTCGATATCTATCTACTTACAACACCACCACGTGAAGGTAGAATAAAGGTGTCATAGGAGAGCATATGCTCTCCATAGCACTTAGTCTTGCATTTCAATAAGTTCATCTACTTTCTTCTCAACGCGATCAATACCAGTAATTTCGCGAATCGATTCAGCAAATTTAACTTCAGGAGTTTCAGTCATATCTTTCTTCTGAGCAAGACCTACTTGACGCAGATAAGATTCAACTGCTACTTTGATATACTGAGGTAATACAACCTTAGTATCATCCATAAAGATCATATCACTCTTTACAGATTCTACAATCTCAGCCATGAATGCAGGCGCAATATTCGAATCTCGAATCTGCTTACATACTGCAGAGAAATCTCCCTGAAGAGTATAATCTCCTACAAAAGAACGCTCAATGAACTCTTTAGCAGTAGCTTCATCTAAAGCACCTAAAGAGATAACTTTGCCGATACGCTTACCACGCAGGAAAGTAGGCTCAATAAGTTCAAGATGATTAGTAGTAAACAGAGTAATTACATTCATACCCTTAGTATCACCACCATCAAGAGTATTAAGAATATCCTGCATAGCAGCATCTCGTTTACCACGAGTTACCTGATCGATATCCTCAACAAAGATAACAACTCCATGCCCAGTTCCGTCGATTACTTTACAAAGACGAATAGTCTCAGCAAGTAATGTAGGATCTTTCAGATATACACTTACCCAATTATTCTGAATAGCTTCCTGAATAAGCTTAAAAGCCAAAAGGGTCTTACCCGTCCCATAAGGGCCTTCAAATAACGCGCCATACTTCAGAGGAATTCCTCGTTCAGTACATTTTTCAGGATACTTGATACGAGATTTAAGAGGACGTAATCCGAGAGCAGTATCTTCAGAAAGAACCATCATTTCACGGTCAATATTTGACAGATCCATGATAAGAGGATTGTTAAGATCAGAGATCTCTAATGCCTGACTCTTATAAATAGAATCAGTTGCAAGAAGTTCTTTTGTCCGATCGATAATGTCATCCATCAGAGTTGTAAATCTGAACTGACACTTACCTTTGATATAGAGATGGTGATCGTTACCATTGTAAGAGATAGAAATAACACTTCCTTCTCCTAAATCCGCAAGTTCAATATCTCCATACGGAACTTTAACACGACGTCCATCAGCAAGGATAACTTCAATCGTATTAACAGTATCATCACCTCCTGAAGGGTTATCGTTTTTAGCTGCTGATACAATTCCAAAAACTTCTTGGATTGCACGATTCAGCTGATAAACTCCATCATTCATAAAACACAAGATCTTATGATTGAATGTACCCATACGCTTCGACTGCTTAATCTCGTTTTCAACAAAATTTAAAGCATCTGAATAACGCATGCGAGGATCAGACATTACCTGAATAAATTTCTCTTTTTGCTCCTGCTCATACTTAGAAACAGTACTTCGCATTACGCTTTTAACTCCTACAGGATTTCCCATTTTTAATTTTATTTATATTTTTTATTACAGTTTGACAATATTCTTTAGTTGTAGTTAAACAACCAAATGTAACAAAATGTTCTTCTTTTGTTATAGTAAGAGATTTTTCCTCAATTTTTTCCTTAGTAAAAGGACTATCATATAATCTTTTTAATAAAGAATATTTTACAGCAGTGTTCTTACAGAAAATTGTATCTTTTTCTTCAATGTAGATTACAGGATATCCTTCAACTTCTCCTACAATATGTTCTTTAAGATCCATATTTTTATTAGAAGTCTACATAATAATCGACTAAATCATCCATAAAGTAGGATGCAGGACGATTGGTTATTTCTGCCAATATTTCATACTGTTCAGGAGTATAGTCAGTTACTCCTAAGATTTGTCTAGCTTGTTCAGGAGTGATGTCTAAGCTAGTAGATTTAGTGTGATTTTCGAAAATTATAAGTTTATAATGCATAGTGTGTAAAAAATTAAACGTCCGTATCTTGAATGACAAGAGTTTATCATTGCTTTTTATCTCCATATCTTAAATATGTGTAAACTACTAAAAATATAACGATAATAGTTAGACATAGAAATGAAGATATGAATACTATATTTGTTAATGAAAATTCAAATAATATACTAATAATATAACTGATGTAACTTACAAAGACATAATATATTATCAGTCTATGATAGATACAAAACTTAAATGTTAGTGAGAGTATAAGTAATCCAATTGCAATTAAAAGATCAGTAATTGAACTGACCAACCCAATCAACAAAGAACTAACTACAAAATATTCAGCTAGTAATAATATTAAAATTTTAACTGCAAGAAGTACAGGAGCTAACCTAATAAAAATTATGCTAAGTTTTCTTAACATTATAATATGATGTTAAGTAATAAAATTACTACAAATAACATAACAAAATATGTAATTAGAGTAAATATCCTCGATAAACATCCATATTTCGTGCAAATGTCATATGATGTCAACTTATCCATATTCTATAATCTATTTTATGAAAATATGTCTTAGGAAAAATTGCACCATATTCAAAGTCATTAGTAATCAGTTTAAACTCTGGATTCGAAAGTAGTGACGCTTTTGAATGAGATCCTGAACGATCCCATAACAGAAATCGAGAATGACCAACAACAATACAATCTTTATTTAATCTAGAATGCTTATATGTTCCAACAACAGTACAAATTCTATTGTTAATTTCTTTAAAAAACAAATCTTGAGTATTTATTTGAACAAGGTTCATTATTAATTTTCGATAATAGTAACTATTATACCATTTTTAATGATTGCAGAAAATCCAGGATGCTTATCTAAAGGAATTTTTCCATCACCCAAAGTTTTAGCCAATTTTTTAAACGTATCTGTTAGAATTTCAGATTGAATGTCTTCAATTTTTTGGCCTTGAACTCTTTCTAAATAACGCAATACCGCATGTTCTGAAACAATTAATTCCTCATTAATAGTTAATGATTCTATTAAATCTTTAACTTTACTAATGTTCTTTTGAATTGCGTTGAGTTCGATATTCTTTTCCCTAATAATAGATTTACAAGTAGCTAAATCAGATTCTAATCTAGCAAGTTGACTTTCTAATCCTTTTAATGTATGCGAATTATTCATAAATACTTTTTAATTAGTGGAGCTGACGCGAATCGAACGCGTGTCTCCTAATTCTCCTAATATCAACTTATTACGTGTGTTAGTTTTGTTTTAATTGAAACTACCCAATAGGGGTACCCAAAGGTGACCCATCCACCAGCTCATTTTTAAGGAACGAAGCCAAACCTTGAAAGGAAGTGTTGTTCTCGCCAGTTTAAGAGTGACGAACCTCCCATTGATTTACGCAGCCATTAAAGCTACTCCTTCAATGTCGCCAAACAGCGCCGTCTCAACCTTGTTGATAATGCGCGAAAAAATGTTATTTGCGTTTATTGTTTGAATCTGTTTTACGAGTATGAATCAAACTCGACACGATTGATATTACTTGACATTAGGATCAAATACCTAGCAGCCCCGAGCAGGGAGGAATTAACCATCACCTCCCTAGTAGGATTCTTTTTTAAACTTGTAGAACTCCAAGCTTGTAGTCTAGAGTATCCCTACTCTAATTATAACGGAGATTAGTGTGAAAACACTAACCGCGGCTATTATCTCACGATGGAGACTACATAGCATGTTCTTTATTTCTGCGGAACCTAACATGAAAAAACCGACCGCATCGCCCCGTATTCTCGATAGGCTCAAGATCCTTGTTTAATGTCCTAGGAAAGACGATAGGGATACTTCAGATACGCGTGAAGTTGCCTGAACACCGCGGAGGACTATTCTTTATGGGGCTTCAATAGTCAACTTACCAAACTTTTTAGATTAGTTTTAACTCACTCAGTCTTAAGTATCACTGAGTTACATACCCTTACATATAGTTGAAGGAAAACTACCCATTTTCTATACTGCAGGAGTCAGCAGTTTATAAAGAAATAGTCATAGGACTAAATCCTAACAGAGGCAAAAGTAAAAGCAATGACCATGACGAAATACTTCTCAAAGCTAAAAACAAAGTCATTTGTATTTATGTTTGAAGTATTTCACAAGTTTGTACAATAGCGGATAATGCTTAACATGCATTTGCTTTACTAGAGCAAGTGTTTGTCTATATTTGTATTATACGCACATGCGTATTAACACACAATATATCTTGTAGGATTTAGTCCTATGTAAAAGATAGAGTATACTGATGAAAATACAGTATAGCATCTATCTACCTATTAGAGAGAACTTAAAAAATCATAAGTATCTTTCAGTTCATTCGGAATTATAATCCGAAGTTTACCAATTTTACTTATTTCCTCATTTTTCCAGGTTGTAAACTGCTTATTCAAGAGTTCTATCTCGTTTGAATACTGCTTGAATTTAACTGCAGTTTCAGTATCAAGTTTTGCAGTTTCTTCTGCAACACGTTGATCAATAGAACCCTTAATAGCGTTGAGGCTTGCTTCAACAGCACGATGTTGCTTTTGCAACTCAAAGTAAAGTTCTTCAACCTCCTCCTGTTTTACAGATGCAACATGACGATAAACTTTATCATCTTCTACTAATGCAGGATTTGATATTGCATCAAACAGTTTTTCACGTGCTTCATGAATAGCTCCACGAGGATGAATCTGTTTGCCAATAATAGCTGCTTCCGCACCAAGAGTGTAATAACGATTACGCTCTTTGATGTCTAACTCTCCTAAGATATCTTCAAAAGAAGGATACTTAGGATTAGCAGGATATTCAGGAAGAGTAATATTTTCCTGCTCGCACCAATCCTTAAAAGAAAGCTCTTTTACAGCACGATGCTCAGCTTCTTTTGCCTTGATTGCCTCTCGCATATATGCAATAAATGCGTTAATTTCAGCAATTTTTCTGATTTCTTCCTTTAAAGAAAGTACTTCTGCAGAATTTAATCCTTGCGAGAGAGTGATGCGGTTGTCTGCACTTAATGTTTCTACAGTCGTAGTAATAAATCGAATGTTATCAAGACGACTATGTGCAGATGCAACATATTCTTTACCTATATTGCAGAGATGATTTGCAGAAGTAGCAGTAATACCATCTGCTGCAAAAAAGACTTTATTCTTTTCAGTCATATGTTTAATATTTTTCTACTTGTTTGTATAAAAGATATATAACAATTGCAATAAGAATTATAATATATCCAACACCTAACCAAATAGATGCCTTAAACATTATATATCCTATTAAAACAATTATTAAAAGAAAGAGTAGCAATACAATTGCTAATAATACTAAAATATTAAGAGCTCTCATATTAAAGATCTTTGTAATCGCAATATTTGATTTTTGTAATAATCCTTTTAAGTCTGCGGTTTAACAATCCGCAGGGGGCTTTAAGTACAAGACCTTCAGCAATATAGTCTTTATTTTCTGCAACTAAAGACTTGAAGCCTGCCCTTACAAAATCTTCAGCTTCCTTAATAGTCATATAACCTACTAAAGGAACAATTTTAAGATTAAGCTTTTTAGCAATATCTTCACATGCTTCTCGAGTTAACCAAAGAGATTCACCTGCAGATGTAAGAATTCTTACATCAAACAAAATGAAATCACAATGATCTTTGATGTAGTTTCCACCTTTTTGAATCTTCAGACCATAACCTTCTCCAAAGATTTCCACTTTTTCAGGATAAACAACTTCTCCTGTTTCTGTTTGTATTTCAAAAGCTTTGTATAAAGGATCAAACTGAAATAATTCTTCCATCCGCTTTTGCAAATGAGCTGGAATATTTGCATTTTCAGTTTTTCCACGAATCTCTATGAAACGCTCTCTAGGCCAGAAACAACAAGACATATTAGTTCCATCAATCTTTTCAGTAGCTTCCCATTTGAGATCTTTAAGAACTTCAAACTCAGGCTCCGAATATTCCCCAAGAATTATCGGTTTCTTAGGTTTTGTCATATCTCTTTTATAGAGAGTGTTGATTTTTTGATAATAGGCTCCCATTTATTTCTCTTTAATAAATTCTATATTCCGAATGCATATTCCTCTAATTGTCGCTATATTGTGAGAAAAGTTTCCAGAGGTTGTTTTAGTACAAATGTTGTGCATATTCTTAAAACAGTCATAAAGTTCTTGATTCTCGCGTACTTTATTCATATAAGTATATACTAACTTACAAAGTACATCGATCTCAGAATAACTATTAGTGATATTTATTTTATTGCATTCATTTAAAATATTTAAAAAATAGTCGTTTGTATTCATTTAAGTAATAATTAACATTAATTGTACTGCCAGAGGGACTTGAACCCCCAACCTTGATGGTATAAGCATCCTGCGCTAACCATTGCGCCATGGCAGTATAAAAAATAAAAGTTAAGGCGTGCTGACATGGGCTATTATTCAGATCTCTCGTCTGTGCCATACTCTATATGCGACTATACACCAGTCTGACCTTCCTCTCTAATTAGTGTATCCCTAACAGCGCTCTAGACATTATATCGTGGACTGTTGGCTTTGAGCTTCCTCATGGTAAAATCCATGGCTCCTTTTAGCCTCAAGGGCTCTGGTTTGAATACAGTAATATAGCCCCTTGTTAAATCTTCCCTGGTTTATACCAGTATTTCTTGTTGTTATTGAACTTGATTTTCATTCGCAAATTGGGGTTGTATCAATTACACCTTCAAGACTCTCATCTTCTAATCTTGAGTAATCAAAATCAGGAGATTTAAGAATCTCAGGAACACATCTTTCTTGGAAAGCTTCGATAAGGTCAGGCTTATCAATGATAGACGCTTGCTCAAATTGAAGCATACATAAACATATATTAAGGAATAGCTTCTCTGAGACTTCATATTCCTTTCCTTTGTAATAAATTGAGTACATGTTTACATTTTCTTGACTTAATTACAATTCTTTAAACTCTTCCTCAAGCTGTTTCTTCTTACCTGTTAGCAGTGTAGTTAAGGCTTTTCTAAGTTTGTCTGATACTGATATTTGTATAGTTGTTTTATCACGTGGATTACAGAGGAGGCGGTGATTTTCTGCAGTTTCTAAGAGGTGTACTATATACTCTATCTCTTTAATCTCTTCTAAAAGCTCTGTAGCTTTAGCGTGTGTTTCCAGATTCATTGTGCAATGCTATAAAAGTATTCAAAAAGTTGTTCTTCTGTATATAGAGATCTAATAGCTTTCCTAATCTCGTAGAAATCTACTTTACTCTTGCAAGGAGGATCTGTGTTGTAGATAAAGGATGTGGGGTTTGTAAGGATTACTCTGACCAGGATGTACAAGAATCCGTTTCATAGCTTTATTTCTCCTGATTCATCGAATAATATTCCAATAAGAAATACTTTTCCTATATGGCTTGGTTTGTACATCTTTCTTACATTAGGATAACTCCCAACAAGCATAGTAGTAGTTAGGACATTCCAGTCTGAAGACCATACATGTTCCTCACCATATTTTTCTCTACTTATAGCTTTCAGTACATTGTATATCTTAATACAATCTTCAGCTTCTTTCTTATACTCAGTCTTTAACTGTTTTTGAAGATTATCATATAATTTTCCCATACTACAAATTATTCATATCTATAGGTCCAGAGTTATAGTAAACGTGTAAGGGATAATCATCTTTCTTTCGATAAAGAACTTGAAAAATATCAGGACGTTTAGCAATAAACTCATCTATTTCCTTTTTCGAGTTAGTTTCGTATTCTGTCGTCCAATCCTCGTTAATAGCAGTATATTTCATATTACTTATTTTTCCTTTTAAGAGTTAAAAATTACCTACTCCAGCATTTTCCAACTGGTATACATTTATATTTCCCCATTTGTTCCATACAATGTATAATCTACAACACTTAACGCTGTGGAATCAGACTCTAATTAGTATATCATGCGTACACATATACCTTGACTCGCTTTCTTTTGGAAGAGTCCCCTTAATTAGTAAGTATCTTCGAAAGTAGGTAATAAACTAAAAAATAGAGCCCATACCTCCGATCAAAGAGATATGGGCAATGTTTATCGTCCTTTAAGAACTTCATAGTTTTAGTATGGGTTCCTTCTCTACATGTAGTTTTTCTACATACCAATAGAGAAACTGTAATGTTCTATTACAGGGACTACACCTTTGGTAAAGCAGGTAGGATTTTCTGCCTAACGGCGATAAGTACGGGGAAAGTATGCTGCATTGTGGCGAACCTTTCGGAACACACGTACATAGACAGTTTTACCTTCATTATCCTTTACAGGATTTCCCTCCTCATCGAGAAGAACTTCTTTGAAAGCCATCGTAATAGCCTTCATGTTCATTTTTGCCATTGTTTCTTTTTATTTGTTTAAGTATTCTTTTGCTGCTTTGAGGATATCTTCTTTCCTCTTAAGATTATCTAACTTCTCTTGTGTTTCAACAATAATGTTGTGTTTGTCGATAATCTTCTGAATATAGTTTGCACTATTAAATTCAGCAGAACCATCGTTTAAGAGAGCTTTTGTATAACTTTCTTCAGCTTCAGTAAGCTTATCTTCTTGTTCAAGAATTGCACTTCTCACTGATGCAAGCTGAAGATCGATTGCAGAATTTCCCTTTTTGCAAATTCGTTCTGCAATTTTTTCTGCATCATCTCCCTTAAGAAGAGATATAAATTTACTAATAAATCCGCTTGCCATCTTTTTTTAATTTAATATTTTCATATAAAGACTCTTCAGGAAGAGTTGCTAAAGGTTTTTCTTTAGGTTTAAGATTATTAACTCCAATACTATACCAATTATTATAACGGTATGCCATCTGATATCTAGTTGAAAAATCGGAAATATCAGTATAATATATAGGAGGATAACGATTAAAGTAAAGTGCAAAATTTTTATGTAATATTACTTTTTTCCAAAACTCAGACCCTTCAGAAGTTTCTCTAAAATCAATGTAGCCATTAAGAACTCTATCAGGTAATTTATCGTAATCTATTTTACCTATATAAAATCGCCGTTGCAAATAATATGATAACTTAAATACAACTTCAGGAGGAAAATTTTTAAAATATCCTTTACAATGCTGTTTTTGTATTTGATCTAATTCTATAGGAGTTATATTCATAGTACTCATTCTAATTCTTTTTCAATTAAGTAATCAAAAACTTGTTCTAATTGTTCTTTAGTTAAGTCATTGCACCGACTCACTTCAACTCCAAGAATAGAAGTAAGAGTTATATCACTATTACTATCAAGTGCATCAAGAACATAATAGTACATCCTTTCATTTACAACTGCGCCACTTGCAAGTTGTTTACCTCTAAACTTTAACATATTCTTAAACATTATACTGTTAAATTAGAACAGAAGAGAGGAATCGAACCCCTATTTTAACCTTATCGGTGTTACGTTCTACCATTGAACTACTTCTGTTTGTTGGGAGGATTGCCGTAGGCTCCTCCCTAGCCTTAAAGAACTTAATTCGACATCTTATCTACAAGATCCGATACCATCTTAAGTCCCATCGCATCCATGGCAGTGCCACCACTATTAGCGTTACCGCCTGCCATAACTACACGAGGAAGCTCAAGTTTTGACAAAGCTTCAGCTACACCGATCTTTGTTTGCATCTCGATAGTAGCTTTTTCCTTCGGGCTCAAGCCTGCACGTACTAATGCTGCTTGACGGAATGCTTCTGCATCACCTTCAGCTTTCACTTTCTTTGCATTCTCCATTGCTTCCTTAGCAGCAAGAGCAGCTACTTCATAAGCCTGTTGGGCCTTGGTAACTTCAACAGCCTTCACTTTTTCCTGCTCCCACTTTGCAGTCATTGCAGCGGCTTTACCAAGTTCCTCTGCTTTGATTGCATCCTGCTGAGCTGCAGCTGCTTGAGCTTTTGCAGTCTGGATGTCCATGTTTGCTTTCTGCTGTTGTGCAATCTGCTTCTTAACCGTTTCAGAGTAGTCAATTTTAGAGACTGCTACCTGACCGATCTCCAATCCATAGTAAGCAAACGGCGAAGATTCGCTACGCTTATAACCTCCTGCAGAGAGAGAGTCGGGGATAAGAGTTGCAATATTGACAATTTTCTTGTCTCCTGTAATTGCATCCATAATCTCAACACGCTTTACAGCAGTTTTGTAGACGCCATTATTGAGCTGATCAGTGATATACTCAATAAGATCGTTCTTCTTTTCAGCGTAAGATTCGAATGCCGACATAAGAGGACCTGACGCATAAATAACCTTTGTTACAGTAGGCCGAACGAGGTCGTTAATAAGCCTATCCATACCATTGTAATCCGTCTGGATACGAGACAAATACTTCGGATCAGTAGGTAATTTAACTCGAAGTGAGCCATATACCATACCATCCGATGCATCGTTAAAGATAACAGGGATGGGACTTCCCATCTGGTTACCTGAATCGTTATCCGATCCGAACCAGAGCTGCTGGGTCTTGTAATAGGTCGTCGTCTTGCCCCACCACTGCCAGTGGAAGCCAGGCGTCGTCCAATATTCCATGTTACCCGTAAAGGGGTACTGGTTGACCACAATAGTTTCGTTCTTCACATCCTCTCCAATCTTACTGAGAGACACAACGCAGAAAACTGCGAACACTGCCACGAAGACAGCAATAATCTTTTTTAAATTCATATGATTTTATAAAAGTGATTAATGTTTCCTTTTGTTTTTAAAGCAATCTATTAATAATATCAATAAACAGATTACAAGAATTATAAATAGAGGCGCCATATATTTTCTACCTCTTAATAAAGTAATAGAAAGGTATAATAGCCTTCCATGTTATCTTACGATTAGTTATTTTCCATACATCTAACAGTTGAAAAACAACTGCAGTATAATAAAAAATAAATAAAAATCCTAAGAGAATAATTGCAAATCTAAAGAACCACATAGTTTAATCGTCATCTTGGAGTACTAGCAATACTAGAATTATTATTAATGCTATTTCCATTAGGTTGATAAATTTTGATTGTTTGAGGGCGTACATCAATGATTAATGTATCACGACGATGTGTAAGATTACTATTAACTACCTTTTCTAAAGAGTCTATTTTATATTCAAGATAGTTAATTTCTTTTGTAAACTTATCAGTCCAATCTTGAGTAATCCTACCTTGAACTCCGAAGAAAGCAAAATTTACTATAAAGACAAAACCTATTATAATAAATATTGCAAAAGCTCGTAATCTTTTGTTTTCCATAGATTAATACTGACAAGGACATTCAGGAGAATGAAGTAAAAACTTTTCTCCATAGTTTGTGATATACTTATGTCCATGATACGTGAATTCATAGTATTCACAAACAAAAGCACCACTCTTTTTGTAGACTTTAAAAGAAGTTGCAGTGATTTTTGTAGGTTTCTTTTCTTGAGAATTGTTGTGGTCTACTTCACAACAAGATACTGCAAATACACATAATGCGAGTACAATAAGTAACTTTTTCATATTTTTGTTGTAATTATTTTTAAAGTAAAAGAGATAGACTGTACGTTCGGATCATCTAAAATGTAACCTCACAATGGTTACAACCCTACAGCTAGGTACTGTCGCCATATATTCTTTCGAATCTTCAGACTTTGCCACCTATCTCTATTATTTTCTAGAACCTATAATACCGATCAAAGTATTATAGGTAAAATGATTAAATATACCAGTTGGATAAATTCCAATTACGAGTTTATTGCACCAACTCTTTTCAACCTATTATCATCCGTGTGCAACCTTAGATACTTCAGTACAGGTATATTTAATCAATAAGAGCAGATATTCATTTGGCTATCAATCATATGACCTCTCATATGCAATTGACTGCTACATCAAACATTCGTAGTTACAGCTACTAATAGTTTCTATTTTCCCAAACGTCATTTAATCTGTACATTGCCTGACGTCTGTTTGCTCTTATAAACTACTAAGTGTAAGTTTCCTTGCGACAACTTAATCTTTTCGTTTTTCATTGTGACTATGATAGGCTCCGCCCCTACTCTACTGACCTTCTGTGGCCAGTCGTTTACTGCATTCGTCTCTTAGTCAACCACCTTAACATAGTAAATACTATTACGACCTTCATCAACTACGACCTTCATCAACTCCAGGTTAGATCAGAAGGATTTAAAAAGTTAGAGGTACTTACGTATGCAACTTCCCTCCGCCCGATACTAGGATCTCTTATGATCTGCTAGCCGTTGCAGCCTCTGCCAAGGCATCTCTGTTTCACACAATAAATTGGCAGATCTATCGTGTTTATCAGATCGTTCAATATATCTAAGTTATATATGTGACTTTAAAAACTAGAGTTTACGACACTCTAGAAACGATTCACTTTAAGCAATCTGAAACTTATTCATCTGGGTTTATGGAAACTATGCCACCAGAAGTAAAATACAGACTATTTCCTGGATTGTGCGCCACTCTCGCGATATCCTTGTCTTTAATTCCCACTCAATTGCGGTTTAATCCTATTACTTAAATTATGTTAACCCTCTTAAGTCCGTAGGCTATTTTTCTTGAGCTTCAATAGCATTATCATCAATGAACTCATCTACTAAAGATTGCCCAATATCATTCGTCTCAATATCTTCCATACTTAAGCGTATTTAGTACAAGATATAATTGTTATTTTACTTAGAGAATAATTTTGTGCTTTTTGTATTGCTTCCTCATCAGAAGTTGCAATGACAAAAGCAAAACTTTGAACTGGTAAATTATCCTCGTTATAAAAATAATACTCTACACAGTATTTACTCCCTATCATTTTTAATTGTAATTTGAATTGCTTTATATATACTATAGATGATAGTAAGTGTATTAATGATAGGAGTCAATAAGATAATAAATTCTCCTGTCGTAAATAAGTTAAAAATTTGCGACTTGAAAAGCTCTCGATCTTTAAAATATACTGCAATTATCATTATTACAATAACTACGAGAGTTACTTTATATATAAACCAAAACATAATTTTAATTTTTAATTTTGGATGTGAAACAGGACTCGAACCTGCGACCCTCAGCACAACCTGCCGCTCTATCCAACTGAGCTATTCACATCTTTTCACTAACCTTCTTACTATATGTTTTACTGCAACAACATCATAATAATATCCGTTAGCGTCCCAAATAGGTTGCAGCCTATTTAAAAAATCTGTATCTCTTATTTGGTCATTGATACAGTTCGAACTCTCAAGTATGCAAGTATTAGAATCAATTATGCTGCCTTATGTTATCCTAACAGAAAAATTCTGTACAGCAATGGAATCATCTAAATTCACCAAATCTTTTTACTGAAGCCTGAAAGTATATGTAATTTTATTCAGTTACCTGAGTTTCTACCTCTGCAGGAGTTTCTTCTTCTTTCTTCGGGAAGTGAGTAATCTCTTTTACAGTGATGTTCCTCGTAATCTTATCTTTGATATAGATTTTCTGAATACGAGTACGTGTCCGATAATCCTCACGTTTTGCAGCTTCGAGTGCCTGAATACGAAGCATGCGTTTTACCTGTCCAATCGTTGACATCTTCTTTCTTTGTTTTAGTTATAGATTCGAGATTTGAGTGTTGCAATCTCACGCTCCATGCGTGCGATTTCTTGATCGTAGGGAATAGTTTTTCCCGTAATCAAATTCCTTTTGTCTTCACCTGCTTTTTTGAAAGCTTCATACGTAACTTCCAGGCGAGCAAGAGCACCTTTGCGACGGACATTCAGTCCAGGTTTTCCACCCTTCATACTGTTAATTTATTAATAATTAGAAAATACAATTGCAGATATTACATTAGCTTCTTTATATTTATCAGCAGCATAATTTTCTGCTTCAGTTTCTGTATCGAATATTTCCCACCAACGATGGTCTATATATTCTACTAAGACAGCATACATAGTTTCAATTACAGGTACAACTTGATACGTAAACGCATCTTTTTGTTCTGCAACCCAGCGATTGCATTCTTCTTGAGTACCTTGAAAGACTACATTACCTTCATCTTCAAGATATACAAGATCAATAACTTCCCACATTACTCAATAAAAACTTTTTCGTATAAACAACAAGTCATTAACAAATCATACAATCTGTTAATGCAGATGTGAAGAACTTGATTTGTATCTGTATTTACAACAAAGCCTTTAATTTGAACAATACGAAAGGGAATTCCTTTAATGAGTACAGCTTTATTAGAAGCTGTTGTAATACAAGAAATAATCATAGTTAATTAACCCATCTGATTTTTATACGAGGATTTTCCAAAGGATCATAAAAGATACTTTGAATTTGGTCTTTGTAGTGATTCATTACTTCAATACAGTAGTTATTGAACACTTCAGTAGGAATCTTTTGCATACCTGCTTCTACTCGATAAATATTATCAAGTGAATCAAGTTCATGCATTACAGATATTGTAATCTGATTACGTTCGAATTCAGAAGCAGGAGTTACTTTAAATACTTTTACTCCATCCTGAGGAAACTCTGTAACGGTTACTACTTGATCCTTAGGTTTAGAAACAAGTAATAAACAGGAAGTTAGAATAATTCCCATGAAGAGAATTAATCCTATAGCTTTACCTAAATTATTCATTTTCTTGAAATTGTTATGGCGAGGCTGAGATAGTGACCATCACCGACCTACATTCATACAAGGACGCTAGGCGACCTTGTTAATCACACCTTCGAGTGGTAGTAGGCATAGAGTAAACTCTATTAACGTGCCGATTAACAAATAAAAACCCAGAAATTATCGCAACAGAGCACTATATGCAAGTTCCCACTCCTTACGATTCTCAACGCTCGGAACCTGAAGATTACCGATACGTTTGAGATATGTTTGAATGTTAGGAATCTTGTTCCAGACATGATAGAAAGCGAGAACAATGTCTCGTCGAAGGACGATCTTATTGTTCAACTTTTCTGCGATCTGAATGAGAGCAGCAGCTTTCTTACATGCTTCCATGTACTCTTCGTTAGAGATCTCTAAGAGACCGTTATTGAACTTTCTCGAAGAGTGCGAACCCTTGATCAGCTGAATAGCTGCCTTGAATTCGAACTCAGGGAAAGCTTTCGTGAAATCCTGGAGTTGCTGATAGCCATGAAGACCTTTTTCCAGATAAGCCTTCATGTAGTCAGTGATTACCCAGTTTGCATGTCCTGCATTGAACTTGATTGCGAGATTCAGAGGAGATTCATTTGAATCAACAACAAGTACTCGAAGTGCAGTTTTGTTCTGCGGATACTTCTCTTTCAGCATACGAAATGCTGCAAGACGATTCTGACCATCCAAAACTTCTCCATTGGAAGTTATGTGAATAGGAGGCATATACTCTCCATCAAGGAAAGCTTTAAAGATTCGATTTACGTGAGCTGTTCTCAGGGTACGATTCCCTGGAATGAACGAAAGATGTTTTACGTTTTCTACGAGATAACACTTCTCAAAGGGAGTACGACTCGAAAAAAGATCTTTAGACATAATTACAATTTTAGATATTGTTAAACTTAGAGGGTTTTAAAAATCTCCAGGTCATGGCAACCACACTATTGCTCGCTGGATTAAATCGTAGTTTTCATCTAACTAATGCCAACTGAAAAGTTATATGGAACTAGGTGTGTTATATAATCAAATGCAAACAGAGGTTTCTAAAAATGGATCTTAGCTAAGCTCAGAGAGGTAGCTCACTCTCACTAAGATCCAGCTACTGACTATGGAAACATGTATTATTCTTCAAGTTCATCAACCAACTTAAACTGAAGTGCAGTTTCATAGTTCAACCATACGCCTTCTTCATTTTGTAAGCGCATGACTCTTTCAACTTGTTTTTCAGTTAAAGCTGATTTTCTTTTGAATATAGTTTTAAGTATTTTATTAGAAAATGCAAGGTCCTCTTTAATAATACCTAAAAGCCTAAAAGTAATTGCACTACTTGTGTTGATTCGAGGAGTATGAATAAGAAGTTCTGCATCTTTATCCATATATCTCTTTTTTCCTGCTTGAGCAATAATAGCTGCTGCAGATGCTACTTGACCATGACAGAAAGTAGTAATTGGAATGCTAAGAGAGAGAAGATAAAAGTAAATAGCTAAAGCTTGATATGTACTTCCTCCAAGTGAATTGATGTGAATAGTTAATTCACGAGGTTCATGTTTGATTACTAACTTAGTAAGTTCTTCAAGTGTAGAGATGCGATTCTTTCGAATTCGCAACCATTTTCGAGTACCTATAACACCTTCAAAATATACTTCCATTACTCTTTTAGTCAATTTTAGATTTTTAACTTTATGTACTCGGTACGGGATTCGAACCCGTGATTTCAAGAATGAAAATCTTGCGTCCTAGGCCAACTAGACGAACCGAGCGAATCCGATTTTTATAGAGATCGGAAACTCTCTTTAAAATGAAAAAGTGCAATTACAGACATTTTAGTGGTATAGCTTCCGATCAAAGAAGCTATACCTAAACGACAGATTCCAAAGAGAGTTCTGCCTTCTCTCCAGCATGTAAAAACTTTAATAATAAAGAATTACAATTACTACTGTTACGGCTAATCAACATATAAGATTACGATCATCTGTCGTACTACAGTCAACGTTACAGATCAATCTTACTAGCTAAATAAGATAGTAATTCTTATATGACCTCTAACTCGAGGGTTTTCTTCTTTTCTTGTCTATATGACTCACTCAACTTTCTAGACTAGCTAATCTGAAAAGCAGATATTACGAGCTAACTGGTTATTGTCTATAGATAAATTTCGTCCCTATTGAAAAGAAGTTTGGTAATTCTGCCATTTTCCTTTGCTCCACATTTACGTATGTGAATCCACGCTATCCAGCAAATTCTCTATGTTACCATAGAGTCTCTATCCCTGTTAAACCGCTTGGTAGTTCGACACTTAACAGTCTTCCGCATCTCTTATATAGGCAATATTAATTGGATTACATCAATGTTGCTAGCATATATTAGAAATAACCGTAATTAACTTGCGTGCAATAGGACAAGTGCCTTCCTATTCAACACACCTAATTTCTTAGGCATTTTTATGTTTAATTTCTCCAAATAAATTATTATGAATAAAAAATAAATCCTACATATTCGGACCGTCTCTTGCTTTCATATTCTAGCTTGTTAGTGCAGGTGAGTTACTTCTGCAATTTGTTCACTCGAATTAAATCAGAGGAAATAAAATTAAACTAAGAACTTTTAAGCATTAAAGCTAGCCTACTGCGAATTTCATAATCTAGATTTATATATTTAGATAAAAAATGTCAAAAAGAAACAGTTTTAACAATAGAGGGTACTACCAATCCTGCTCACGCAGACATCTCTATTAACTATCCAATTTGGAATAAAATTCAACTTGGGGAGGAGGATTTATATTCACAAATTAGTCCTTAGACTTTATGTGTAGATAGACTGTTCCTGGCGTTTACGAGTTGTGCCAGGGTTGCTCGTTGTTAATGGTTCAGTCACGGCAAGATAGCCCCAAAGGTTCTCGCTATGAATTCATTAACTACAAAGAAAGGAGGTGGCTTACCAGCCAGTTTCGTATTTGAAATGACACTCGTCGAGCCATTCCTGAGCTGCAGGAACAGAGATTTCGCCGATCACACGCTTCTTGTCCTGCATCATGCTAAGAAACCAGCCACGAGGAGTTTTGAAAAGCGTCTGAAATTTGTGTTTCGCATTTTCTTTCGGTGCACGAAAAGCTTTATAGTTCGGCTTTTCTGCTTTGAGACATGCGAAATCTTTCTTTCGCATAGTTTTCTTAGAAATAAACATAATTACAATTTTAGGTATTGTTAAACTAAAAAAATTTGTACCGAGAACGGGAGTCGAACCCGTACAGCCCTTTCGGACCATTGGATTTTAAGTCCAACGTGTCTACCAATTTCACCATCTCGGCATTGAAAGATAATTATAACTGGGTGTCTTTTTATCCAGCTTATTCAAACTTATAGATCTACCCGTAATGAAATTCATTTGATCAGGCGTCTTTTTATCTGACTTATTCACTATAGAAGTTATCTACTTATAATTATCTTAATATTTGTCTTGACTAGCTTTCTCGAATTATCTTCGACTCTTCACAAGACTGTAGCACTTTTTGCGTTTTCCTGCCTTTGTTAGGTTGCTGAATTTTACTATTACACCTACAACGATAGATTATTTTCTCTCACGTTAAGATAGTATAACTACTAGATATTCCGTTATTACTCCAATATCAAGAGAACACGCGACCTAGTATCGTCATACTAAGTAAATTCATTAAAAAATAAAGAAAATCAATAACATTATACATCAGACTCTTAATTCGTAATGATAGTCTCCTCTTAAACTGATAGTACAACTTCCTCTATCGCTGTTGTAGATATAATGTTAACCTAATACTAGTTGTTGTACTAGGATTTTGTATTTATATTGTAAAATCCAAAAAAAGTCTAAAAAAAGAGAGAGCTACTATGCTTCACTCTCTCATTTGACTGTTACGAACGTTTCGGCTTTTATTTATACTCGTTTAAGCCCACTTATATTAGATAAACTAATTGTAGTGAATCCAGACATTAATTTCTGGTAATCGTCAGGCAACTTTCGAGTTTATGTATGTTTAGAGTTTAAAACTTTGAATTGTCAAATTATAAAATAACTAATATTACCAAAAGCGATTGTTTAAACTTCAAAATAATAATTGAAATTATTATTATTAAAGAGTAACTTTCTGAATGTGAGAATAATAGATATTTTACATGAAGGAAGTTGGTCTGACAAATTGACAGTTTTAAAAAGAGTAGAGGATGAATAAAATGGTGATAATCAACGACTTACACCGATCACTTCATCCTCCACTTCAGTCACAACATGACATTTTGTCAGGTGTTTCTGTCATGTCAATATGTCAAAGAACTATTATTACTATGCAATCGCAGTCAATCTCGGTTAAGATATATAGTTAAAGCGATTGCGGCAATTACTACAGCTACCCAAGGACCACAAGCCATGACTATTACTGTAGCAATCCATCCAAGCATAATCAAGCCAAAGATTATACCGAGTATTACTTTAATTGCATCCATAATCTTTAATAAAAATGTGGGAAGAGCTCATCACTTCTCTTCCCACGGTCACTAATCATCTAAACTCATCAAATCATCACTAGGGCCTATAAGTCCGATCAAAGACTTATAGACAATGAACACATCGTACAATGTACCACATGTCATATCGTCCTTTTTCAAGAACTCAGAAACTTTCTGGATTACTATATCAGCTATCTGCATTAGCTACATATATTCTACCCATATTAGTTTCTAAACAGTTAAGAGGCCGTACTCACGACCCCTTAACTGTAATTTGACCGTTACGCATACTCGAGAACGGGTACTTCGCGCTCGGTCAGTTCATCGGTCATGACACCGTTATCGAACTTACGGACCTTGATCTTCGTCATCTCCTTGCACGTCAGCTTCTTACCGCAGAGTTTAGCTACACGAGCATAATCGCTTGCTTCATTCTGCAATTCCTGACATACAGGACCTACGAACTTGCCCTTATAGTCCATGCGACGAAGTGCTGCTACCGAGAAATACCCGAACTCTCCGTTTCGTTTCACTACGATCAGTGTTTCAACTGCATCACTGTTCGGACGAACGGTGCGAGTAAAGGGTTTGATGTCAGCTTCCGTATCAGGAAATTCGATAACTTCGTTCGGTGCGATACCATAGGTTACGATACCTACACCTTTCTCCTTCAGAAATTCAGGAGACACTTCTGCTACTACACGCCCACCAGGAGCTGCAATCTTCGGCAGATTTTTTACTTCAGAAATTTTCATGTTTATAAATAAATTAAATTAAACTTCTATGTACTACAATCACGTTTATTTTATACTTGTGATGTACTACGAACTTGTCGGGAGCTTTGGTACCTGTTGGTGGCTTTGGTTGATGGAAAAAAGAAGGAGAGCAGGGATTGCTCCCCACTCTCCAATTATTATGCCAGCTCCTCGAATAACGAGACTGGTTTGAGGTCAAACTCTCCCTCAAGCTTCTCACGGTCCTTGTTGAACCGCTGGAACTTAAAGGACTGGTTCTCCGTGACTTTGAGTCGCTTGCCTGCGAGGAGTTGGGCGACCTCCAACGCATCACCGCAGGTGAGTATGCGCAGATTGAGGTCGTGTTTCTCGCGAATCGCCTCCATGTATTCCGTGCGACCTTCAGGTGCGATCTGACAACCGCGCTGAAACGTGCTGAGCGGGAACCAACGCCAGACTCCGTTGATGCAGCAGAGGATCATGAGACCCCGAACGGTGATCTCCTCACCGTCTTTGTTGACGGTCTTAAATTCCTTCCCCTGCTTGATGAGCTGGATATCGAAGTCCTCAAACTCGACCGTATCACCCTTCAACAGCAAGTTCTGGGTAAAAATAGTCTTCGACTTCAAGATCTCGACAGTTACGTCGTCGAATCCCTTGTTGGCTGCATCTTGCAGCATTTCGGCCCTCTTGGCGCCTTCTAATTGTTTCATAAACGTGATGAGTTAAAGATGAATGATTAGTTAGTGATTCGCTACCTTTCAGTAGCTTTTGTTATTTAACCAGTGCTCGAAGTGCTTGTAGCTTAGCTTCGAGTCCTGCGATGTACATCTCAACAATTACATTGAGCGGAGTAGTAACAGTCGATAAAGCTTTTACAGTGTTGTGAGAAATAGCTTCGATAGAAGCTATTTCATCTGCAACACGTTGAGTTCTGTCATCCATAGCAAAAGCTATTAAAGAAAGGGCTCAAAGCCCTTTCTTGATCACACCTGCCCACATATCGCGAGCGACATCCATGAGCGCACGGTCTTCTTCCGTGACCTTATCGACGTTCTGCAGCTTGAGTGGCTCCTGATAAGTGTAGTGAGCCTTGCTCGTGCCACAATTGTGAACGTCCGACATCGATTCTGCTTCAATGAGCAGGTTGTGAAAAACAGTCTGTACCATGGTTTGATAGTTTGATGAGTTTCCGAGAAGCACTATTACTCTCTAAATAATATTCAGATGTTTTGGTTTCTAAAAATAGAACTTTTGTCAGAAATATTTTACTCGAAAAATTTTTCGGTTTTCCATTTCAAAGGGGCGGGGGGATTCAGAAGTGATAATCCGTATTCATGTATCACCCCTACATTTTTATTTGGAAAATCAAAATTTTTATCTGTATTTGCACAATACTATAAATAGGTTCCTTTTTTTTAAGGGGGGGGGGTGTTTTTAAACAACCCAACAGGTATATAGATCTGTTCGAGCGCCTCCGCGAAGCGAGAACATATATAGATAGGTATCTCCTAGGGCATATAAGTGTATCTCCCAGGGCACTTTTTTAAAATAGGTGTATCAAAAACGACACCTTAGTGTATCTCCCAGGGCTATTTTTAAATTGAATGTACTATATCAAATTCTTATACACTTTAAATAAATATTGGTATAAATATTTGGTAGTATTAAATAAATGTTATATCTTTGTAATATTAAAAAATATTAATTTATGGATAATAAAGTACAACACATTCAAGTCCCTCATGATTTGGGGGTTGCAAAAGAAATTAAAATGAATCCTACTGATTATCTCATTTATGGTTATATGAGAAAAAATATGGATAAAGATACATTCCAAACTTTTGTTTCACTAAGAACTCTTGCAGAATTAGCAAGAGTATCTATTAATACAGTGCAGAGTAGTATTAAAAAACTAAATGCAGCAGGTGAAATTAAAATTCTAGAAAAGAAAAAAGGTAGGAGTAATATTTATGAGATTCAAAAATCAGGAAGATATTTTGAAAGATTTACTTACGAGTTTATGGATGCAGAGAATACTACTCCTGAAGAAAAAGGAGTTCTATTAGCAATGCAACAATACACCAGTACAAATGATGGACAATTTGCTATTACAACTAAAACTAATAAAGAACTTGCAGCAAAAATGGACATGAGTACTAAAGTGTTAACTAGAGTATTTAGACAATTAGAAGATAAAGGTATTTTAATTACAAGTAGAACATCTGCTTTAGATAAAATATCAGGATTACGTAAATCAGCTAAGCTTATTGATTTATCTTTAGTATGTCAAGCAATATTATTTGTAAATCAAAAAGTAGATCAACATTCAGAACAGATTGAAAAACATTCAGAAGATATTAAAAATCTACGTAAAGAAATTATGAAATTAAAACAAGAAAATGAAAAACTTCTAAGTAGATTAAATACTAATTCTGATTTTAATTTTGCATAATATGGACACAACAAATATGACTATAACAGATATATCATCCATTACAGGACCAATAGGAATAGTAGGAGCATCTGGACAAACAGGTCCTTCAAGTATAACTACAACACCTAATCCATATATAGGTACTGCAATTACTATGGCAAACTCAGCAAGTACTACAATAACTAATCTAAAAAATAAATTAGAACAAAGAATTGCAGCTTTAGAAAGCGTAACAAGTTATTTATTATCTAAAGTTTCTGAATTAGAAAATAAAGTAGATAATTTAACATCTAGAATTTCTGAATTAGAGAATCCAAATCGTTGTAAATTAGATCCAGAAATAGGTGCTGTAATTTGTGATTTATAAAAATAATGTATATATTTGCAAAATAATATAAAACAATTATTATGAACGATATCACATACAGACCATTCATACGAGATAGTGCTTTAGGAGATATTAATATTCAAATTCCAAATCTTGAAATACCTGTATATAAACCCAGATATTCTCAACCTTTAGAAGATGATACAGAGACAGAAGTACAATCTCAAGTAGAAGAGATAAGAAATCCAGAACCAATAGTTCAAGAAACTACAGTTCATAAATTCAAATCTAAAAAGGATTTCAAAGATACAATGCTTCCTATTTATGAAAGATTATTAAAATCAAAAGGTTTAAATCCTGCATTTGCTAAATCATTAGTAGCACAAGACGGATTAGAATCAGCTTGAGGTTCTAAACCTGCAGGATCATATAACTTTGGAGGCATTAAAGGAAAGGGAACAACTAAACGAACTAGAGAAGTTATTAATGGTAAGGATGTTTATATAAATGATCAATTTAGAAATTTCAAATCACTTGAAGATTATGCAAATTTTAAAATTGATCTATTAAATAATAAACGTTATAAAGCATTCTCTGGAGATATAAAAGAGTTTGCAAATAGAGTTCATAGAGGAGGATATGCTACAGATCCAAGATATGCAAATATTTTAAATCAAGTTATAGCTTCTGCTAAACATGGAGGAGTATTAAAATTTCAACAAGGAGGAATTCAAGAAGGAAAACAGTGGCTTGAAGATTGATATAAATCACGTAAAGGTTTAGTAAAACAAAATGTTAAACAAGTTCTACCAATTCCTCTCCCTGTAACTGAATCTTTAGTATTTAATGCACTTAAAAGAAATTTAGATCTTACTAGAGCAAAGATAAATCCTAGTAAAGTTCCTGATAATGCTTCAGGAGTTTATTATCCGTTTGGTAGAAGAATATTTTTAACAGATGGATCAACTAGTACTGCAATTCATGAATGAACTCATAGTAGTTTACCTGATGCACAAGAGAAAGTAATTAAGAAGTATCAAGATAATTTCGGAGATACAATTTATGATAATAAAACAATTGCTCCCGATGAATATTTAGATAATCCTCAGGAAATTTATGCTAGATTAATGCAACTAAGACATAGTATTAATGCAGATCCTAATCATAAATTTACTAAAGAAGAAATACAAAATATTAAGAAGGAACATTTAGATCATTATACTCTTATAAATAGACTTAAAGGTTCAGAAGGTAAAGGTAGTTTTTCAGTATCACAATTTGATAAAAACGGAAAGATAATTCAATCAGAACCTTTTAATCCTGAATATAAAATTGTACCTGAAGAATCTACAGCTACTCCACATTATAATAAAGAAAATACATATAATTTATTGAATAGATATAGTGATGATTTCTTACTTTATTTATTTAATAATGTAGCTCAAGCTCCTATTAAAAAGAAAGATACTACTTTATATGCACAAAGAGGTTTAAAAATTCCTAAGTATCAAAATTCAGGAGTTTTAAGAAATGCTTATAATGACCCAGAACATTATTATGATTATTCTAAAGGATCATATGATCCTGATACAGAACATTGATCAGATAGAGATCCTGTAACTGGAATGGAATTAAAAAATCCAAACCATCCTACTGCATTTATGCACTATGAAGTAGAACAACAATTAGGGAATAAAAGATATCAAGATAGTAACGGTAGATACTACACATTTCCAAATGGCGAAGCTCCAATTTGGAGAAATATATATGGCCCACTTTCTGAAACGCCAGGTCTTAAAGAAGTAAAATATCCAAGTTATGGAAAAGGAAAGGCTAATATGGAAGAGTCTATCAAAGATAATCTTCCAAGAATAAAATGAATTTGAAATGAGTTGATCAATGCAGGAGCATCATCAGAACAAGCTGCCGCAATATTAGGAAATTTCTGAAAAGAAAATCAAATTCAACCTTATGGCAAAGCATCGAGTAAAGGAGCTGTCGGATTAGCACAACTTCTTGGACAAAGATATAATGCATATAAGGAATATTTAAATAATAATAATTTAATAGATAGTACTGAAGCTCAAATAAAGTATTTAGTTCCAATCATATTTGGAGATGATAAAAATCCTCATAATCTAACTGGAGATTATACATACTGAATAAATAAAAATAAGCCAAAATATATTGACAAATATGATTCTTTCTTAATTGACTGAAATAAATCTCAAAGAAACGCTTTTAGAAATGCAAAAGGTCTAGATAATCTTACTATAGCATTTGCAGATAACTTTGAAAGAATGGGTAAAAATGAAGCAGATTATGAAGTTAGAAAGGAAGCTGCTAGATATATTTATAATTTAATGTTAAATGGACAATAAAATATATGATAAAGTAGTAACGGAATTGCAAGATCCTAATACACCAAAAATCGAACTAGAAGGATATGGACTTTATACTAATAAAGCTGTATCTCTTATTAAAGGCTCAAATGTGTACTATGCAGTTTTACAGAATGGATCAAACGGACTAGAAAACTCTATTATTAGTCCAATGAAAGAAGTAGTTAGAGTTATGGAACTAATGAAAGAAGAACATGAAGAGATAGATGATGTCACAATTTGTGATATCATGATTGATATTCCAGATGATGTTTATACTTGAGTATTCGTAATATACTTAAAATAGACTCTTAAATTTATAAATAAATATACATATGTTTGCATTAAGAAAAATTACAAATGACGGTTTAGAAATGAATTTTAATTTAGGAGACTCTTATACTTTAGTTACAAAAGATCGTTCTCCTAAAGAATTTGAAGATAAAATGAAAGATCATCCTTTTTATGATAAAGCCTATGCTTTTATTTACTGAAAAGATGAAATATTACCGTTATATAAAACCCAATACAATTATATCGTTTCTGAAAACGGAACAACTTATAGTAACTTAACGTATAAATAATATGAAAACAATGACTTGGAAAACAAAATTAATTATTGCTGCAATCGTAGTTGCTTTAGTATTAGCAGGTTGTGGTATCGTATCAGCTATGAGCTTTGGAAGTCTTTTGCTGGCTTTAACTAGCTTTGTAGTAGGAGCTGCCTGTGGATGGTATGCAAAAAATATTTATGATAAGTATTTTAAAGATAAGTAATGAAAATATATAAAATATTCTACATATTAGGATTAATGCTTATGGCATTATTCTTTTTAAGTACGCTAAACTCAGTAACACCATTGTATGCGTTACTGAGTTTAGTATCTTTTATAATTAGTGCAAAATATTATAAAGAATAAAGATAAAACAATTTATCTTTCAAAATGTAGAGCATATATACATCTATTATTTAATGTAGCTCCTGTGGACTAAAAAATAGAAAAGGGAACCTTAATAGGGTTCCCTTTTTATTTATATTTTATATAATCCTCTAAACGGCATTTCTACTAAACTATTTCCAGAATTAAAACCTAAAAACACTCCATTAGTTTTTAATTCAGGAATTCAATAAGAACCATCTAAGTTACATTGTAGTCTATATCCTTGAGTTTTATCTACAAATGTTACAGCTGTAGTTGAATTTATTTGTGTATATACTGCTGGATTTATAAAAAACATTAATGATTGATTATCAGCTGTTATCATTGTAAAAGCGGTGTTAATATCTCGATCAGGAGTACTTAAGGTTAAATAAGGAGCGTTTTTAATGTCTCCACCTCATAGATTAGATTTAACCTCAGATCAATCTACAAATTCATCAGAAGTAGCATTATAGAGATGACAATCTGAGAAATTCATAGTAATATATCCAGAATATATATTATGTCTGTTTAATCTTGAAGAAGTTTCTTTAGGATTTAAAGTTACATAAAGAGGAAAACTCCCAAATAATGCTGTAGTTATATTTGAAACAACTTGTGTTCTAGAAGTCATAGTTTTTGTTGTTAAAGTACTTCCTCCAGGATTATAGTGAACTGTACAAGTAGTATCCGTTTCTACTGTATATCTAGAATTTATGTTAAAGTTTATTCCAGAAGTATTTTTATTATATGTATTATAACTTAAGTAAAAGACGTTAATAGGTAATTCTGATACATTAATAACTAATGATTTTTTAATTGGAGCTACATCACACAATGTAGTGAATACAATTATATTTGGTTCATCTTGTACATTACCTTGCTGCATATATGAGTATCCACTAATATCCATTCCGTCTAGAGTAGTTTTTTGTACAAACTTTTTATAATCTTCTCAATAATTAGCATTATTTAATTGTAATTGTAAACCTCATATAGAAGTTATTATATTTTTAGGAATATTTACTGTAAAATCTATTATATATGCTTTATTCCAAGTTTTTAAAACATGTTCATTATTATTATAATCATAATATACTAATTTAGATTCTCCTTCACTATAATAACTATTACCTCCAAAAGTAAACGTTATAATAGGATCTACTCCCCCCCCCCTATTTTGGGAAATAAATAATTTATTCATATTATGTTGTTACAAAATCCGTCCCTTTACATACAGGACATTTAATAGGAGGCATAATAGCCTCATCTACATAACCGCATTGTGTGCAAGTCCATTTCTTATTAGGTACAGATATATTATTTACAATCAATAAAAATACTGGAGTAGTGTATACGTCTGTTTTGTAGATGGAAGTTCCGTCTGGAATGTAAGTTTCGTGTAAAATAGCATTACCTAATGGACTATCCATAGGGATTGATGTTCTATCAGTCTGTAATTCCGCTAAGTTCGTTCCAATATCAACGTGATCTCCAAGTTCAATATTTAATCTAATATCTCCATAAGTATCGATTGGAGGCCATCCAAATCCATCAGGTGTATTAGTTCCATCAACATCTGTCCATCCAATCTGAGCGGCAGTTTTAGTACTATTTAGTTTAATTCATAATAGTCCGTTAGCAGATACTAATACATTTGATGGTACATTAAGATTATAAATAGTTTTTGCTTCTGCAGGAGTTAATATCCCATTTTCATAGGTAAATCCTCCTGTTGCTAATGTAATATTTTGCGATATAAAAGGTTTTCCCATATATTAATATCTTTTAGGTACACCTCCAGATCTATCTGCGAGCCTTTCGGTGTAAAATCAGTAATAACTTCTTTTAGAATATGGAGTATGGATCATAGCTCATATAATACTTGGTAATCCAATTATAAGTAAATATAATGGCCCTAAATATAATGACCATCTTGTGTGCCCTCATTCATGTTCTTTAATGAAGTTTCTATTGTTTTTCCAACTTGATTCTCCCATTAAGATGTATAATCCTAACGAAATACCTCCAGGAAAGTTTCCTGCATAAATTGGAATTTCTTTAAATGTCTCTTTACGTTCGACATTGTAACATTTGGTTAAGATAAGACCTAGGAGACACTGTGGGAACTCCCAGATCCATCTTAACAGTTTAATATATCATTTCATCATTTATTTATACTAAGTTTGATAAATAAAATCATCCAGAGCTACCTATTTTAGATGCGTCTATATCGAAAATATAGAAACTAGTATTTTCTATATAGCCTTCATCCTCATTAAATTCAAAACCTAAAGCTGCATCATAACTAGGAAGATCTTCTCATGGTAATCTTATTTCTAATATTCCGTTTGTTAAATTTATCTCATCTATATATATTATAGTAGAATCATCCTCTAAATTTCCAATCCATACTGAATAGATTCCATTAACTTGCTTATCTTGCATCGCTTTCTGTATATCTAAACGATATACAATCCCCCCCCGAAGAAGTATGTTTATATGTAATAGCCATTATGCTTTAAAAAAATAGATTTTATTTCCTTTAGTATTGCCTATATCAATGTGTAATCAACTGAGTTCACCTTTATTATCTCATTTTTCTACACGTATGGGATACTTAAGTTTATCTTGATTATTTTCGAGAATTTCTCGCATCTCTTTAGCGGTTAATTTAGTTGATATTAAATCAAAAGCCTTTCCTTGTTTGTGCATAGAGTTTTTTGCTCCAATAGAGCATTCTGGTTCTCTATAACCGCTGTAATTTCTAGAGCCTCCTGTAGCTCAATTGTTACATATAAGAGGAACGTTTAGAATTTCTCTAACATTCTCTAATGCTTCAAGAGCTTTTGGATCTAGAAATTTTATAGCATCATCTCTATATTGATTATATATTTTAGATGATACTAATTCTTTTACTTGGAAATATTTATTTGCTTGCACAATATAATATTCTTAATTTTTATATATAAAGTAGAGATAACAAAAAATAGGCAATCTTATAATATCATTTTTGTGGATATTCTAAATCTAAATCTTTAGTTCGGTCTTTAGCGATTCTTAATCTGTATAATAAATTATGGCTCTGTCATTCTTTAACTAATGATGAAATAGACCTTGTAAATACAATATGATCAGGATATAATTTTTTCAAATACTGAATTATTTCTTTCATTTCTTTTTTAGTTGTATATTGAAAAGAATCAGTAATATGAATATTATTAGTTGATATTTTGTAGTTAATAAAATTATCTGTTCTCATTATTTTTTATTTTTGATTATTGCCTCACAAAACATATATAATTCTTCTAAAGACATATCAGATTTCATTTGGTTTACTGCCATACAAACTAACTGAACATTTTCTTTTGTATATCCTAAATGATGATTAATTTGATCGATAGATACATTAGTAAAGGTTCTTCCTTGATATAAATCAAAAGTCATAGGTAATTTAGAAATAGCACATAATCCTTTTTGTTGTTCTCAAATTGAATAAATATCTTTTAAAGTAAGATTAAAAGGAATATTATATTTAGTAGCTCTAGTTTTAGCTCCATGAAATCTACTTAATAAGATTGCATTTAATTTTTCTTCATTTGAATATTCTTTTCTTTTAGCTTTATTTTGCTCAGCTTTACATTTTGGACATCTAGTATCTCTATTATTTCTAATTTTAGTTCCTCCTTTTTTATGAAAAACTTCTTCTGGAAAGTACTTTCCACAAATGTGACATTTTAATAATCCATCTTTTCAGTTTTCTCTATAAAGTTGAGTTTCTTCGCAATTTTTACAAATTTCATGGCATCTCTTATTATCTTTAGGATAAGCAAATCATGTAAAATTACTTTTATTTTGCTCTAATGTTTTTCCACATTTTGGACATGTTACATATCTTTTAGGAAGTGCCATATTTAATGTTTAAATTTCTTAGCATTAATCGCAAACTGTGCTCTTCGTTTTTGAAGAGTTGTAGCATTAGGATTATTTAGAACAGATTTTGCATGTTCTTGTACACTTTGCCCTGCTTTACGAGCACTTGCACTAAATTTTCCTCGGTTCTTCTTTTTAATATGGATTTTACTACCATTCTTCATCATTTCTAAATAACCAAGTATTACATTATCTAGATTAGTATTTTCATCAATCTTTTTACTATAAGACTCAGCAATTTTGTTTAGTATTTCATCGTTATACTTCATAAATTATAATATTTTTAAAATTTTATTTACATTATATTAGCACATTATTTCTGCAAATATAGTTATTTATTTAATTATATACAAACATTTTACAGTTTTATTTGGATATACAAAAAAATTATTATATATTTGCATCATCCAAATAAAATTATACAATAATTTAAAGAATTAAATATGGCTAAGAAACAACATGATTTAAGCTCAGGACTCTCATGACTGGGGATTATCCTACAGTATATTAGAGATTATGGAGTATATAGTATCTTTAAAGCCTTAATCATCATGTTTATGTTAAGTGTTACTTTGAGAATATGTTATGATCCAACATTTTTATTTGATAAGTATTCAGAATATATGAGTCAGAAACATTCACAAGAATTGTTAAATAGGATTGATGATGATAAGAAAGTTAAAGATTTACTTCCAAGACTATTATATATGTCAGGTGCAGATAGAGTATGAGTAATACAATATCACAATGGTATTTCTGATTGATTATATGGTTCTATGCGATTTGAGTTATGTAGAGAAAACACACATTCAATCAAGGAACAATATGATAATTTTCATCTTAGTTGATTAAATCTTCCTGATTATTTAAAAACACATAATCAGTTTATCGGTAACTTAACTACTTTAGAACAAATAGATCATATATTATATGATCGATTTGGAAAAAATAATGTAGAATATTTAGCATGTGTTTTACTAAAAGATGATACTGGAGCTCCAACAGGAATTTTAGGATTCACTTGAGAAAAAGAAAACGAAATAGGATATGAAGATAGTACTATTAAAGAGAATTTAATTAGATATGGGGCAATAATAGGACAATATATAAAACCAAATATAATAAACAATGCCAAAATTAAGTAATGTAAAGGAAAAATATGTTAATGGATATCAAGTAGATAAAGAAACAGAAGATGTTATTTATTCGGATGCAAAACATCTGTACTTAGATAAATATGATAATAAGCCCTATGTATCTGTAACAACATTGATACATAAATATGTTAATGAGTTTGATTCGGCATTCTGATCTGCATATAAAGCTTGTGAAGCTTTAGTAGAACCAGAAATTTTTAAAGTTGTTAAAACTACATTACTAAATACAAAACGTTGAAATCCAACTTTACTTGAAAAGTTAAATATCAATGAAGAAGAGTTTGAAAATAAACGGGCAGAAATACTTCAATCGTATGAAGTAGAAAGAAATAAATCTTGTGAAAGAGGTACAAAAATACATGCTCAGTTTGAAAACATATATTATCAATCTGAAGAACAAGATCTAAAAAAGTTTGGACTTGGAGGAAAGTTTACTTGCAAAAAAGGATATTACCAGTTAGATTTAGAAAAAGGAGTATATCCTGAATTTATGATTAGTTATAAATCAGAAGATGGTTTATTAAGAATTGCAGGACAACTTGACTTACTTATTAAAGATGGGAATGATATTTATATATATGATTACAAAACTAATAAAAAGCTAGAAAAAGAATCGTTTTATAATAGATTTACTAAAAGTAGAACTATGATGAAATTCCCAATGGATAATATTATGGACTGTAATTTTTATCATTATACATTACAATTATCATTATATGCATATTTATTACAGAAAATTAATCCAAACTTTAATATTAAACGTTTAGTACTAATACATATTGATCATAATAATCATATTACAGAACATGAATGTGATTATTTAAAATCAGATGTAGAAACAATGTTAAAACATTATAAAAGAGATATAAAGATTAAATCTGAATTAGATTTAGATAAACCTATAGTATTTTAATTATGGGACTAATAGATATTATTAGTGGACATGTTAATGAAGCAATTAATAAAAATGAAGACTTATCTGAAAAAAGATTAGCGATTTGTAAAGAATGTCCATTATACAAAGAAACACCAATGGGTCCGATATGTAATCCTAGATTATATATTAATGAAAATAATAAAACAGACTATTCAGATAGACCAAAAATTGGATATAGAAAAGGATGCGGATGTGCTCTTAATCGAAAAACAAAACTGCCTGCAGCAAAATGTATAGTAATGAAATGGTAATATATTATATTTATAAAATACATTTTCTTTGCGGATTTCCGAGTGGCAGATATTATATAGGAAAACACAAGCATACTGGAGATTTAAGTAATGACAAGTACACTGGATCAGGTAATTTTTTGTAAAGCATATTATGAAGAAAGTTAAGAATATAATTATTGGATGGTATAGAAAAATATTTAATAAAAAATCTGAATTAGCAGAAAAAAGACTGGCAATTTGTAGCACTTGCTCGTATAAAACAAAATTATGTGGACAAGATATTTGTGATCTTTGTGGATGCGTATTAGATGCAAAAGTAAGAGTTGAAGACGAACAATGCTATAACAATAAATGGTAATAAGTTAAATTTAAAAAAATGTAAATGATTATGGGAAAAAATCTTTTAGGAAATGCACACATGCAAGAAATGGGAGTTCATCTTATGGGAGCAAATATTAAACATGAAACAAAGGAATTAACGCCTGAGGAAATTGCTGCTCATAATAAAAAAATGGAGGAAGAACAGCTTTTAACAGCAAATAGATTACTTGAATTAAATAAAGGTACTAAAGATGCATCTAAAATGAAGGTAGCTGCAACTGGATATACTGTTATTATAAAACCATTTGAAAAAAATCCTTATAGAGAAATTAAAACAAGTGCTTCAGGTTTGATTCTTCCAGGAGATCTTTTTGCAGATACATATAAGTCTGATGATACTGGTGAGATGGAGAGAGCTGAACAATTTATTGCATGTGGTACTGTTATTTCTGCAGGACCCGAATGTAAATACGTAAAACCTGGAGAGGATATATATTACAGAAATTCTGTAGTACCTGTTCCATTCAATAATATGGGTTATTACGCTATCAGTGAACAAAACATTATATGTCGAGTAATTGAAAAGGACAAAGAATAATATGATAAACGAAATTGAAAAAACGTTTTTTAACCCAGGAGATGTAGTCACTTTAAAACATGGTGATCTTACATCTCCTGTTATGTATGTAGTAGAAAAAATTACACAATCATACAAACATGGTAATGAAATAACTAATATCTTTAAAGGTATTAAATGTAGATGATTTGATAAGAATATGGTTTTACGTGAAGCAGTATTCTCAACAAAAGATTTAAAATTTTATAAGAACAAGTAATTATGAAAGCTTATTTAAACAATGGTATAACAATAGAAGGCACTGTAGCTGAAATTAAAGAGTTTTTGGAAGGACAGAATTATACAATTACAACTACTCCAAATACTACTCCTATTTGGATTTATCCTTCACAACCTTTAGATCCTAAATATAATAAATTTGAAATTACTTGCTCTACAACAGATATTAACAATAAAACAATATAATCATGGAACAAGAAGAATTAATGCAATTTGTTCAATGACTTCCATCTAAAGTAGAAGAATTCCAAAATAAAACACCTGAAGAAATTGTAGGAAAATTAAATGAGTTAGCACAAACAGAAGATGGTATGAATACTATTTCTGGATTGATTAATCAATTTAAACAAGAACAATCTGCAGGAATGTTTAAACAAGGAGGTAAACTTGCTTATCTTGTTAATAAATTTAAGAATGGAGGATCTGCAAAGAATGAACGTAAAGAAAATAAGAAGGTTGTAAAAGAAGGTAAGAAATCTTCTAAATTCAATCGTACTGCATATAGAAATATGAAATCTGCTATTAAGGATCAAGATCTTGGATTAAGTAGAAGAGAAGTTAAAGCAGCTGCAATGAAAAATATTGTAGGAGATAATTCTAAACCTAAAGTAACAAAAACTGAAGGTTCAATTGTTTCTCAACCTTTATCTTTTGGAGTATCTATGAAAACTGGAATTACTCCTAAAGTAAATGTACAAACTAATGTTACTCCTGATTTATCTCAAGGTAATTTCAATCAAGCTTTTGCAGCAGCTAGAAGTGCAGGACTTACTAGCTTTACTTGAAATGGAAAATTATATGGAACTCAATTAGCTCCAACAAGACCTGCTCCTAAGAAACCAAAGCTTCCACAATCTAATCTTGGATCAAGAAATATTTCTGGAGCAGAAGAAGCTGGAATGTCTGCAGCTAAAGGAATTAGACCTACAAATATGAATGAAGAATTAGTTATAACTAATCCTTCATATAGTGATTATATAGTGGCATCTAATTTAGGTAATCCTAATAGGTTTGATAGTAGATATATAGGACCTAGAAGTATGTCGGTCAATTATGGAAATAATGCTACTTTAGGATCTATTCCTATTGAACACCGCATCAATCCAAGAAACCTTGGTTCATTTTTCCAAGAAGGAGGTAAAACTTCTCAAAGAAAATCTGATAAAGCTCGTAAGGAATTTCATGGAGTAGATTTATTTGAATATGGTCCTAATAAATGAGTACATAATGGAGCACAAGTTGCTAGAAGTTTAAAACCTGGAGTTAATCAAACTGTATTACCTAACGGTGTTGGTTTAAGACAAATTACTAGAAATAATATTACAACATCAGAATTAGTATCTCCAAATAAACAGGATACTCTTTATATACACAATGGCATTGGAGGTAGAGTAGATAGTAATATAGATGATTCTGGAATTCTTGGATTTTTAGGATTGAGACGGTCGTCTCCTGTAAGTAATAGATATAAAGAACTCCAATCAAAGTTTGGAGCACAAAAATTTGCTGAAGGAAAAATAATTCCTAAAATAAAACGAGACACTGTTGTTAATAATGTAGGTAATCTAACAGATAGAGGTGTAATAGATAGAGAAATGATTATTGCAGGTACGATTCCAGGAACAAATAATCAATTAATCGACTCTATTCGTAGACATGTAATTGCTCCAACTTTTGAAAATCCGTACTTAGGTACTCAAACTATGCCTGGAGATACCTTATATTATCGTACTTCTGGAGTATATACTCCTTCAGGAAATGCGCTTCAGAGGGTTCAAGACAATAATTACAAACCTACAAAAGAGGAAAAAGAAAAATTAAATAAAAAGTAATGCTAGATTTATTCCTTTATGATAATGTAACATGTAATCTAAAGATTAACGAATACGAAATACTATTAATAAAGGAGTTTGCAGCGCTGTGAGATATAGAAAGAAATAAATGTAAAGAAGATCCAAAAGGAACAAAGAGGTTAAGAGCTTGAAGAGAATTTAAATATATATGGTTGTTTTGTGACTGAAAAAGTCCATATCAACAATACTTAGAGAGACAAAAGCATGATGCAGCTATGGAAGATTCTGGATTAACTCAAGAAGAATGAGACGATCCAGTCTTCCATGCAGCAGTTAGAAAATACATGGAAATCAAAGATTCTTCTAGAATACTTAGCCTTATAAAAACAGCGTATCGAACTCTTGAAAAAATGAGAGTATCTTTAGATAATATAGACCTTGAAGAGAGAGGTAATAATAGTAAACCTATCTTTAAGGCAAAAGATGTATTAGCTGATATTGCTAGTATTGGAGTTATGGCAGATAAATTAAAAGAACTTGAGCTTAATTATAAAAAAGATCAAATGCAATCCAATGCTAAAAATAGAGGTGATGTAAAACCTGGATTTATGGATAGTTAAGTATGGTAAAGACAATTAAATCTTCAATGTCTCAAGCACGTAAAAAAATGCTTGAACAGATAAAAAATAAAGAAGAATCAGAAGTCAAAAGAAAGAAAACAGCTAAAGAGAAATATAAAGAACTTAGAGAATCAATAAAAGATCCTGAACCAACTCCTCAATCTTTTTCAGATAAATTCGAAGAAGAATTAAAAAAGCAATTACAAGAAATGCTTGGAGATCAGAAAGAAGATACTACAGAACAATTTGAGTATACTGCAACTGATTTTTATAAAAAGAGAGATGGTTTGTGAGATGTGGCGGTCACTGAAGATGTACTTTACTTTGATCCAGAGCTATCATATGAGTTAACTGGATATCGACCAATTAATGAAACCCAAGGTTTAGATTTTGATCCTACTCCTTTTAATGAACTAGCTCAAATTTATGATAGAACTGGTTCATATACGGAATATCCTGCAGATTCAAAGCCTTATAATGATTTCTGAAGAGAACAATATAAACGTTGTACTGAAGGTTATACAGTTGGCAAATATAGAATTACAGGAGATCATTATTTCTTTTTAAATTTCTATAGAATGGAAGTTATTTCTGAAGGAGCTAGAGGTGGTGCAGGTCGTAATGAAAAGTTTCCTACATTTCTAGCTAAACAATATGAATTCTTTCATTATGTTGAAATGGCTGAAAGACTACATAAAGATGTAGCTATATTAAAAGCTCGTGGTATTGGACTATCTGAGATTGTTGCTTGTTTAGCAGTAAGACCTTATATAACTAATAGAGGTTATCGTTCTTTATTAACTTGTGCTGCAGAAGGTAAACTTACTCCTTTAAAAACTAAATGTTGAAAGCAGTTAAACTGATTAGACATGAATACTAATGGAGGTATGCGCCATTTACGGCAAAAAGTTAATAATGCAGATACTAAACGTGCATCTCAAGTTACTCCTGATGGAGTTGAATATGGTTGAATGTCAGAAATTGATTCAGTAATTGCTGATACATCTGATAAGATTCGTGGTGATCGTGTCGATAGATTAATCTATGAAGAAGCAGGATCTAATAAATATTTAACTAAAAGTTGGATTCAAGGTAATGCCCTTGTTGAGCTTGGTGGTTATCATTTTGGAACACGTATTGCTTTAGGTACAGGTGGTGATGATATGGCACTTGAAGGTTTATCAAACATTTTTTCAAAACCAGAAGGGTATAATGTACTTCCATATAAAAACTATGATACAGAAGATAGAAAGCCACAATTAACAGCTTTCTTTATTCCAGCTCATAAGTTTAGTTTACGAGAAGAATTTTTAGATACAAGAGGAGTTACACAATCTGAAGAATTTAAAAAGTTTTATGAGGAAGAACGTAAAAAGCTAAGTGGTAAAGATCTACTTGATTATTGTGCAGAGCACTGTTTTATTCCAAATGAAGCGTTGTATAAACAGGGTGAAAATATCTTTGATTCAATTGCAATTGCAGATAGATTAACCCAAATTAGGATATTTAAAGCAGGATTAAAACCAGAGTATGTATCATTATTATGAGATCGTTCTGGAGATACTCCTGATTTAACAAAAGTAAAAGTTATAAATAATCCAAATAGTAAAATTGCTATATATGAAAGGCCACTTCGTGACGAAGATGGTCTTGTATTAAAAAATTTATATGTTGCGGGAATAGACTCTATTGACCAAGGTTCTGGAGATTCTTCTACCTCAACAGATGTATCTGATTTCTGTATAGTTATTAAGAAACGAATATATGGATTACAAGAAGCTAAATATGTTGCGATCTATAAAGATCGTCCTCGAGATATTCGAGAAGCGTATGATGTAGCAATGAAGTTATTAGTATGATATAATTGTAAAGCACTACTTGAACATACTAAGATTAGTATTGTTACATATTTTAAAGAAAAAAAGAAAGATAGTCTATTTATGAAACGTCCTGCTTCAACTCTTGGAGATATGAAAAGAGGCAACTCACAAATGATTGGTGTACCAGCTACAGAAGCTATTATCAAGCATGGTCTTGAATTAATTAATAATTTTGTTAATGATTACTGTTATTCAATTGATATTGATGAAATGCTTGAGCAATTGTTAAAATATTCTTGAGAAAATAAACGAAAGTTCGATATTATTGCAGCTATGGAAATGGCGGAAATTGCAGATGAAGAATTAATGAATATACGACCTGCTGCTCAAGATAAATTAGCAAAAGAATGAGAAAATATTGGATGGTTCACTAATGAAAAAGGCTATAAAGAATATGGAGTAATACCGCAAAAGAATGGAACTCGTTGATAAAGTATATGAAATAATTGAAAAGGCTATGTGTGCATATTACACTGGAGACTTTACATTAACTATAGATGGTAATCAATGGAAATTAAGTTTAGATTTAAATCAATGAAAAGCTCCACTAGTTTTAGTCTATGAAGGTGATGAAGAAGGTTTTTTCGAATTTCTTGAAAAAGAACTTAGAAACAGACAACTAGATAGAACAAAATATTATTCTGGAGAAATGACTACTCCAGGTGAAGGAAATCAATATATAGTATTAGAATATGGTGATAGAGAATGAAGTAAAGAAGATTAATGATGCGATAGGTAATCTTGTATATGATAAAGTTGCTATAAGAAAAGCTTATGGATATTATCATTGTCGTAGAGATGCAGATCAATTCAAACACCTAGAAGAAAATTACGGAATTGGAACTCCTACATCAGTTAGTTTTACACCATTAATTAAGAAACATATTGATGTATTAGTTGGAGAGTATCTAGGTTTAAATCAAGATTTAAAAGTATCTTGCAAAGATGAAAAGACTGTTTCAAATATAATGAGAGAAAAGCAACTTAAAATTAGTGCAGAAGTATTTAATTATTTGCAACAGTATTTAAAGAATAACATTATTGCAGCTATTATTGAAAACAAAGAAATTGTAAATGATCCTTTTATTGAAAAAGAGATCAACTCAATTCAACAAGATATTGATCAATCTTTCGTTTCAGAATATGAAATTGCTGCACAAAATATTCTTGATTATTTAAGACAATCAAGAAATATTGATTTAAAACGTAAAATGGCAGAATTACTTACAGATTTACTTGTTACAGGTACTTGTTACTATAGAGTAAAACCTACAGAAAGTAATTCAAATGTCAATATTGAAATTTTAAATCCTGTTAATACGTTTATAGAACGTAATCCAAATTCTCCTTATCTAGCAGATTCTAAGAGAGTTGTTATTAGAAAATGGATGTCAAGAGAGGATATCTTAAATACATTCAGATCAGAATTAACTACAGAAGCCGCTAAGAAAATTAGAGATATGCAACAAACTGCTGATTCAACATCTCCTACTTATTTGGTTAGATATGTTGGTAAACCTGCTGAACCTAATTTACGAGCGGATAATTTACATACAGGTATTCTTGCAGGACTTGAAGCACATCCAGGATGACCTGGAGATTATGATTCAATAGAACCTATAAAAAATCATCTTATTCCTGTATATGAAGTTGAATGAATTGAAGCAGATTATAAAACTGGAGAATTAACAAGACATGAAGGAGTAAAAATTGGTTCAGAAGTATACATTACTCGTGGAGAATCAAAGTATATTGTAAGAAGTGCAGATTGTCCTAGTAGATGTAGATTATCTGTTAACGGAATGTTTTTCTTAGATAAAAATGGAGATCCATATTCATTAATAGCTCATACTATGGACCTACAGGATTAAATTATATGAGTCCTGTATAAACCCCGTGAATTGCTGGAAAACCTTAAATTGAATAATAGTAAATTTAAGACAATCAGCAGCTAAGCTTAGATAGAAATATCTTTGAAAGTTCAACGACTATCCGAAAGGAGTACACTTAAGTAAGTGGAAGCGCGGGGACAAGTTTAATTTAAAATTAATTATAAGTAGTTATGAAATATAATGAAACAGAATTTATTTGAATTAATTTTAAATCAAATTTGTATGATATAGTCTAATCTGCATGGTGACATGCAGCAGTCAAAAAGACGGATATAGATTAACGACCTATATCGAATAAACAATGAAATATGATTTACTTATATATTTTAGAGATAACCTTATTGCTTCTTCAGGAGGAGTTGGAGATTGGATGGATGTTTCTTTTATTCCTTCGTTTTTAGGTGAAAAATTAGTTGATAGAGTTAAAGCTTGGCAAGCATATAAAAAGAATGGCTTAGCATTAATAAATAGTAAGGAAGAAGGTAATGAAGGTATGCCTAATACGATTTTTAATGGATTTGATGATACTGTTAAAGCTCAGGCTATTCAAGGCATTCAATTAGCTATTCAAGCTGTAGAACAACAAGCTTCTTCAATTACAGGAGTGTTACCTGAAAGATTAGCTCAATATGAACAGAGAGATGCAGTTTCTAATGTTCAACTTGGAGTTAAAATGTCAGGTTTATTAACTAAACAATATTTTGAGACCATGGATATCATTTATAAAGAAGCTAATTATGATATGCTTAATTTAGCTAAATTAGTATATCCAAATGGTATTACTGGTACTATTGTGTTAGGTAATAAATATTCAAGAATATTTACAGCACTTCCTGAACATTATACACTTACAGATTTTGATTTACATATTGAGGATAGTTCTAAGTCTTTTAAAGATATGGAAACTGTAAAGGCTCTTAATATTGAATTAATTAAAGCTGGAATGTCAGATCCCGATATGGCAGTAAGTATTGCAACTGCCAATAGTATGTCCGAACTTAAACGTTATGTAGCTAAAGCTACTGCTGTTAAGAAGGAAGAAAATAATAGTGTTTCTCAGTTGCAGCAACAACTTCAGCAATATGAACAAAATCTGCAACAGTTACAGAAACAAAATGAACAATTACAAAGGGAATTAGGTCAATCACAAAATCAACTTGAACAAAATAGTCAAGCTAGACTACAACTTGAAGCTGAAAAAGTAGCTATTGAAAGAGAAAAAGTTAAAAACGATAAGGATTATAACGATAAACTTATTGAAACAAAACAGCAACAAGTTCAAATTCAAGCTGCAGAAACAGTTGATACTAATCCTTATAATGATAAAATAAAACAAGTTGTATAATATGAATAAAAAAATAAATATTGATGTAATTGTTAGATCTGATTGTAAATTAATTGCTGTAGATAATAGTGATTATTTAGGTGTAGATTTAAGTCAGTATATAATGTTAGAATTTCTATCTTATAATACTGATGAAAATTTACTTCCAGAATCAGTAAAAATAAGAAAGGAATTACATAATCGGGGACACTATTTAAGTAGATTTGCATCTGAATTTACATTAAATGTTGATGGAACTTATTCTTATTATAAATTAGTAGTTCCACAATTAATGCATTTTCAAGACGATAAAGAGCCTGATAAATATATTAATTTAATAGATGAATTATTTTTTTTAAATGGGGATCTTTATAAATCTAATATTACAGACCAGGAAGGATATACATTAGACGAAGTAATTGAAAGTTCTGAAATTATTGGTTATAAAGAAGCATATGAATTTGTGCAAGAAAATAAGGCTTCACAAACTTTCTATTGTCCAATAAAAAATGTCTTTAGTGTTTGCAAATTACAAAGATGTTTAGTATATTTGCAACGGCAATTACTGTTGAATAACAGTAAAATATGTAGTTATGATAAATGTAAAACAGATGAAAATTTAAGGAATCGCAGAGATTTCTTATTAAGTGCTATGTATGTGTTTGATTATCTAAAAGATATGGGGAACTTTACAGAAGCGCAAAGAATATTAGATAATTTATCTTCATGTAATTCTTTATGTGGAGAGGAATTAGGTAATATAAATAATAGTTGTGGTTGTGGAAATTCTATATAATGAATTATATAAAATATTTGTTCAAGAATTAATTAATATTAATATTGGGCATTTACCTGATAAAAAAGCATTATTTACAATGAACGAATTAATTAATGCAATTGATTATATTGAACACGGTAATCCAACTAATAATGAAATAATCAAAATAATTCAATATTATGAAGAGATCTAATGTTAATGTAATCATAGATAATGCAATAAATTCTCAAGACTATTATAGAATGTATAGTTCTAGAGATTTTTATAGAGGAACATCTTTTAAGATGGCAGGAGCCTGAACTCCAGACACTCATTATTTCAACGATGAACATATTATTGATTTTATATCTTGTGAAGGAGCTTTATTGTATTGTCTAAGAGGTCATTTATCATCAGAATGAAATAAGCCGAATCTAATTTATAAAGACGATATAATTGTTGGTGTAGAATCTAATCCGTATTGAGCTTTTATTATGGGAAATAGTGGTAAAGGTCAAAAAGGAGATAAAGGCGATATTGGTCCTATCGGACCAAGTGGAACTGATGGTATTACTCCACAATTAAAAATTGAAGACGGTCGTTGACTACTTTCAATGGATAAAGGTCAAACTTGACAAGATATAGGCCAAGCTACAGGTGATCCTGGGCAAAATGGAACTGATGGAAAGAATGGCTCTGATGGAATTGGAGTAATTCCTGGAGGAACTACTGGTCAAGCATTAGTTAAAAAATCTGATGCAGATTATGATACAGAATGAAAAACTATTTCTGAAGGCGGAGAAATTCCTAATTTTGATGCAGAAGTAGCTAGTGTTTCTTCAACAACTGAAGCTAATGCTAATGTAGTTTTAGAAGGAGATATATTTAAATTTAGTTTTGGATTACCTAAAGGAGCTGATGGTAAAGATGGAGAGAATGGCAAGGACGGAACAAACGGAACTGATGGTTCTAATGGAGAAGATGGATTAAGCATTAAGTTAATGTATGCAAAAAGTAGTAGTGTTAACACTCCTCCTGTTGTAAATAAAACTAACACAAATCCTGGATCTGCATGAAGTACAACAGTTCCAATCCACACATCTTCTGAAATTATATGGTCAATTACTGCATCTTTTAGAGATTCTACTCTTATTGGAGAATGGTCAGATCCTGTTCAAATGACAGGAGAAAAAGGACAGGATGCAATAATACCAAGTTGGAAAACTTATGTTTATAAACTAAGTGATAGTAAACCATCAAAACCCGCAGGAAATAGTCCTAGTCCATCTGGATGGGAAGATTATCCTACAACTAGTGGAAACTGGTGGCAATGTATTGGAACAGTTAATGGAGAAACAGGACTTGTAACTGAATGGTCAGAAGTGATACCAGTTAATGGTAGAGATGGCCAAGCTCAAGATGGTAAATTTACAGAATTTAGATTTGCTGTAAATACAAGTAATTCAAATCCTCCTACATTAAATGCAACAGTAAGAACTCCTTCAGGATGATCTGTAGTTCCTCCTGAAAAATCTAAAGATGGATATCTTTGGATGACTACAGCAACTATTAATCCTGATGATACTTTAAATACAAACTGAACTACTCCAGTTGTTATAAGTGGAGAAAATGGAACTAATGGTACAGATGGAATTCCTGGAACTCCAGGAGAAGATGGGAAAACTACATATTTCCATATTAAATATTCTGCTGTTGCAAATCCTACTTCTTCAAGTCAAATGACTGAAACTCCAAGTACATATATTGGAACTTATGTAGATTTTACTCAAGCAGATAGTACAGATCCTTCTGACTATACTTGGGCAAGATTTGAAGGAATCCAAGGAGAAAAGGGAGAACAAGGCATCCCAGGTACTAATGGAGAAGATGGAAAAACAAGTTATCTACATATTAAATACTCTAATGACGGAGGCGCAACTTTCACAGGCAACAATGGAGAAGATCCAGGTTCTTGAATTGGAATTTATGTAGATTATAATATAAATGATAGTGATGATCCTTCTGACTATAAATGGACTAAAATAAAGGGGGAACCTGGAGTTACTGGTGATCCTGGTCCTGCAGGTAAGGACGGAGTTGATGGATTACCTGGAATTGGCATCGAAGTTCGTTACTGTTTGGGAACTACAACAACTTATGAAGGAACAAGTACTCCTGGAACAACAAGACAACCAACAGGTTGGAATTTAGCAGTTCCAACTCCTACTGAAGAGACTCCTTATATTTGGTTTATTCAAGCCAGAGTAAATTATACAAGTAATACTGATAAAGTTGGCACAATTGAAGGTAGCTGGAGTACTCCCACTAAATTAAGTGGAACTAATGGGTTAAATGGAGAGAACGGTTCTAAAGGACAAATAATTTATCCTGAAGGTATTTATAATGTTAATACAGTATATCAAGGAACTGTAGATAAAACTCCTTATGTATATGATTCTAATGATGCTAACTATTATGTTTTAAATATAGTGGGAACATGGCAAGGAACATTACATAGTAATGAATCTCCAAGTACTGATACAAGTAATAGTTGAGTTAAATTGGATGCATTTGAAGCATTATATACTAAAATCGGAATCATTGCTAATGGTCTTATTGGTTCTGCTGTATTTAATGGAGACTATATGTTTAGTCAGCAAGGGATTGATTCTAGTGGGCAAGTATCTACTCAATACCAGAATTTTAATCCAGAAACTCCTACAGGAGGCGTATTTACTCCAAATATACTATTTAATTTTAGAACTGGAGCTGGACATATGGCTGCAGGAAAAATTAGATTCTATGATAATGGAAATGCATCTTTAGCAGATTTATCCATTGAAAATGTGCATCTTTCTGGCAATACAATTCAAGAATATGCTATAACTAATTTAACTTTGGATGATACAAATATATATAGTTTAAATGCAATTATAAGGAATGATAGTAGTGGAGATGCACATTTAAGAATTGCTTCTGAATATGGAGTTTTAGATCCTGACAAATGATATAAGGGAATAATATTCAATTCTGCTGTAGATGGTTCTGCCAAAATCTATTTTGATGAACCATATAATTATGCGAGAATTTCTGCTCCTGTTGGTGAAGGACAAGCCTGAGTAACTTATGCTACTATTCCAAGTATATCATCATTGGAGTATTTGTTTAGTCCTAGTAGTCGTACAACTATAGTAAATGGCAAACATGTATATGAGGGGAATTACTTATATATTCTTAATCCAAGCTCATATCAACTAGATGCTAATAAAGAAAATACTTCTATAACTCAAAAAATTGCTACAGTATAATAAACTATGAAAAAAAATAATATACAACCAAATATTGATCTTCAGAATTCAAGAGAGTATGTAGGAGCATACAATTCAAGAGACTTTTATAAAGGTACGTCCTTTAAAATGGCTGGAGAATGAATGACTAATACACATTACTTTAATGATGAATACATTATAGATTTTGTGGCATTTGAGGGAGCTTTATTATCTTGTACTAGGAGTCATACATCTTCGTCTTTAAATATGCCTGAATTGGTTTGAGAAAATGATAAAATCATTGGTATTAAACCAAATCTTTTCTGAGCTTTTGTAATGGCGGGAGTTGAAGGACCTACAGGAAAAGTATGAGTTCCAGAGATTAATAACGGAATACTTTCTTGAAAAGAAAGTAATACTCCTCCAAGTTCAACCTCAATAAGTGATCTTAAAGGCCCCGCTGGAGATACTCCTATTATCGGCATTAAAAAGGATACATCTAATAATCATTATTATTGAACAGTATCTATTAATGAAAAAACTGAATGAATATTTGACGATAGTGGACAAAGAGTTTTAGCTGAAGGTTTAACAGGAGCTACTGGAGCACCTGGCATTCCTGGAGAAGACGGTGAAGATGGTATAACGCCTCAATTGAAAATTGAAGACGGATATTGGTTTGTTTCTTATGATAAGAATGATCCACCAAAATCATGAATTAAATTAGGACAAGCCAAAGGTGACAAGGGCGACAAGGGAAATACTGGAGCTACTGGAGCACAAGGACCTCAGGGACCTAAAGGAGATTCTGGAAGAACACCTGCACTTGTTAGAAAATTTGGAGATCCTGATAATTTAACAGATGATAGAATTCTATGGGGATATTTAGGAGATCCTACTAGTGAATGGGTTACACTATGCTATTTAGAAGAATTAAGAGGAGATAGTATTAAATCAGTTAATATTAGTGATGCAGAAGGTCATTTGGAATTAACTATGGAATCAAGTAAAGTGATTACTTCTACTGGTTCTGTTCTTCCTAGATTTAATGCAGGTACTATTGAAACTGTTGAGTGAGATCAAAATCCATCATTAGTAATTGATAAAACTAATGCTCCTAGAGAATGAGCTTTAAATGTAAAAGTTCCTAAAGGAAAACCTGCTACAGTAACTGTAGTTTCTGAAGTAGAAAAATTAGCACCAGATGCACAACCTTATGTAACTGATTTAAATCCAGATATTAGTGATGCAAATCTTAAATTTGGAATTCCTCAGGGAGAAAAAGGAGATCCTGGTGATGAAAATATAGCAATCGGATGTCAATCTGATTTTCCAAATAACGAACCAGAGCACGATAAGATTTGATATGATCCTTGTGATGAATCCATGGATGAATATTCAGTTCAAGACTTTTTATACAATTCTTATATTGCTGTTGGTGGTACTCTTACACAAGAACAATTTGAAACTGCTTGAAAATCTTTTCCTAATACATCGGGATTTGAAATAAGATTCGCAAATAGTTTTGAAGAGTTAGGAGATCCAACTGTTGATAAGTTAGGAAAATTATATATGATTCCTGCAACATCGACAGTACTTCACGACTTATTTGAAGAATATATTGTTGTTCATTCTCCAAGTACTACAGAAGATGTATATATGTGGGAAAAATGAGGAAGTGGACAAATAACCGTAGATTTAAAGGATTATTATACTAAGAGTGAAATGGATCAACAGATACAAAAATTAGAAGATAAAATTGAAGAAGTTTCTTCAACAATTTGAAATGATGTTTAATAATTAATTTTTAAAACATGGCTAATAATGTTGTAAAATTTTATAGAGGTCTAGCAGCTTCATATAATTCTATTACACATGCTGATGGTATTTATTTTGCTACTGATACTAAGAAAATTATTATGAATAACGCCGAGTATGGTGGTGATTCTAATAAGAAAGTATCAGATGTAGCATTAAATGCCAATGCTAATGGAATTGTAATTACATATACAGATTCTACCTCTACAACTTTGTTACTAGGTAAAGCTACAGTTACTGCAGACGGTCTTATGTCTAAGGAAGATAAAACTAAACTTGATAGTTTAGATCCTACAGCAAGTGGTTCTTATGAGTCTTCATTAGATCCTACAGTAGCAACTGTAGAGAAACTTGGAGGTATTGATGCTGGTACAACTGTAGCACAGCTTACAGGTAAGAGTTATGATGAGATCTTTGATACTCTTATCTTCCCAACAGTTAACCCCACATTTACTGCTCCTTCTGCAAGTATCTCTTTAAAGAGTTATCAGAATGTTCAGGAAATTGGAGCAAATGCTCCTACTGCGGCAAACTTTAATGTAAGTTTTAATGCAGGTGCGATTACTCTAGCAGGAAAAAAACAAAACAATAGAGCTGGTGCACAGGATATGGAAGCTTCTAAGATTCTATATAGTTCAAGTAAAGTAGAATCTTTGCCAGAGAAAGTAGTAGCTGGTGCAATGGATTACTACTATCGTGCAGCTTATGCTGAAGGTCCTCAACCTAAAGATTCAAAAGGAAATAATTATCAAACTCCACTTGCGGCTGGAAGTGTAGATTCTGGAAAAACAACTATAACAGGTTATCGTGCAGCTTATTCAGGTTTAGTTTCTACAAATGCAATTACAGAAGAGGTTATTAAAGGAATGACTAAAACAGTTTCTGCAAAGAAAACTATTAAAGTTTCTGGTCCTATTTCTGAACAATATATCTGTTTTGCAGCGCCCGCAGGATGGACAGTTTCAAATATTAAAGACAGTAATAACTTTGATGTAACTAGTTCATATACAACTAGTACAGTTTCGGTTACTGGTTTAGATGGTCAAGCTGTTAATTACACAGTATATTTATCTGGTAAGATGACGCAACCTAGTACTTACTATGTAAACTTTAACTAATTATGGCAGAATTTTTTGGTAAAGGTATTTCGGTAGGTTCTGGTTTTGACTTAGGTGCGAATCTACCATTAGATAATAGAACAGTTCAGGCTACAATTGCTGAACGTGATGCAATGCCTACTATTCAGTTAGTAGAAGGTCTTTTAGTATATGTAAAGGAAAATAAAACCACTTATGTATTAAAGGGCTTTGATACTGATGGTTCTAATCGAGTTTGGGAACCCCTTGCAGTAGGCACAGTTGTAGAGATTATCAACTCACTTGAAAGTGATAGAACTGATGCTGCTCTTTCAGCAGCACAAGGTAAGACTTTAAAAACTCTTGTAGATGACTTAAAAGCTTCTGTAGCTGCAGCTCTTGATTATAAGGGTACTAAAGATACTTACGATGCCCTTCCTACTGAAGGAAATAAGAAAGGTGATGTATGGAATGTTGTTGGTGCTCATGGAACCACTCCTGCTGGAACTAACTACGCTTGGGATGGTACTCAATGGGACCCTCTGGGAGGTACAATCGATCTTTCAGGATACTATACAAAAACACAAGTAGATGATGCAATTTCTGCAGCAAAAACAGAACTAGAAGCAGCTGATACCGCTTTAGAAGGGCAGATTACTACAGTTACTAATCAGCTTAATAACAAAGTTGATAAAGTCGAAGGTTCAGGTTTAATTTCTGATACTGATTTAAATCAAATCAGAACTAATAAATCTGACATTGAATCTTTACAAACATCTGTTGGAGGTAAGCAAGAAACTCTTACTGGGGGCCAAGCTATTTCAATTACAGAGGAAAATGTTATTGATGTTAAGTTAGATCCAGCTTCAGATGCAGCACTATCAAAATCAGCCGAAGGTCTTAAGGTAGATCTTAGTGGAGTAAAAGGCTCAACTGTAAAAGTTGGAGTTGCTATTACTGGTGGTGTAGAAATCGGAGCAGATCAAACAGTTGCTGCTGGTATGCAGGCTCTTAGTGATAGTATTCAAACTGCTGTAGCAGGAGGTATTACATCACTAACAAGTCCTGATGAGACCATTACTGTTACAGGTACAGGTACTTCTAGAGCTTTAGCTGTAAATGTATCTAAATTAGTATCAGCTTCATCTTCAATTAAAGTTGGAGACGATGGCAAATTAGATATGTATTGGACAGAAGTTGAATAAAATAATAATTTCCCCTTCCTCACGTTAGTGAGGGGGGGGGTTAAAACTCAAAAATATAAAATGGCAACAAATTTAAGTTTTCAAAAAATTGCTACAGTTCCCGCTTCAGGTCTTGTAGTTGGTAGAATTTATTTTGAAACATCAACAGGTATGATTAAAGTAGCAACAAGTGCTACTGCTGTTGATAAATTTGGGGATGGCGTCAAATCTGCAAGCTGGGATGAGAGTGCTAAAACCCTTAAAATTATTAATGAAAGCGGAGAAAAGATTTCTCTAAATCTATCAGATGTAGCCTCAGCTTCTGCAGTTACTACAGAGTTAAAAAAGAAGTTAAATATTGGAACACTTGGAGATACTTCAAGTACACAGAGTTATTATGGTCTAAAGGCATTCGTAGGAGCGGAGAAACTTTCTGCTATAACTGCAGCTAAATCATATACAGATACTGAGATTGGCAAAATTCCTGCAGCTATTGTTTATAAAGGCGACGGTACAACAGTTACTCAGTCTGGAACTAGTACTGTTACATTTGCTGTAGGAGAAATTCCTCAAAGTAAAGTAACTAATCTGACTACAGACTTAGCTGCTAAAGCTACTACAACTGCTCTTAACGCAGTTAAAGCTACAGCTGATGCAGCAGCTCCTCAAGCTACTACGTACACTAAAGAAGAAGTTGACAATAAAGTAGCTTCTGCTGTTGGTAGTGTATACAAGATGAAGGGTTCTGTAGATGATGCTTCAGCTCTTACTGCCCTTACAGGAGTTGTTATTGGTGATGTTTATAACGTAGTTGCTGCAGGCACTCTTAATGGAGAAGCTTTTGAAGCTGGTTCAAACTTTGTAGCAATTAAAGCTGGATTAGGGAATCAAGAGAAAATGTGGGATAAGTTAGGTGGAACAATTGATCTGTCTACTTATGCTAAGAAAGCTGAAGTACCTACTTTAACTGCATTTAATAATTTAACAACAACAGTTAATAGAAAAGTAACTGCAAATGCAAATATTTCAGCAGGTACAAAGTGTAAGATTACCTATGATGCCAAAGGTTTAGTAACTGCTGGAGCAGATCTTACTGCTTCTGATATTCCTACTTTAGCTACTTCTAAAATCTCTGGTCTTGATTCTGCTCTTGCTGGAAAAGTTCCAACTACTAGAAAAGTAAATAACAAAGCTTTAAGTAGTGATATAGTACTTGGTACTGATGATATTTCTGTTTCATCGCAGACAGGATCAGGATTTGAAGGAATGACCTTAACTGATGTACTCGATGAAATAGATACTTTTCAACAAAGTGATAACAATAGAGTAACATCATTTGGTGGAAAAACTGGCGCTATTACTGTTAGAGGAGGACAAGCTGCTACTGCTCCTGCGGTTAATTTAACAATGTCAGACAATGAGCTCCAAGCTGCTGTTATTGGGGTTGCTACCACTGCACAAGGTGCTAAAGCTGATAGTGCAATTCAGGTAGTTAATGGCACTGCTGCTACTTATATCACAACTAGTAAAAGTGGAACTACAGTAACAGTTACTTCTATGCTACAATCTGTAGCTAGTGCAAGTTCAAGTGCTAGAGGTCTTGCTGAAGCTAGTGATGTAAAAGCTTATGCCGACAGTTTAATGACCTGGGTTGAATTCGAATAAATTAAGATAATAAGGGGATAGGGATTTCCCTATTCCCTTTATTTTTAACCTATAATATTATAGGTGCTATAAAAATATAGACGCTATGGCATATAAAACAAAATTTTTACATTTTAAAACTAAAGCATCATACGAAGCCGAAAGAGCAAAAACTACTGAAGGTAGTGAAAATCGTAAGATTTTTGATGCTTATATATCCTTTATTGATGAAGGTCCAACTATTTGTACTTGAGGTAAAGAATATCAATGTGATGCTAATTCTCTTTCTGTACTTTCTCAAGAGTTAACTACGGAAAAACAAGATCAAGTTTTTAAGAACTTAGGTTGAAATGTACATATTATTTCTCAATCAGATATAGGTGCTGACAGCTCTCCTAGTAATGAAGAAAAAGCTAAACGATTAGAAGCAACAGCTTTGTTAGTTAAGGAAACTAGTAATATATATTTAAGAGGTAATGATGACTCAAATAATCATTATTTTTTTAAAGTAAACTCTTCTTCTCAAATTGAGCTATTAAGAATATCTATTACAACAGGAATAATCTATCGTACAAATACACAATTTATAGATGTAGGTTCGATAAGATATGATAGAGCTCAAAGTCTTACAGCCGATCAAAAGACAATGGCTCGTAAAAATATCGATGCCGCTAGTAAGGAGGAAGTATTACCTTTGACTATAGATATGTCTAACACATCAGTTGAGGATTATAATATTGCTTTAGAGGCATTTAATTCTAAAAAATCATTAACCATATTTGATTCGTCAGATCCAACTGTCAGATTTACATCTACAACAATAGAAAAGGAAACTGATACTAATGATATTAATATATATTTTTCATTTACAGGTATAAATAATGATAACGCTATCAATACGGTTAGCTATATTGCAAAAATTAAATCTACAGGAGAAAAAACAACAAACTTTGCATCTATTACGCCATCGAATTTAGATCCAAAACCTTTAGCGTCAGTAGCATCTCCTGGAACAGATAATGCTTATTCACGTTCTGATCACGTACATCCTATTCAAGAGAGTGTTAATAAATTAACAACTCCAAGAGTAATTGCAATATCTGGAGCAGTATCAGGAAGTGCAACATTTGATGGATCTAAGAATATATCTATTAATAGTACATTAAATGGTTTTGATGCATCTAAAATTACTTCTGGAACTCTTAGTGCTGATCGATTACCAAATATTCCAATAGAGAAATTACCAACAGGAGCTTTAGAACGTATGTTTATTGCTTCTACTGAATCTGCTGCTGTAGCATTAGTAACTAGCGAAGGTGCACAAGACGGAGATGTAGTTCAGGTAACAGGAAATTCTAATCAAATGTATTTTGTAGTAGATGATAAAGCAACTACATTTGCAAATATATTTAGAGTATTTACTGCAGGTACTGCTACAAGTGTACCTTGGTCTGGAGTAACTGGAGCTCCTACACTTTCATTACGTAGTCTTCAAGTAAATGCGGTTGGCTATCAGGTTTATTCTAATGTAGCAACATCTATTCCAATGATTTATGCCCCAACAGAAATTGGAACTTCAGGACAAATTCTTCAATCAACTGGAAATGGTGCTCCTAAATGGGTAAATCAATCCAGCATTACTGCAGGACAAGCTAATCAGGTACTAAATCCATTTGTATTAAAAATAAATAATGGTAGTGCTGAAAACACTTCTGTTTATACATTTAACGGTAGTGCTGATAAGGTTTTAAATTTTGTATCAGGAAGTAATATACTTTTAACTACTACACAAAATAAATTAACTATATCTGCATATATACCTGTCGCAACCTCTAGTACTTATGGAGGAATTCAAATTGGATATACAACAGAGGACAAAAACTATGCTGTACAATTAAGTCATGGGAAAGCCTATGTAAATGTACCTTGAACAGATACTAACACAAATTATTATCCAACAACGTTTACTTGGACTAATGGAACAACAGCAGGACCAACAGGTTCTTTGACTGGTTCTGAAATGAGTGCAGTTTCATTTGGAGCAATCCCTTCAGCTTCTGCCACACAATCTGGTGTAGTAACTACTGGAGATCAAACTTTTGGTGGAATAAAAACTATAGATACTATTAATGTAACTAATATTAATGAAGCAACTCCAGGAGAAGGATTTTGAATTGGTTATAATACAGAGGGGGTAATTCGTATAGGAAAAGATGGAGATTATGATTTTGGAACTAGTGGAGGAACATATTCAGGAACTGCTAATACAGCTAAAAGACTATTGAACAGTTTACAGTTTAGTAATGGACAAAGTTTTAATGGATCGTCTGCAGTTACTATAGATTTACCTGAAATTCCTATTGCATTACCTAATCCATATGCATTAACAATTAATGGTACTTCATATACAGGTTCATCAGCAGTTTCAGTAACTACTTCGAAACCTTTAACTACAACTACTGTTTTTACTGGCACCCAATTAGCAACTACAATAGATGCTGGATATAGTTATAGTAGTACATTAAGTAGAACAGTTAGTAGTTTAAATGGATTTTCCGAAAGTAATCCAGATGCGGTTATTATAAGTACTGCCAAATTTCAATTTACTGCTTCTAATGCAATTAAGATGGATGGTCTTGCAGATTTATCTGGAACTTATTATATCTATTGTTTAAGTTATATGGCAAACGGTAAGGTTGCTGTTAACGGTGCAGTATATGCATAATCTTAAAAATATATAAATTATGAGTGTAAAAATTTATGATAAAAAGCAAAAGAAATGGATTATTTTTCCTGGAACAATTGGTGCTCCTGGTAAAGATGCTTATCTTATTGCACAAGAAAATGGGTATACAGGCACTAAAGAAGAATATGCTAAAGTATTAACTGATATACCAAAAATTATTAATTCAATAGAAGAAGAGCCGACAGAAGGAAGTAAAAATTTAATTACTTCTGGAGGAGTGTGACAAGCTATTGATAATGTACATACAACTATTAATAATCAGATAAAAAGTTCAATTGTAGATAATTTAGAGTCTCTTGCTACTGATAAATCATTATCTGCAAACCAAGGAAGAATCTTAAAAGAAATGATTGCTAATTTAGCTAATCTTCAAATTGAGATTGTTGATCAACTTCCAAGTGTTGGAGAGACAAATATTATTTATCTTGTTAAGAAATCTGGTTCTGCTCCAGATATACATGATGAATATGTATTTGTTGATGGAAAATGAGAGAAGATTGGGGATACAGAAATTGATCTTTCTAATTATTATACAAGAGACGAAGTTGACGATAAGTTAACAGGTTTTGGAGCAGGAGATGTAATTGCAGCAGAGGCATTTACTACAGCGGATAGAGTAATAACTTCTAATAGTCCAGGAAAAACTATTAAAGATTCAGGTATTTTAATTGGTAATTTAGCATTAAAATCATATGTTGATGAGAAAGAAATAGCTTGAGATAAAGTTACTGGAAAGCCAGAAACATATGTTCCTGTAGCACACACTCATCCTCTAGCTCAAATTACAGATGCAGGAGCTCTTGCTTATAAAGACAAAGTTGATGAATCAGATCTTAACTTTGATATACCTGAAGGAATTGTAGTTGATTCTTCTTTAAGTACAACTTCTGTTAATCCTGTCCAAAATAAAGTAGTTACTGAAGCATTAAATGATCGTTATACAAAGTCTGAAACTTATTCTCAATCCGAGATTGATGAAAAAATTGGTTCAGCAGGTGGTGGAGATGTAATGGCTAGTGGAAATCTTGTTTCTGATTATATCATAATTGGAGCAGGAACTAAATCTATCAAAAATTCTGGTCAGACGCTTTCTAATTTAGCATTAAAGAGTGAAATACCTTCTTTAAGTGGATATGCAACTCAAAGTTGGGTTACAAATCAAGGTTATTCTACAGAGAATACTTGAAGACCAGTTAAAGTTGGAAGTACAACTTTAAATGATAGTTCTACTACATTAACTATTGCTAATGGTACTGGTATTGGTCTATCATTTTCTAATGGAACTTTAACTATTACTAATAGTGCTCCTGGATCTTCATATACATTACCAGTAGCTAAAGATACTGTTTTAGGAGGAATTAAGACAGGATATACAGAGTCTGGAGGTGCTGAAATGGCCATATATGTCTTAGAGGATGGTACTGCTTATACTCTCTTAAAAGATACTACAGTTAAAACTGCTTTAGGCTTTACTCCAGCAAATGTTAACGATATACCTGAAATTCCTATCGCACTTCCAAACCCATATGCATTAAATGTTACTGCAGGAGGTTCAACTACAAGTTATACAGGATCTTCAGCATCTACTATTGATTTAGATAATATTTATGCAAAAAAACTACCTTCTGTAGACACTCCAGGTAAACCAGGATTGTATTTTGCTAGCAGTGGCTCTGTGAATGTAACTGAAGTATATGTTACAGAAAATAATCCTGATGCTATTATCTTAGTAGCGAATACTGTTGATGTAATTTTTGGAGAAAACTATCACAAAATGGATGGAATTGATAGTTTATCTGGCGGAAACTACAAATGCTACTGTATAACTTATGTTAGAGGCGTTGTTTTAGTTAATGGGGCAATTTATGGTTAATTATGTTAAAGATTATTAGAGAAATTTTATTAAAAATTGTTAACGATATCGATACTGGTAATTCTAATCTTAGTCCAGAAGAGTGCGAAGAAGTAATTGAATATCTTTCTGGAATAACTAATAAGAATGAAAAACTTAGCAAGTATCAAGCTTGTAAATACTTAAAGGTTAGTAGAGCGACTTTTGACAATTATGTTAAGGCAAAGAAGATTCCTAATGGTCGTAAACAAATAGGTTTTAAAGAATTGTTTTGATATAAGAAAGACTTAGATAAATTTATAGAAAACAATTAGTAACAAGTTACTAATTATGGATCTTTGTAATCCCCTTAAGTTGAGAAACTTAAGGGGATTTTTTATTTTAATAGTAACGTTATGTTTTAGTCTTTTGCTATTGTAAATTTGTACTGTTGATCAACAAAACAAAAACAAAATGTTTAACAATTTAAGTATTTTTAATATGGCAGAAGAAAAAACTTATGTGTTTGGTGAAGGCGCAGGTAACAATGGTATTTTATCTCTTTTAGGTCCTATGCTTTCGCAGAAGGGTGTAGATCCAAACGTTCTATTAGCTATGCAAGGTCGTAATAACGATGGTTTTGGAGAAGGTGGATGGTTCATCTGGGTAATTTTCTTGTTCTTCCTTATGGGCTGAGGAGGTAACGGATTTGGTAATAATGGTGCTGGTGGTTTAGGCAATCAGCTTAATAATGATTATGGTAGAGAGATGCTATTACAAGCTATTAATGGAAACGGAAATGCAATTAGTCAGTTAGCTACTACATTAAATTGCGATATTAATGCTGTACAGTCAGCTATTAATTCAGTTCAAAGTCAGATTCAGTCTGTAGGTAATCAGGTAGGTATGAGTGGACAGCAAATTATCAATGCTATCCAAGCAGGTAATTGCCAGATTGCATCACAAATTGCATCATGCTGCTGCGATGTTCGTACAGCTATTGAACGTCAGGGATATGAAGGTCAGTTAGCTACTCTGAACCAAACTAATACTCTTGGAAGTAAGATAGATCAGCAAACTACTCTTATTAGTGATAAATTTTGTCAGCTTGAAATGAGAGAATTGCAGAACAAAATCGATGCTTTACGTGAGGATAAATCTGCGCTTATCAATCAGCTTTCTCAAGAGCATCAAACAAATGCTATTCAAGCTTTCCAAGCTCAAACGATGGCTCCCGTGAACGCGGCTCTTCAAGATTTAAGTGCAAGACTAGGTGCAATAGAATGTAAACAACCAGCTACAGTAACTATTCCTTATATTCCAGCAATGGGTAATTTAGTTCCTGTAAGTTATAGTCAGCCTGTTAACTTTAGTGTTAGTCCTTATACTGCTTCATGTGGTTGCTAATAAATATATAGATTATGATTAATATTATTGATCCTTATTGGTGGAATTTAGGTCCAATACCTGTTCGAAACGAAGGACTTCCAAGAATTGATATTGGAGGTATTTATAAGTTATCCACTAATGCAGTAGCTCTTACAGAGAGCTCTGTTGATTATGGTATTAATCCTTGTTTATATAGTAAATTACCATGTGAGAGTATAGTACTGTTGACAATACACGCTGATGCACCTACTGGTGGCGAAGATTTACCTGTATTAGTAGGAGTTCCTAGTGGAGCTTCAACAATATCGAGTGGAGACACTACAGGAAAAACTAAAATCAGTGTTGTAGATAGTCAAGGTTCTAACGTTACTGGTTCAAATGTACAAGGAAATACCCAACGTCTAGCGTATATCAATAAGAGTACGGGCGTAATAAGATTTTTAGAGTTTACTAACCCAGCAGCATAAGCTGCTTAGCAAATAATTTGTAATATATGTTTTCAAACTTAAGGCCAAATAGTCAGATATATATTTTATATAAAGACGCATCTCCACGTTTAGATGTTGGTTCTGTTGTAAGTGTTTCAATGCCTGTCCCTAAATATCCAATTCAACCAATGTTTGGACAGCCACAAGAGATGGTTGTTGATATTACCGTTAAGGTTAATAACCAAGACGTTACATATCAAAAAATTCCAGCTAATTTAGATATTGCAGATTTTAATAACAGTAATATAGTATTATCTGATAGTAGAGAAGCGATGAATGCAGAGATTGGCAGCCTAAAACAAAAAAGTGCAGCCATTATAAGTAGTGTAGATTTCCACAAAGAAATGATAACCTGCTTTGATCGCATTTTAACAGAATTAAATCCAGAACTTGCAGAAAAACAACAGCAACAATCTGAAATAAATTCTTTAAAAAATCAAGTAGGAGAAATGTCTAAAAGTATTACTGAATTAATGGAATTAAATAGAGAATTAATGTTACAATTAAAAAAGGAGTAATATATGAGAGTGTGGGAAATTAGAGAAGGCCGCGACAGAGAAATGGACTACAGAATGGGTATGCGTGATAAGTCAGAAAAAATGGAAAAAGCTGAAAGAGAAGCATACGAATGTGGCTATGAAGACGGATACGAAAAAGCTATGGAAGAAATGATGGGAGAACGATCAGGTTATAGATCATCTTATCGTTCTGGATATCGTGGAGGTCGGTAGTTATGAAAAGAGATAGACTAGATATTAGAGACAAAATGCCTTCAGGAATGGAAGAATATCTGGCACAAAACGGATGGCATTTTAATAAAAAGCTATGTGATTGAGCTGTATCTAAAATGCGCAAAAGAGGAGCTAATGGAAAGCCTGAAGAGGTAACATTAACTCCTAAAAGCGAATTAGAGCAATTGTTTAGAAACTATGGAATAAAAGTAGATAATTGTGTAGGATACGATGTAATGTATGTATACCATATGGCCAAATCAGATTTTTTTGAATCATCTATTATTAGCGAACAGTATTTATTACAGTTTGTTAAAGATTACTTAGATGATATAGATGGATATGATGGAAAGGCTCTAACAAGATTTTATGCAGACTGCATAGGCTCAGGAACTCCAATAATGTGAGAAGATATGATCTAATATGGTAGTACAGAACATTTATTTGGAGGATTGAGATTGGCACGTAACTGTATATTATGCAGTAGATACTTATTATACAGATGAAATTCTAGAAGAATTAGAACTAATAGGATGTAGTTGATCTGAACTTGTAAAAGCAGAAAATTTATTAAGAAGTAACCAATATAATATAGGAATTACCTATTCAAACTTCAAACATAAATGTTCCATTGTAGTTATTGGATTGACAACATCTGCTGAAGAATTTCAAAATACATTTGATCATGAAAAAGGTCATTTAGCAATGCATATTAGTTCAGCATTGAAAATTAAACCATATGGAGAAGAATATCAATACTTAACAGGTGAAATTGGTCAAAGTATGTTTAAAATAGCTAAAAGATTTTTATGTGACGATTGTCGTCAAAAGCTAGTCATAGAAATAAAAGAAATAGATAAAAAAGATTAATTTTTACAAGATATGCCGCAGAAATGCGGCATTTTTTGTTTATATACAATAAATTAGATAAAAATTTGTTTATTTATTAAATAATCTATAACTTTGCAAATACAAATTAAAAATATGAACTAATATGAATAAAACTAAAATGAAAAAAATTGATTTAAATGTAGCTACTCGATTAATGTTACTGATGAATCTTCCTGAGCAAGGTTCTGTAACTGAAATGATTTCGAAAAGAAATGTTCGGAAAAAGATTGACTTTTCAAGTGAGGAAGTTGAAGCATTAAAGATTGAGAATAAAGATGGTAGAATTGTGTGGTCTCCTGAAAAGGAACTATTAACAGTTGAATTTACAGACAGCGAAATTGGATTCTTAAAGTCAATTATTGAAAAGCTTGATAAAGCTGGATCTATTACTGATAATATCTTAGACTTTGTAGAAGCTATTCAAAGTGAGAATTAATATAAAATTTATTCTATTTTATTTGGAAATTAAAAATTTATATATTATATTTGCTGCGAATATTAAAACACATTAATAATCAATTAATAAGGAAAAATAAGAATTATGATTATCGACGGACAAAATCATTGGGATGATCTGCTAGAACCAGATGATTCTGACACAAAAACTAATCTCGAAGGAGATACAAATCCTGATAACCAAAATGAACCAACTCCTGAACCAATCCTTGATGATACTAACTCAGATCCTGAACCAAAAGATAAAGATCTTGATGTATTTAGTGAATTCTTAAAAGGAAGAGGTTTAAGAGATGGAAAAACATTAATTTATCAAGATGAAGAAGGTAATGAACAAGAAGTAGATTTCAATACTTTAGATAGGGAAGAACAACTAAATATTTTAAATGAATTAGCAAAACCTGACTTAACTGAAGATGAAGTTCATACTATTGAGTACCTTCGTAACAACAATCTTACAATTCAAGATGTTGTTGAATACTATTCTCAAAAAGCAGTACAGGACTACATTAATCAGAATGGACCTGTTAATAAAGCTTATTCTGTAGATGACTACTCTGATGAAGAATTGTATATTGCTGATCTTAAATCTAAGTTTGAAGGTATGACTGAAGAAGAAATTCAGGCAGATTTAGACTTAGCAAAAAGTAATGAAGATTTATTTAAGAAAAAAGTAGATACAATTCGAACCCAATATAAAGCACGAGAAGATAAAGCAGTAGAAGATGCACAAAGAGCTCAAGAGGAACAGTATAACGCATTTAAATCAACACTTGAGGAACAGTTAGTAAATTTCAATGAAATCTCTCTTGACTATCAAGATGAAAAATCTGATAGTTTACAAATTGAAGATCACGATAAACAAGAGATCTTTAGTTATATTCTAGATCAAGATGAAAATGGAGCTAGCCAGTTCTTTAAAGATTTAAATGATCCACAAGTTCTTGTAGAGCTCGCTTGGTATCGTCTCTTTGGTAAAGATGCTATTTCAGGTATTTCTCAGTATTATAAGAGTTTAATTAAGGAAACTAGGAAGCCCGCAGCTCCTAAGAATGAGCCTCCTAAACCTTCAACTGTAATACCTACTAATGAAGAGAAAAATAAATCAAATCCAGATAAATCAATCGCGTCATTATGAGATGACGAATTATAAATAAACAATTAAATTAAACAATATGAGAATTTCTAGTTTTAGTACAGTACGTCCTCAGATGAGTTCAACTCGTACATATGAGGATTTTTACAAATTTTTAGGTGAAAAACCTGCACGTCTTGGTATTGTATCATCACTTTATGAGCAGTATACCGCATCGTACCTTACTGAATCTCTGATGAATATATATACAATGGAAAAAGACAAGAAAAATAGTTTCCAAAGTATTAATTCATTTATGGTAGAGTGGGACATTAATGTAGGATTTATTAAGAGAATTCCTTTCCTACAGGTTCCTGATGGCGATGGTGCTCAGGGTACTGATATCATCTTCCACTTCCCTGAAAATTATTATCAGAGAAATGACGTAATGATCATCGAAGGATCACGTCAGCAAGTTATCTTCCTGTCACGTCCTGTTCGTAGATCAGATAGAGACTGGGAGATTGTAGGTAAACTACAAGATTCAGATTACAATGCTACTCTTGATGTTGAATTCTGCCAGCCAGGTATGAAGACTCGTTTCTTAACGAACTATCAGCCTGAAATGCATGAGGAAGGATACGTTAAGTATCAGTCAAATGTTGAAAAGCATCGTACATTTATTGCAACACACCGTGCAGATGTAGACTACACTGCTAAGTATCGTGCAATGGAGGACGTTTTCATTCAGATTGGTAAAGGAACAGAAAGTGATCCTGTTTACAAAATGAATGCTGCAGAAAAAGATTGTCTTGATAGCTTCATGGCTGCTCGTGCAAATGCACTGCTTTGGGGTAAGACTAACGTAGATAAGAATGGTAAACCTAAGATCTTTGATCCTGAAACAGGTGAGCCTATTATCTCTGGCGATGGTATTATTCCTCAGATTGAGCGTTTCGCAGGTAAATATGTGTATTCAAAGATGACTAATAAAGTTATGAATACCGCTATCCTTGCCATGATCGCTAAATCAAATAATCCTACTGGCAATAAATATATCTTTATTTGCAATACTCCTATGTGGGCTGAAATTCAAGATAGTCTGTCAGGATATCTTCGTGACTGGAAGACTGTTGGTACATTCATGTTCTCTAAGGGTGCTAATGATTATATCAAAGTTGGTGCAACCTATAACTCATACGAGTATGCAGGTAATACTGTAACTTTCAAAGTTGACCGTGCTCTTGATATCGAATTCCCTGAGAAGAAATATGGTATCTTCCTTGATCTGACTGCTGATGCTGCTAGTGGAAAACCCGCTATTGCAATGTTCACATTCAAGAACAATGAGTTCTGCCATAACTGGTTAGAGGGTGTTGGTCGTAGAAGTGGACGTGAAAGTGGTCCTGTTGCAAGCCCAGTAGCTGCAACTAAACTTATTGACTGGGGTTATGCTGGTGTTGGTGTATTCAACCCATATCGTAGCTTTATCTTAGTTAGTGAAAAGTAATATAAAAAGATAGAATAGAATATTAGTAGGCTTCTCCTTCGGGAGAAGTCTACAAAATATTTAAAACTTAGATATCATTATTTGGTATAGATAAATTTAATAAGAATAAATATGAATAATATAGTAACTTTAAGAAATGTATATGGTAAGGAAAAAGCACATTGCTTTATTAATCCTTTAAAACAAGCAAATGGTTCAAACTATCCTTTTGTAAAAAGAGTTCGTCAGGTAGACGCTAGTGGAGATACAGAAATGATCTTAAGTGAAGCAGAAATTAATAGTCCTGATAGTAATTACTTTATTAAGGAAGATGAACGAATAGAGATTTATGATGGTAAAACGTTTGATTTAGATAATCCTCTAGAAAGAAATATTTGGACTTGCATTAAAGATTCATTCTTAATTGCACCTGAAAGAGATTCTAAAGATTCAAAAGGTAATCTTTTAATTGACGGAGGTCCAAAACGTTATGGTCAAGCTGAATTCTATGTAGAAAGACCTGGAGTTGAATCTGAAAAACGTATCGAACGTATGAAGCTTGTAACAAAAGCGTTCACTTATATTGAACAAGATTCTGCTAAAGGAAGACTTACCAAAACAAGGTTACTTGGCAAATCAATGAGAAATGCTCCTGACTCAGATGTTCAGGACTATTTATATCAAAGAGCGGAAAAAGATCCAATGGTTGTTATTGACCTTTATACAGGATCAGATACAGCACTTAAACTGCTGCTTATTGACGCAAAAGAACAACGTGTTATCAACCTTCAAAGTGGAGTTTGGATGTATGGGGATGTTCGTCTAGGTACAACTGACGAATCTATCTTACTCTTCTTGAAGATTCCTGCAAATAAAACTATCTACGAGGGTATTACATTAGAGACATACCCTGATCTTCAGAAACTAAGTTTAAAAGAAACAGTAGAGGAAAAGGCTGAAGATAAAGCTGAGGAAAAAGTTGAAAAGACGGAAAAGAAGAAAAGCAATAAATAACAATATATAATGACTATTAGACAAGCATATGAATACATTTTAGTTGAATGCAACAAGGTGAAAGCTCCTCAAGTTTTACTTGAGGACTTCATATACTTGTTTAATAAAGCAATTCAACAATATATAAATAGTGTATATAATAGAAGTGAGTACAATCAACAAAGTTCAGATGACTTAGGATTTTTACAAACTACATCAGTAATTAAAGTAGGTAAAATTGCTCCAAGACAGGAATTTAATGATACTGTTTGAGAGCTACAACTTCCTAAAGATTACTTACATATGTTGAATTGTATTGCAGAATTTACAGGTAGTGATTCAAATAAATCTAGATGTGGAAATGGAGTGCAAAGAACTATTACTTCAACATGTCAAAGATTAACTGCAGATCTTTATGCAGGTATTATTAATAATTATTATATGAAACCTTCACATAAGAAGCCATATTATTATATTATTAATAGAAATGAAAAAGATCAACCAGTAACAAATCCTGTTATGGATAATGAAATTAAAGAAGGTAGTTATCGTCCTAATTATATTAAAACAGAGGATGGAAAATATCGATTTTATGCATTAAAAGAACCATATAAAAGAATTGTAAATCAATCTTCTGTAAATTTGGAAATACATAGTGGTGATTCGAATTGAAGTTTAAATAATGTATATATTACTTATGTAAAAGCTCCTATGTATGTTTCCATGACTCAGGATGATGTATTATTACCAGAAGATAATACTCAAACCCTGGAATTTCCAGACTATGTTTGTTACGAGATTATTAATATCGTAACTAGACTATTATTAGAGAATGCAGGTGATCCAAGATTACAAACAAACGTTCCTATTAATCAGACTATAGCAGTTCCTGGAAATAAATAAATTTATTAACTTAAAAATTAAAAATTATGTTTGATTTTCAAAAAGAAGTAATAATTAATTCAAACCTGCTTGACGATGGTGTAAATCCTCGTTTTATGGTTATGGATGGTCCTGTTAAATTATTTCGAGTATTACGTTGTGCAGACTATAGAAAAGAAGGCTTAGTCGAAGGAGTTATTTACAAAACTCCAGCAGAAAAAGGCCAAGTCGCTAGTGCAGCATTTAATTTACCTACGAAAGAAGGTACTTATAGAGTAGTAATTGGTATTACTCTAATCGGTAAATACCTTGCAGATTACGCTATGCCTTGGTCAAATTTTGGTAAGGCTGTACTTGCTGAATTTGAGGTTTCTGCTGAAGATTTAGGAAAGACTAAAGAACTTCAGGAAAAAATGATTAAGGCTATCGAAATGGCTATTCCTGAAAACTACAGATATGTAAGAGTATCTGCAGAAGATTCAGGCAAAGTACTTGTAAGTTGCACTGATTCACATCAGGTCATTACTGTAGCTGAACTTCAGGAACAAAGAGGTATTAGTTGTCCTGATAGTTGCACTGAGAAGCAATATGTAACGGTTGATGAGGCTGTAGAAGTAACTAAGAATAAAATGGAAATTGGTACTGCTGCTTGGCTTCAGGAGAATCTACGTTTCCCAAGTTATCCTAATATACGTTATGCAGCTCTCAATGAAGAGGAGTATCCAGTAAACGGAGGTTTGTATACTCAATTCTCATTCTTATATTGCATGCCTCGTAAGGGGCTTCATGGACAGGGAACAGTAGGACAAGCTCTTAAATCAGTTACGACACATACGTTCTATGTATTATCATCACTTGTTGATAAGTTTGAAGAGGATCTGAAAAAAGTATTTGGAGACGATTCAATTAAAGTTGTTAGTCCTGATAATACTGAATTAATTAATATCGAATTCGTATCTGCACTTAAGGTTTCAGTACAGGATATTAACGAAGGAAAAGCAATAATTAAAGCAAATGTATCTGGTCCCGCTGTTAGTCCAAATCTTATTAAATATTCAATTAAAGAAGAAGATAGTAAGTATCAAATCGATAACGATGGTAAGCTTACTGTAAAAAAAGGACAAACTGCAGCAGAAGATGATAAGTTTACAGTTAAAGCCTCTTATGGTAATGCTGTAGCAGAACAAGAGTTTACAGTAGGAGCTTAATACTCCTTTTAACATATATCACTAGAAGAAGGCAGGGCGGGGTATTTCCCTGTCCTGCCTTTAATTTTTTAAACTGAAGTTTATGACAATAGAACAAATAGCAAGTGCTGTATATAATAATACAGTAACTGGATTAGCTGGAATTACTTCAAATCCCAAAATATCTGTAGAACAACTTCAGGATGAAGTAGTAGCTGAACGTAATCAGATAATGAGAGAATTTCTTTTAAAAGGAATTTTAACTTTAGACGAATTATTTTTAGCAATTAATTGTATTGAAGTTGATTGTGATTATATGTCAAAATGTTGTGATTTACAAGTTGGAGAAAAAGCATTACATTTTGAAATCCCACCAATTATTTATATAAATGGAATTGATACAATAAGATTTGTTGGCAGTATAGATAGGCATACTCGTTATAATATTTATACAGATGAAACTTATAGATTTCATAAGTATAGGAAAAATAAGCCAGGAAGTCCATATGTTTATATAGACACTGCAATTAATTCTAATGGTAATATGGACGGATATATTTTTAATGTTCCTTTTGTAAAATATATATCTGTAATTGCACTATTCTTAGATCCAAGAAAGCTTTTAGAATGAGATTGTTGTTCTGAAAACCCTGAGGTATATCTAGATTGTGGAATTTTATCTGATGAAATTATTAAAAGAATGACTGAGAAATATATTCGCTGGTATCGTCAACTTGCAACTCCTGTTACGCCTAACGATCAAACTCCTAAATAATTATGAAGTTAAATAATATAAATTCTGTATATTCTCTTGCCAATATATTATATGGGGTTACAATAAATCCTGATAATTTTGAGGATATAGTTTTAAATGGTTTACAGTTAATAGGTAATAAACATTCTAGAATGTATAGATATGTAGGAGATACTACAAATAGAATACTAGAATTACCTTGCAATTTATCTTTTATAGAATCTGTAACAATTCCATTTGAAGACTTTCAATCTACTTCAGACACTAGTATCTTCCCATTAGTTCAAAATGCTTATTATGAAAGATATAATGAAGCTTGAAAATGGAATAAAGATCCATTATACCAATCAGGAAAACTATTAAATTATAATGAGATAAATAATGCATTAGAGTTTGATAGAGATTATTCGAATGTATCTGTACTATATCATGGTGTAATTGTAGATGATGATGGACTTCCACTTATAACAGATAAAGAATTAACTGCGTTAGCTGCATATGCTGCATATATTGATTTATATAAAAAGAGTCTTGTATTAAGAGATAGTAATTCTTTTCAAATGGCTCAAGCAGTTAAACAAGAATGGTTAAGAGCTTGTAGTGATGCTAGAGTTCCTGAACATATCTCGCAAAATGAAATGAATGAGATTCTTGATGCTCGTACACGTTGGGATAGAAAGCAATATAAGAAATCATTTAAACCTGTTAACTAATGAATAAAAAAATGTTTCCTCATGGTTTTAACTCTAGGGAACTATATAATGGGTTAAATCCTAAATTATTAAAAGGAAGATGAGTAAAAAATAGATATAAAGATCGTAAGAATCTAGCTGCTAAGATTTTTGATGACTGTTTTTATGAGATCTTATTGGATATTATAAATAATAATGTTACCTTTGTACTACCTCTGCGTTTTGGGAATTATGGAGAAATTTCTATGAAACAAATTGCAGATGAAGACTTTAAACAAGCATATAGAAGAGGTAAATTTAATAATATTGATTTTGTATTATCTCAATTTACAGGAAACCAGCTAGTATATAGATATATGAAGCATAATAAAGAAACTATGGAAAAACCAATCTATGTTGATAAATATCTTAAAAAACTCATAGATCAATATACTGAAGAAGCAAAAGTGTATTATTAATTATGATTAAAGAATTAGACGATTATTTAGGTATTATACAAGAAAAATATCCAAAGATCTCAAAAGATGAGTTAAAAAGAGTTATAGAACATGGTTTTAATAGTTTTCATTTATTAGCTAAGAGTGGAGCAGATGTAGTTTTAGGAAATCATAACTATACTGCTTTTTGCGGAAAGATGTTTTTTGATGATTATAAAAGAGTTAGATATAATAATATTAAACATCGTATTAAATTAAGACTGAAATATAAGTACGCTCAAGAAGTATATAACGGAGCGTACTATTTCGGTCTAACTGAAGCTGAGTGAGAATTTTATAAAACTCAGATAACTTCAAAGCGTAGATCTAAAATAAAGTTTAGAGATTTGAAGTTATATAAAATACAAGAAGAGTGTTATTTAGATAGATCTAGAACACATTTCTTTAAATTATACTATCCAATTGATGTTGGATGGACATTTTTAAAAAGTGAAATCACAACAAGAAACTTTGAATATATAGCATATAGAGATGTAAAAAATAAAATAATAATGATTTAATATGGCAAAAGAAGAAATAATAGGGTCTCCTAGAAGAAATTTAGTTTTTGAAACTAGTGGGGTAATAAGAGTAAAAGTTGGAGATAAATATTATAAGTTAAATTATGATAAAGAAACAACTGATGATGAAGACGAAGAATCTATAGAGTCTAAAATTATAATTGTAGACGATATATTATTATATGAGACAGGGCAGTATGAATATCCTGGAGATAGAAAAATAATCTTTGCATTAAACGGAGGAATTTATTATACATTAGATAATAGTTATTTTAGTTTTAGTGATTCTCAAAATTCAGATGCTTCTCTTGAAGGGAATATAATATTTGATAATACTGTAATATTTAATGGAACCCCTCCATTTAAATTAAGTAGTTCAGAAGTTATAAGTAATCTTAATGCACAGTTTATTGATGGGCATAGTTGAAATGATATTCAAGCATTATTAAATAAACAGAACATCTCTTTTAATACATTAGAAACTACAGATGGAAAATTTATAGCTGAAGATGGAAAAGTTACATGTAATACAGTAGTTTGTAGTAATGCTAATATTAAAAAACTTAGTTTTGAAACTCTTTCTGGAAATATCTCAATTGGAGGAAATATAAGTGTTACAGCAAGCGAGCTAGATATTGATGGAAATCTATATGATCTTGGAATAAATATTTTACAGCTTCTATATAAATTATATTCTGTAAAAGGAATAAATACTAGTAAGACTACATTCGTTGAGTTTGCTAAAGATCTTGTAAAATCTGTAAATACAAGTTATAATTGACAAACTCCATCAACATATACCTCTCATCAATTAGATTTTGATAAACAACTTTTATCAGAATCTTTTTATTGGGAGCCAATAAACATTGAATCTTGAAAGAATATTTCGTGCATACCATTATCTGTTGCAGATAATTATTATATAGATCCTGAAGAAATTACAGAAGATACAGAAATTACTGAAAGTGCAGAAAATATTGCACGTTCATCTAATCTATATAATGAGATTATAACAAAAATTTACATTATTCCAGAGGAAAATAAATCTACATTTAATGGTGTCGTTTTAAAATTATATATAGATTCAGGATTTGTTACTCCTGGTACAGAGGGAGAATTAATTATAAATGAATACAAAAAAGATACATCTGAGGAGATTGAGAATATTAGTGCAAAGTTCATAGTCACAGGTATTAATAATGACGAAATATATGTACATACTACATACATTTCAGATAAAGCAAGCTTTCTAGCTCTTTCTTCAGAATCTATTGGGTTGTATGCATATTCAGAAGCTGAGAATCTAACTTCAGATACTGAAGAACAACCGTTTACCTCAATTAATGTACAATATTATCAAGAGCCTGAAGAAACTTCAGAGTATTATAATATTATACTAGAAACTAATCCTGAATCTATCGGTTTTTATCAAACTAGTAATACAGTTATTGGAAATTTATCTGTAATATCAGACGATATACTAAATCCTTCTGGAATAGGGATTTATAGTGATAACTGTTATTTAAATAACCCAACTATATGCCTATACAATAGTGCTGAACAAAAGAGTTATCTTAAAATATCTGCTTCAGGAACATCATTCGTTGGAATAAATGATGCTCAAGAAAATTGAATTAGTATCGAAAATACAGGTAAATGTAGTTTGAAGAGAGGCAATCTATATAATATTAATAACTATGATACTTTTTGTAAGTTTGGACCTTTAATTGTATATGAAGATGGTTCTGCAACTTTAGGAAGTGGAGATACTCAAATTACTATATCTGCATCTGGAGAAGTTAAGGTTCCTTCTGCAGCAATAACTACATAATAACTATGAAGAACAAATTAAATCAAATAAATCAGTTTAATGGAGGAATGATAAAGGATATAGAACCATTAATGGTTCCAAATACTGTAATGACTGATTGTTTAAACGGCACTTTAATTACTTATAATGGTAATGAATTTGCCTTACAGAACGATATGGGTAATTATGGGTTTAAAAATGGAGCTTTGAGTAATGGTTTTGTTCCTGTTGGAATGAAAGAACACCAAGGAGTATTATATATTATTTCATATAATCCAATTGACGACAAAGTAGAAATTGGAAGTTTTCCATCACAACAAACAATCTTTACCCCAATTGTAGATAATAAGGATGCTACAATTGAGGATATTATTATTGATAAAACATCTTTATATAAAGATTTAGAAGGTGAAACTAAAATCATACTTCTTAGTAAAGATCCTAATTTTTATTTAAATCCAGGAGATAAGTATCTTCTTATATATGAAAATTTAGATGAATATTCCTTTAAGGAAGCACTTGAACAGTTAAACAATAAATACTATAGACACTTAGTTCCTTATATTCTTACAGATGAAAATAAATTGTATAATATAGATGGGCTTCTTGAATTACAAGTCGATAAATCCACAACTAATAGAAGTGATTGGATTCCTGTATCTTGGGATATTCCTGGTTGGCTTGCTGTAAAGTTTAGTATTACGGTTCCAGAACAATTTAATATATATTTTGATAAAAGTAAGATATATGTAGATAATAGTGATTCAAATGCTATAAAAGTTTATCCAGGCGGAGATCTTAGAGTACAAACTTATTGGAATCTTGTAAATTATGCTGATGGAGATTTAGATAAGATTCAAAATAATTTAGTATATTTTTTACATGATTATGATACTTTAGATGAAAAAAATATAAGTAAATTATCTCCAATAAGTCTAGAGCCTAATCAATTAATATCTTATAATAATTTCCAGTCTATAATATTTAATACTATTGAGGCAAAAACGCTTGGAAACTACAAATATATTACTCCCGCATTATTAGTTGAAAATGAAGGTAAGAAAAATTATATAATATATAGTCAATTTACACAAACAATTTCTAGAGACCCTATAACAATAGATCCTAATGAAATACACTTTGGAAGAAATTATTTTAAATATTTTGTAGGAGATAATTCTCTAACAATGCTTACTTCTTGAGAAAGTTTTCCTGGAGTTAGCCTTCAATATAAGTTAGAAAGATATTCTACTTCAGATTCAGACAACCTCTATACCGCTATTGATTGGACTTCGGTTTCTGACATAATAAGCAATGGAACTATTATTATAGATATACCTTTTTCTGAAAATAGTGAAGATGTAGCAGAGTATGATACTACTCAAACTGGAGAATCTAAGATAAAAAATGTTAATTTTAATAAAGAGGATATATACTTTCTAAGTCTTCGTTATGTTATTAATATTGAATCTGGAAATCCTATTAGAGGAGATATAGAACCTGCCGAAAATAGAATTTATGCTACAGAACTTGTAAATAGGTGATATTATGTTAAAGATAACTTTAAGAGTATTACAGGACAAGACCTTGTAAATTATTTTGCGGATTATATAAAACTCGAACTTAATTCAGGTAATTATGCGTTTACAGAAACTGCTTTTTTAAAACGAAGAGGTAATGGAGATTCAAAGGATGAAAAAATAAATAATTATTCATTTGATTCTAGTGACTATTTTAGTGAAATTGAATTAGTATATCCAGAACCTCCTGGAGAAACATATGATACTTCTAAGATTGGAATTAAGACTATATTTAAACAAGGTAATACATATTCTATTAAAAAGGTAGGAAACTCTGAAGTATATACTATATCTGTTCCAAAAGACCAAAATGGAGACGACGGTAGATTATGAAGATGAATCACTTCTAAAGGTGTTACTGTTAATAATGGCAAGGCTATAGATTCTAAAGGCAATACTTATACACTACTCTTTAATAAAATAGATGGATCTTTTTCATTTGATTTGTTTAATACTTTTACAGTTACAAATACTGAATATAATATTGTAAAAGAAATCAGTAGTAATGATAAATATTTATATGAATATCATCCTATTGGAAAAACTAAAACTAAAGTTACAGATAAAGACGATACTCATACAATAGAATATAGACCTGAATATGTAGAATTTAGAAAAGACGGTTCTGGAGGAGATAAATGGTCAATGTGTTTCCAATGGAAAGAGGTAGGTCCTTTTACTATTAGGTTTGAAAACAATAAGTTGTATTATGGTGAGAATACAGAAGAATTCACTCCAGAAAAGAACTGACCTAGTGTTCTTGGAGATTTAAATATTTCAAGTGGAACTAATTGGCATAGAACAGATTGAAAACCAAATGGTCATTCTGCAACTAGTACAAAAAGTTATGCTGATGATTATGGATTTAATATATATAATTTCTATAATGCAAAGTATGGTAATGATAGTAGCCATTCTGGAGATTCTGGTTTCTTTGGCAGATACGGATCTGCAAATAATTTCTGCCTTGCAATGTCATATGAAACAAAAAATTCATGACCCTGTATATATTACTGTGCTAATAAAGCACCTTCAAATTCAAAGGAAGATACTTCTTATATTTCTAAAACTTGTATATATTCCTATCTTATGATGATATACTGTTTAAGATATTGTATGTCTTCTAAAAATAATATAATTTATTATTCTTTATATAACTATGGAGAATCTCTTATAAATCCAGTATATATAAAAACTATTAATCTTTCTGGAACATATGATTGAAAATATTTCATGGATGAGAGAGTTGACATTCCAGATGAAATAGATCTAATATTTAATGGAGTATCTTTTGCAGACAATAATGTAATATCTACAAATACAAATGTCAATTTTAATTGTATAGTTACTCCTGATGAGTCTTTTAAATATGAGCTCCAAAGGTTAATAGATAATAAGAATAGTGATGTAAGAATTAAAGTAGATGAATTAGAAAGACAGCCGAATATAAAAAGTGGAGATCTATATCTTATTCATGAGTATAATGAGAATGCAAATAAAGTGAAATTAACTAATGCTATAAAAAGTATGGTGTTTACAGATCAAATAAGATCTAATATGGATGCTACTTTAGAATTGTTTATGAGAGAGACAGATAATAATACGCGTTCTGTAGCAAGAGAGTTTATTTCTAATATATATGATGACGGGCAATAATGGATATAAAACTGAAAGTAAAAAAGTACAAGGATACTGGAGATATTGCTTGAGAGTATAATCCTTTACGTAATTTAAAAAAATCTGATGATCAGATTGATGATTTTACAGTAAGTAACTCTCAATTAAAATTAGATCTAGAAAATCCTATAGACATAGAATGTCAAAGTTCTTATGATGGAAGTACAAATTTAATATTCAACGATGATAAAAATCCTCCTAGAATAATAAATACTAGAGTAGCGTTATTAGAAAATAATAGATATAAAATTATAAATCGAAACCAAATTAAACAATCTAATTTATATACAGAAAATGAATTAGATCAACAAACTAGGTTATTTAGAAACGTTACTAGAATTCCAAAGATTCAATTTAAGAATGTAGATTACTTTGGGACTCTCAAAGGAGGTAATTATATATTTTATATAAAATATTCTGATAGTGACTATAATGAAACCGATATTGTTGCTGAATCAGGAATAGTGTCTGTATTTAAAGGAGATTTATCAAATCCTAAGACTTGTGTTGGAGCTTATATGGATGAACGTACTGATAAATCTATAATACTTTATCTTAAGAATATAGATACGTCTTTTAGTTATATAAATATATATTATAGTAGAACAAGTTGTGATGTAAATGGTATTTCTAAAACAGATTTTCATAAAATAAAAAAGACTTATGAAATAACTGATGTCAATCAAACAATAACCATTAATGGATTTGAAGAACTTGAAGACATAACTGCAGAAGATTTAAATATACAATATAACTACGTAGAGTCTGTAAAAAGCCAGGCACAAGTTCAAAATAGATTATTTTTTGCAAATGTTTCAAAACTTAAAGAAGACTCTGCTACTTTAAGTAATCTTGCGTTATATATTAATGTAGAAGAATGTCAAGAACATGATATAGGATATATTACAGATAAATATGGAATTTATAAAGGGGATATTACTGCTGCAGAATACTATTCTCCATATAATATATATTATAGACTTGGATATTTCCCTGGAGAAATTTATAGACTAGGAGTAGTATTTATATATAATGATGAGCATTTATCTCCTGTATATAATCTTAGAGGTATTGATTTTAATCTTTCAACTTATCATTTTAAAGAAAAAGGGGATAATGGAGAGATAATATCAAGTAATAAATGTAATTATGATTATAATATAGACTTAAGAGATCCTGAAACTATAGAAAATAAAGATTTTATATCTTTAGAAACTTTAGAAAATACAAGAGGAGTATTTAGATTTACTAAAGATAAGACTATTATTGATCATGACGGAAAATCTGTGAAGCCATTAGGATTAAAAATTAGAATCCCTGAATTTGTAATTAATAAATTTAAAGAACTAAATATTAAGGGATACTACTTTGTTAGGCAACAGCGTATCCCAACATTTTTATTCTCTGGGTTATCTATAGGAGTTGACACTGTAAGTGGAGTTCCTTGTCTTGATCTTTCTGAAGGAGGCCAAAATCCAAAGCTTGTAACAGAATCTTTTGTAAATAAAAATAAGGTATTGATTAACGATTATGATTCAAAACTTATATATAGTAACAATTGTAGCTATTCAGGATTATTATCAGCAGATGTTAAGTGCGATAAGCAAATGCAATCTCTACTTAATTCAGATAGATATAAATTAGTAGAAGCATACAAGTTTAATCAATATAACGCATCAGGGAGAAGTTATACCTTAGATTTAACAAATGTTGCAAGTACGAATGCAGAAACAACAAGCGAACTTTTATATATAGATTCGGATATTCCTCAGAAAATTATTAATGATAATATCTTTTGTACTAGAGCAGGAATGCAAGAAGAAATTAAACAACAAACCTGTTTTGGAAAAGAGGATATAGAATCAAGCGATGCTCAATTAGTTAGAGGAGTATTTACTGATTTTGTAGGATGTAACACTTTACTTGGTAAATCATCATTATATAATGTTTATATAAAAAATTACTCCGAAACATTTAATAAGGAATATTTTCAAATAAGAATCGATGATAATTCTCCTTACTTTGCAGTATCTGATAGATATGCTACAGATACTAGTGTAATAAAAGACAAAGATATTACAGATTGTACTACTGATTATAAAGACGTGGAAGGTAATTCTATAGAATTTAATTGGAGTATGATTCCAATATTATATCGTGGTGATTGCTTTACTTATACAACTACCATTAGGTTACATAGAAACTTCACTTCTCAAACAGTTCCTACAAATGATACAATAGTAGATTTTAATACTTGAAAAGATAATTTTAAAGGTATTAGAAATACTGAAAACTGGGATGATATAAATATTGGAGATATTAATGCAGTAGCTATTGGAAGTTGAGTAACATTTAAAGGATTATCTAATAATAATATTTCTCTTAGAAGTATTGATGAGTTTAATACAGAAGAAATTGCATTAATGGGAAATCCAAGAGGATTTTATCCTATACAAGGTATGTCTACTAAATCTTCTGCTAAAATTCCAGAAAGTAACTTATATAATAGAGGATATAGTACTACTCTAGGATTTAAAAGAAATTATAAGCACATAGATGTACCTTATGAGGTTGACGAGTTTGATACTCGTATAATGTTTAGTGATATTCAGGTAGATGGAAACTTTAAGAACTCATATAAGGTATTCCAAGGATTATCATATGAAGATTTAGATAGACAATATGGAGGTATAGTAAAAATTCTTCCTTGAGGAGGAAATCTATTAACTGTATTTGAACATGCTATAGCTATTGTTCCAATAAATGAAAAAGCTCTTATTCAAACTACTACTGGGCAAAATATTCATATGTATGGATCTGGAGTATTACAAAAGCAAATGACAATTATATCTGATATGTATGGTTCTATATGAAAAGACTCTATTATAAGAACTCCTAGAGCAGTATATGGTGTTGATACATATGCTAAGAAAATTTGGAGATTTTCTGATAGAGGTCTTGAACTTATATCTGATTTTACGATTCAAAGATTCCTTAATGATGAAATAAATCTTAAGGAACTTGAAAAAACAGTAGCATTAGGAACAAGAAATGTTAAAACTCACTTTAATGCTTATAAAAATGATGTTATGTTCACTTTTTATAATAGTGATAAAATTTGGAATATATGTTATAATGAAGTACGTAGCATGTGAGTTACTAGATATTCGTGAGTTCCTTTATTATCAGAAAATATAAATAATACATATTTTAGTTTTGATTTGCTTAAGAGTAAAATATTTAGTATAATAAGTAATAATCTTCGGAAAACTGATGATCTTGTAAAGGTAGGAGAAGAATGAACTGGAAAATATGTTACTTCTGATAGAGAATACTCAAAGTTTACTTTCACAGTTGATGGATATAATGGATATAATGTTAATAGTGTCGTTATAAAAGGATATTACTGAGACGAAGATGAAATAAAAACTGATTCACTTATTGAATGCAAAGCAAATGAAGAAACCTGGCTTATGGATGAAGTAAGTGAGAATTGGATTGAAATTAAAAATAAAAATGTTGGAAATGCTATAGATGCTGAATCAGAAGAGGACCGTCAGAAAATAATCTATGCTAATTATCTTAAACAGAAGGATGCAGCTCCGTTTTCAATAGAATTTAAAGATCTATACAGAAAAGAGGACAGAGGCTATTTATATTATACTATTGAAGTAAAATATACTCCATATGTTGTAACTTCATCAGAAGATAATCCTTCTGAAGATGAGAGTGGAAATCTTATGAGTAATTGTATTGTTTTTGGAATTGAACGATCATATACAGCTGGAGCTATTATTCCTTATGAGGTGCTAAAAGAATTCGACATGTTGAAATATCAAGATGATTGAAATAAGGCACTATTATATAATATTTTCGTACATGGTAGAAGTAACATTATTGATGAGATAAATTATTTTGATAGTGATGAAACAAATCAAATATTACCTACTAAATGATATAATAAACAGGAACCTTTTGAGTTTGAATTTATAGTTAATGAACCAAAAGGAATTCATAAAATATTTGACAATTTAGTAATAATATCTAATAATGTTGAACCAAATTCTATTGAAATAGAAATTACTGGAGATGTATATGAATTTAGTAAAAGAGCTATTTATAGAAATAAAACTTTTAATAAAAATGAATCTACAAACGCTAATTTCCCAGAAATCTATTTAGATAAAGAATCTAAAGAATCTAAAGAATCTAAAGGATATAAAACAGAAGTTACATGAGATCCAATTCGAAATGAATATTACTTAAATGTACATGCAGATTGTTTAAATATAAAAGAATATGGAAGACGATTAGGTAATATATACTATAGTGAAGATTCTTGGTATTTCCAAGTACAACCAATATATTATGAACAAACAAGCTCTAATGATTTTGAATCTCCATTAAAGGCAACTAAAGTTCGAGATAAATATGCAAGAATTAGAGTTAAATATAAAGGTGATAAACTTGTTATTATTACTGCATTACAAACATTAATGACTCAAAGTTATGCATAAAAGAATAAAAAAAATGGAAATAGGAGGAGTTAGTTCTGGGAATATTATTAGTCCAGATATGTTAAAACAGCTTGGTCTTAACTTAGGAAACTATAATGCTTTCATTAGTGCTTCTATGAATAAAATCAAATCAGATATTGGAAATTTTAAAGATACTAAATCTGATTCTGATGCAGATGAAAGGAATCCTTTCTCTACCGCAAAAGGTATGTTTTCACAAAAAACTGTAGATTCTGTTAGAAATTGACAGAATGATACATTTGCTGGAGCAGAAACTGTAAATAAGCTAAATGGCAAATTTGGAGGAGCTTTTCAAATGGGAGATCAGTTCATTGGAAATCTTAACACAGCCCTTGTAGGAAATGAGAAAACTGGATCTACTGCTCAAGTAATGTCTGGAGTTAAAGACATAGGACACAATGTAGTAAGTCAATTTAATCCTATGGGTGGAATGATTAATACTGGAGCTAAAACTATAGGAAATCTTATTGGAGGAACTAAAGATCGTGTTGAAGGTACTGGTTCTCAAATACAAGGAATGGTAAGTGATGGTCTAAGTATGCTTGGCCCTATTGGAATGGCTGCTGGAGCTGCATTAAATTTAATTAATGGTATTGGAGGAAAGCGTATTAATAAATTAGTAGATAATACATCTGATATTAGTAACGAATATAGTGGTTCAAAGAAATTTATCAGTAATAGTATTGATAAATATAGTAATAAAAAAGCTGGATTATTTGACTTTGGATTTCATCGAAAAGGCCAAAATGCTATAACTAGAGCTAGAAGAATGCAAAATACTACTTTAGATATTACAGATGCAGGTAAAAAGCGACTGAATAATCAAATAGGTCAGTCTCTTGCTAGTAAAAACTTCAATACTTATAATGGATTAGATAATATGTATTCCTTGGCTAAAAACGGAATGAAATTTCCTGAATTAGATGAAGCTAGAGCATTCTTACAGAAACGACCAACACAATCTACAGAAACACAAAAATTCCAACTCGGAGGTAAGATGAATTTAATTCCTGAAGGAAACTTACATGCACATAAACATCATTTAGAAAATGTAAATCCAGAATTAAAAGATCAAATTACTAAAAAAGGAATTCCTGTAGTAGCACAATCTGAAGGAGGAATTGTTCAGACAGCAGAAATTGAAAAGGAAGAATGGACACTTAGAAAAGAATTTACTGATAAACTTGAGGCTTTATATAAAGCATATCAAGAAGATTCATCCAACGAAATTGCAATTGAAGCTGGAAAATTAGTTTGTCATGAACTATTAAAGAATACAGATGATAGAAGTGGACTAATTAAAAGTGTGAAATAATATGCCATTAGATATAAGATCACAAGTTGTTACAGCTCTGGATAATATTAATAAAAATCCAGAGCTGTATACTCCTCCAAAACCAACTATACCTTTAGAAACAAGAATCAACGATTTGAAAGAAGCTAATCCTAGTAAATATAGAGACTATATTTCTACATTAACAACTTCTGCAAATAATGGAAATGAAAAAGCTAGAGAGTTATTAGGAAAAGTAGGAGAGGATGCAGCTAGACAAAGAAGAGGGTATGAAGGATTAAATAAAGCTATTTATGCTCCAGCCATAATTGGAGCAGGAGCTTTAGCAGCTCCAAGTGCATCTTGAATATATAGTCAATTGCCAAAGTGAATCAAAACTGGAATTGATATTGGATTAACTGCTGATGGAGCTAGAAATTTATTTAGTGGGGATGGTATACAGAAAACTTATAGAGAAACTAAAGCAGGAAATTATGAAAAAGCTATTTTATCTGGAATAGGAGATATTTTAGATATAGTTGGCGGTATATCTCTTACTAAACGTGTTGGAAATGGATTAATAACCAGAATAGGAAATAGGAATATCTATACTTATAATAATATTTCCCCTGCAAGTTATAAATTTTCAGATCATAAAAAAGAAATATTGCCATGATTTAAAGATTTTGTTTTTAATAAAACAAATTTAAATCCAAAATACACACTTCCAGATAAGTTAGGTGGTTTTGTAAGCGCTAAAAATGCTACTAATGAATCTAAAGTTCATATTGCAAAAATAGGAAGAGATGAAGCCTGAAGAAAATATCTTGGTATAGAATCTAAACATCCTGTTTTTATTTCTAATCAAGATGGATCAGTATCTTATAATATGCCTTATTTAAGATCTTTATTAAAACCAGAAAATACAAAGTTACCTACGGATTTTCAAATTAAAACATTTGAGGATGGTATTAAAAGAGATTTTATAACTGGAGCATTTGGAGGAGTTGATCAAAATATTGGAATAGATAGATTAAATAATAGTACATTAAAAAATATATCGAGGGAAGCATTATTACCAGATAGAAAACCATATTTTCGTTATGAATATTTATCTCCTCAAGAATTAAAAGATTATTCAGATATAGTTTCATCTAATGGAAACGATAATTTTACTGTAATTGATGGAATTAGAAAATATGGTAAATATCATATGAAAAATATTTGAGATCTGCATCCTTTCAAAGATAAGAATAATAGTACATCTGAAATATTATCTATTCTATTACCTAAAAAGTTGTCTCATTATGAAGTTGGTAAGATTTTAGGTGGCAAACCATTTACCTTAAATACTTATATTGACTACTCAGATAATTTTTACAAAGGTCATTGAAGAGGACCTTATAAAAACAGAAGTTGAAAAATGGGTTATAAAGATCTTAAACAATCATTATGATAATGAAAGAAACAATAATTGAAATAGCAGATAAGAAATATAAAGTCTTACTTGCAGAAACGGAAGAGGAAAGAACTCAAGGACTTTCTAATGTGGAATCTATGGATGATGATGAAGGTATGCTATTTGTTATACCTGAAAATCAGGGTCAGGTTGTATTTAATACAGAGGAAATGGAATTCGATATTGATCTAGTCTTCATAGATCAAGATGGTGAAGTTTATAATGTTGTATTAGGTAAAGCTCATAGTTCTGATTTAATTACTTCTACTCCTGATGAAGAGAATGGCAGAACAAAATATGTACTTGAAGTTAATGCTAATTCTGGTATTCAGATTGGAGACGAATTAGACTTTGAAGAGGATATAGATGAAAAAGAAATTGATAAAATGTATATTCTTGGATCTGATGGAAAACCTCAAATGGATTTAGTTGGTGGCGAACGTATTTTCTCAAGAAAAAATTCTAGAACTTTAATAAAATTAGCAAAAAGAGCTAATAAAAGTAAAGCTGATTCTGATTATGCTAAACTTGGAAAAAAGATTTTTAAATATATAAATGAACAGGATAATCGTCCAAGTGAGTTTATCGAATCTCCTAAATAGATAAAGAAAAAGGAGAGTAATTTCTTACTCTCCTTAAAAGATACTAACTATCTTTTATAACCCTATATTGCCTCATGTTTAATCTAGCATCTCCAAAGAGAATGAAATAGACTCATTTTATACTCTTGGGTTGTGGAACAAAGATAATATAATATTGCTAATGTAGCAAGTGTTTTCATAAAAATTTAGTGTAAATGAAAATTTTAGTAATTTTATTTGGATATTAAGAACTAAAGTGTTATCTTTGGGCATTAAATGAATATATGACAATGAAGAAGTTAACTACAGAAGAATTTATAGAAAAAGCTAATAAGATTCATAATAATAAGTATGATTATAGTCAAGTAAAATATGTAAACTCTAGAACAAAAGTTTGTATAACTTGTCCACAACATAATCAATTTTGACAATTAGCTAATTCTCATTTGCAGGGACAAGGTTGTCCAAAGTGTAGTGAAATAACTAAAAATAATAAATTAAAAGTAGATAAAGAAACGTTATTAAATAAATTTAATTTATTATATAATGGTAAGTATGAATATAATTTAGATAATATGAATACTTTACATGATAAAATCAAAATAAAGTGCTCGAAGCATGGTTGATTTTATCAAAGAGCTATACATCATTTAAATAGACACGAATGTCCTTTATGTAAACAAAGAGGTAAGAAATACACTACAGAAGAGTTTGTTATTAGGGCAAAAGAAGTACATGGCAATAATTATGATTACAGCAAAACTGTGTATACTGGAAAGGAAAACTTAATAGAAATTATTTGTTATAAACATGGTAGTTTCTGGCAAAACCTCATAATCATATTAGTGGGTGTGGTTGTCCAAAATGTAAAGCAACAAAGACTCAATTAAAAATATTTAATACTCTTTGTAATTCATTTCCAAATGAAGTTTGAATTTGAGAATATTCAAATAGTTGATTAGGTAATCAAAGAATTGATATTTTTAATCCTAGAATAAACTTAGCTATTGAATATAATGGAGAACAACATTATATGCCAGTAAGTGCTTTTGGAGGAGACTTAGAATTTAATAAAATACGGTTAAGAGATAAACAGAAGATTAAAAAATTAAATGACCATAATTGTATTATTTATATAATTCCGTATTATGAATTTAATTTAGATAATATAGTTAAACAAATAAATAAATATTTATATGAAAATAGTTAAATTTCTACAAGAAGGTGGAGCAGCTCCCGCACCTAGTGCAGCACCTGCTGGTCCTCAGGGTGGACAAGATCCACTACAGATGTTAGCCGAAATGGCAGCTCAAGCATTACAGGCACAAGATTGCCAGGCAGCAATGCAAGTATGTGAAGGCTTTTTAGCACTTTTACAGCAAGCTATGAGTGAAGGTCCGCAGGGTCCTGTAGGTCAAGCTCCTGAAGGAGAACCAGTTTTCAAAAAGGGTGGAAAAATGGTAGGTCGTAAGAAATGCGCTAAAAAAGAAAATGGCGGAGAAATGAAAAATAAATTTTTCGGCAAAAAGTAATTTAATGATCATTAGATAAAAGGGAGATTTGACATGATCAATCTCCCTTTTTATATATAAAGTAAGTGTGATAAAATGGCACAAGTAATTAAATATCAACAAGGCGGTTCTACTCCTACTCAAAAATACGGCACTTTTACTATAGATGGTAATCAATATCAGGTTGATGATGATTTTCTAAATCAGATGTCTTCTTATGGAAAAACATTAGATCAAGATACTGCATATCAATTTAGTAAAATAACTGATGCTCTAAGATCAGGTGCTAATTTATCATATAATTCTAGTGCCGATAGATTAGAAGGAGTACAGTTTGATGTTACTAATAATCAAGCAGAACGTTTAGGTAAACGTCGAAGTAGACTTGGCAGAAGTTTTGGAAATCTATGAAGGGGAAAAGAAAATACTGCAAGAAATGCAGTTCATGCTTTAAAGGATTTTCAATATAAAAAGCCAGTAGAAGCATTAGATCCAATTAATATTAGAGATTGGTCTAGTGATATTACTATGGAATATAAGCGTAATAAAGATACTGGAGATTTTGAATTAGTAAATGGAAATAGAGTTTATATAAATGGAGCTAATAATCTAAAAGCAACTAGAAGACTTCGTAGTCTAAAAGATATTGCAGGTTATGGGGATAATGATCAATTTAAAGGCTATAATGATTTAGATAAGCAAGCTTATATAGACTTTTACAATAAATATGGTGAGCAAGGCATAGAAGATATTATATCTAGGCTTGAACAAGGAAATTGGACGGATGAAGATGCTATGGCATTAGATGATATTGGTATCTTTTTAGAAGGAAGTAAACCTGTTCAAGCTCAAAAAGAAGTAGATCCTGTACAAGAAGAACTTAAGAAAACAAAAGAAAACTGAAGTAAAGCAGGATGAGATTATGATAAGTACCATAACCTATTTAACGTTGATTCAAATGGGAATGTAACTATAAATAATCCAGAATTATTATCATATATTGGAACTGGAGATGCATGACTTAATAATGAATTTAAAAGAAAATATGGAAGTTATGCGGATTATATTCCAGATGACTCTGGTTTATTTGTTATTAATGGAAAAGTATATAGGGGTGATGACCAAGATAGTTTATCTAAAATTCAAAAGTATTTAGATTTTGTAGCAGATAATAAGAGAACTGCTGGTAATTCTTCAATTATTAAACAATATTGGGATGAAAATCGTTCTAGATCTCCATGGTTTAGTACTTCTGTTGATTCAGAAGGTAATCCAATGTGGTCCCCGTATTTTCAACCAAATCGATATGCTGCAGATCTAACTGGTAACTATGTTAGACAAGCAGGTGATCCTTTAGTTTATGATTATTTTCCTAATTACAATCCTGAAGATTCTTCTCAGTTTGATCCCTATGGACACCCTTTAAGAACTTTAGCAGAAAGAGTATATATTGATCCTTTAACTAAACAAAGAATTAATTATAATAATACTTTACAAGAGCAATTAGATCCAAATATAGTTAATTCTTACTATGAAAATAATCCTACAACTGCTTTTAATAGTTACTATACTATAGGAAATACTGGAGGATATAAAGAAGTAGCAAGTACTGGAGATGCTTCAAATCCTCAAACAAGAGCTACATTGTATTATAATCCTCAAACTCAATTATACTATTTTCATGACGAAAACCCAGGAAATGATAACTATACATTAAATAGTCGTTTACCTGGATCTGAAGATAGTATGAGAAATTATTATTGGAATATTGATTCTCGTTTAGGACAATATATTGAGCAACATCCTGAAATCTTAAGAGATCCAGAAGTTAAGGGATATATTAGTGATATTATTAGAAATCCATATATAGCTACAATTAGTACTCGTCATGCTAAGTTTAATCCAATTATTGGACAAAAATATCCTGATTTATATCAATTATTTCAGGATTTAATTAAAACTCAAACGCTTGGTAAGTATCAACAACAATATTCAGGAACAGGAGGTAATTCTGCTCTAAGAAGTATTACTACTCCTGAAGGCTTAGAACAATTAGGTTTAGCTTATAGAGTTCCAAGTAATAAAAATGGAGGAGTTATTAAATATCAAATTGGAGGAGTTGCTGCAAATAGAGTTAATAGTGCAAAAGCTAGTAAACAAGCAATTCAACAATCAGATAAAAAACTTCGCGCTGCTGGAGAAGAAAAAACTATTGGAGATGGTACACAATTAACTGCTTCTGATAAAGCTGAGATTGCAGCCTTAATTGCAGATGCTGCTTCCTTAGGTGCTACTTTTGTACCAGGAGTTGGTAATATTGCTGGTGCTGGAATTGGTGCAGTAGGCTCATTAACTGGGTTTGGAGCAGATGTTTCTAAGGATGGATTGGATTGGGGTGATGTCGGTAATTTAGCACTTAATTTAGGATTAGATATTGCTACATTACTTCCAGTTGTTGGTTCAGGAGCTAAAGCAGCAAAAATAGCTAAAGCTTTAAAGAAATCTAAAGCTGTTGCAAATGCTGTTAAGTGAGCAACTAGAGGAGTTAGTTTTGGAAGTGCTGCATCTGGATTAGCAACTGCATGAGAAAATATTCAAGATGGTAAATGAACTATTAAAGATGTTCGTACTGTATTAAATGGAGTTAGAGGTTTTGCTAATTTAAAACGTAACACAGGAAGTGCAAAATTAAAAGGAGGAAACTCTGATATGGTTACCTTAAAACCAACTAATAATAAAAATCTTCCTACTATTAAATTAGGTCGTTCTGAGATTGAGTCGGTCAATTCACTTCCAAAAAATCAAAAAACTGAAAAGTTAGAGGAAATAATTATTGGAAAATTAGGTAAAGCTAAAACAGATAATGTTACTGACTTACTTTCTGAGTATGGTATTAAACGTTCTTCTAATGTAAATTTCAATTGGAGAAAACCTTGGAAGTCTTCAATAGGTAAAGGACTTAATATAGGACAATTTAAATATGATGAACTTCCTAGTACTTATAGAAATCCAGATGATATGGGTTGGTGAAATTGGAATAAGACTGCTGCTACTAGAGATGCAAAAACTAATAGAAGTAATCCTTATTTTAAGAATTATACAGATAAGCAAACTTCTCAAGTTCAAAGATTTTTTGGAGGACCTGAAATGTTTACATCGGTTACAGCTCTAAAACGGAGACCTATTACAATGCCAATCTATTCTAACTTAGCTCCTAACTTAGGAATATTTAGTAATCAACCACAACATCTCTGGTATTATAAACCAGAGAATAATCCAGTATTTTATAAAAAAGGCGGTAAAATTATAAAAGCACAACCTGGTACTAAGTATCCTACATTTAGTACTCCAATAGATCAAAATTGAACTAGTGTAGCTGATTATATGCTAGATAAAAATAATAATCCGATTAATGTACAAGTAGATCCAGTTGCTGTTGTTGGAACTCCTATTAAACGTGCTTCTACAAGCTTAAATAAAGCTGTTCAATCACCTCAAAATACTGTAGTGAGGAATCAGTATAATTCAATTTTAAATGATGCTAAAATGGCTCAAATTAATAATAATCTTGGGTTTAAAGGAAGGTTAGATTCAAAAGAAGAATTACTTAATGATTCTACTAGTAGAACTTTGTCTAATTTAAACAGATCCTCATATAATACAGATAACTCTGATTATACAGCTTTTGGACATGGCAAAGGAAAAGGATTTAATATTAATCCTGATATGGTAATGGGAATAGGAGACTTTATTACTTCTACAATAGGTATCAATCGTACTACCCAAAAAATGAAAGATGCCATTCGTAAAGGAATGATAGGTTCTCAACAACAAATGCCTACTGAGTTTTACTCTAGATTTAGTGATAATGGGTTGCATAGAATGTATAATGATCGCATTAAAAGTATGCGTCAATATAAGACATCGACTAGTGATCCAAATAAAGTATTAGCAGAAAGACTTATGAGAGATATGAATGTTGATCAATTAGAAGGAGAAAGAGATGCTAAATTTTCTCAAATGATAGATCAATATAATGATAAGTTACTTGCTCAAAAACAACAATACGCTAATATTAGAACTCAGATAACTAATGAGAATAGAAACCGTTGAGCACAAGGTTTAGCTCAGTTAGATATGGCTGATGCTAATAAGATTACGCAACAAACTCAAAATGTTAAGAATCTTATTTATCAGTTAAGAGGAGACTATGCCAAGGATCTAAATGAAAAACAAGCTTTACAAGCTCAATTAGCACAACAAAAGGCTGCTGGAGATTTCAGTAATTGGCTTACTAATTTTAGAAATAGTAAAATTAATGAGTTCTATAATTGGCAACAGAATGAGGGTAAAAATCCAGAATATAGTGGTTGGAAAATCGATGATTATTTAAATTACAAATATTCTGGAGATATTGCTACTAATAGAAGTAAATATGGAATTGAGGCTTTAGTTAATCCTTATCAGCAATCTCAAAGAAGATTTTGGCTTGGAGGAAACAAATTAGATACAAAACCATATTTAGTTAATTATACTAATCCTGAGCAAATTCCTATTCAAAGATTTATACCTTATAGTTATAAATCTGGCGGTAGATATTTACGTAAAACAGATGAGCAACAATATCTAGACCAGCAAAAAGCTATCAATAAGGCTGTTGGAGAACTAAATAATAACATTATTAAGTTATTTCTAAAAATGATGTCATAAATATGAAGATAAAGAGATATCAAAACGGGGGTATTAGTTATACCCCCTTTTTTAGAGATGCTGCAGAGCCTACACAAGTTGCTACTCAGACCTCTAAAACAAGTGAAAATAAAGAAGAACAACTTATTCAAAAAGAAATTATTAATGTTCTTAAAGAGAATGGGTTACCTAATGATGTAGATTACTTCTTAGATAGAGCTAATAGTTTTTTAAGAAAATCTCAAAACTTAGGTGAATTATTTGTATCTGGGCAGAGTAATCAATATGATATGTCTGATTTAATTAGATTACAATCTTTAGCTAATAGAATTAAACATAATAATGAATTACATGAAACTGCATCAGAACAAATTATTAAAGAAGGATCTGGGTCTGAAGTTGCAATTAGTAATGAAGGTAGCTTATATGTGTATGATAAAGACGGCAGTATTAAGACTATATCTGCAGATACTTATTATAAAAATCCACAAAAATATCAAGCATTAACTAACTCTCAATTAATTCATCTTCGAGAAGAACGTCCAGAACTAGCATATAATAATAGTATCCTTACAGATTTATCTAATACAGTTGGAATGAAATCTATAGTAGATTATGTAAAAGCTACTATTGGAGCATTTGGAACTAATAAATCCTCAAACCAGTTTGATAGATATACTTCTAAATATCAGAATAAAATTGAAAAAGGATTTGAACAATTATTAGGATTTAATGGGCCTGATGGAATATATAAAGTTACAGAATCAAATAGTACATCTAATCAAGGATATCATGATAAAGAAAGTCTTGATTTAGCCGTTAATTATTTATATAAGACGCTTCCGCAAAATATGAAAAATACCTTAAGAGCTCAAGCAGCTGCTGAAGGTTTTAATCCAAGTAATCCTGAAGATGTAAAACGATTACTACAAATTGCTGTAGTTGAACATACAAATCATAGTGTAGAAAATACACAAGCTTTAGATTATGATTCAACTGCATCTAAAGCAGGCAGTGGAAGTTCTGGAGGAACTGATAAAGATGTTAATAGAAGCTCTCTAGAAACTATTGCTGCAGGTAGAGTTGTAGATCCTAAAATTGCAGTTTTATCAACATCTGATGCCAAAGGAGGGTTAGAAATTGTAACTAGGGATTATCCATTACAAGATAAGAATGGCACACAAGTAACTCAAAATACATTAAAAAATGTATTGGATAAGGCGGAAATAGGTAATATTGTTGATAAAAATTCTATTTTCTTTGGAGATCAAAGAATATCCGATATTGATTTAAATAGAATTGTTTGAGATGGTTCTAGTTCACTTAGTAGAATGTGACTTCCAAAAGATCGAAATGCAGAACAAATAGGAATTTATAAACCTGACTTAGATGCATACGATCGATATACAAAATTTGAGGAATGGATTGAAGATAATCCTAATGTATCTAGACAAAGAATGATAGAAAAACTACATGAATATGATCTAGATTTAGAGTTTGATACTGAAACTAATAGATGGAAATTCAGACCTGAAGATATGATGGTATTTTTTGGATTATCAGGCTATGCTAGTGACAAAGCTATTGATTTTGATAGTGATTCTCCTTGGTTATGACATGTTGATGGGCCAGATAAAGATAGAATATTTGATATCTATTCAACTTATGTAAACTATGGAGGAGATGTAGTAAAGAAATCAGACAAAAAGGTTGATAACTTTAAGCCAGGCTTCTTTGGAAAAATATTTCATGGCAATAAAAATTCAATGTATAAAGGAATGATATTTATGCCTATGCATGATTCTAAACTTGCAACTGTTGCATCTAATCATGAAATTGGAAGTGCTAGTGAATATAGAGATATATATAATCAGGCAAATCTGAAAAAACAACGACAAAGTATAAGAGCTAATTTTTAAAATATGATGGATCAGAAGAAAAATGATTGGCTGGCGGCATTATTTTTTCAGCCAGACAAAAGTGTTCAAGAGTTAGTTAATTTAGGAATAACTCCTGATAACTCTAATGTTAAAGATAGAGAATATTATAAAGGTATACCAGAAATACAAGAGGCGTTTAAAAACGATAGAGGAGAATTTGATAATCAAAAATTCGATACATATTATAAAGACGTTTTAGACTTATATAATCGTGCAGATGAAGCTAATTTAGCAAGTACTGCTATGGATTCATTTACATATGATCCTGCAGATTATTTTGCACCTCTCGGCGGCGATGTACTGGATGTTAGTTCAAGATTAGTTAAATTCTCTAATCCTGAAAGAAGAAGTCGAGGTATAGTTAATCTATATGAAACTTCTGATCCAACTATGTCGATACGTGAAGTAGCACAAACAAATAAGATATTTAATTATGATACTGGTAAGTTTGAGGATTGAACACCTAATGAATGAGGTGGGTTAGGTGCTATAGCTCGTCCTACACTTGTATTAGCTCAATGAGATGAAGATGGAACTCATGAAGTAAATGGAAGAACTGTTTCACATAAAGCAGGAGATCTAAAATTTAATAGTGAAGGAGATCCATTTTATGAAACATTAGGAAATAGACCGCTTACAGGAAAAGATATTCTACATATATCTGATACATTAACTGTTGATGGAAGTAAATGGAATAAATATGATTTCTTTGATTCAGATGGATTAGATAAAAGTGTTGGAGGCACTTTAGCAAAGGTCTTGTTTAAAGTAGGACCAATGCTTATTCCATATGTTGGACAAGTATATGGTGGCATGACAGCTGCTATTGAAATAGGAAAATTATTCCCAGTATTATTTAGAAGTATCGAAGGTATTGCTAAGGGAGATTTAACTAATTCTAAATCAGCACAAACTGCTACTAATATTCAAGCTTGGCTTTCTAGATTTGATGGAAGTGTTTCTGATTATGGAAGAAATAGTTTCTGAAATGTAGAAAGCATTGGAAAATTAGTTGAAGATAGTTCAAGACAATTATTTCAACAAAGAGTAATTGGACAAATACCAAAGTGGATAGTAGGTAAAGAAAATGTTAGTGAGAATACAATTAAATGAGGTAGAGCCTTATCTTTAGCTTATATGGCAGGAACCTCTTCTACAGATGCTTATGATGCATTTAAGCAAGCTGGAGCATCTGATAGAGTTGCAGGATTAGGAATGTTATCTGTAATGGGAGCAATGTTTACATTAATGAATAATGACTATTTTAAAGATTTTTGGTTTAAAGGTACATATCTCGACCGTACATCTGTAAAAGGAGTTATTAAAGACGTTGCTGAAAAAGTAACTAATGAAAACATCAACAAAGGAGTTGTTTCTCCCAAAGCTGCTGCAAATTGGGTAATGAAAACTAAAAACCAAATTCAGCAGCGAATATCCAAAATGAAACCTGGAAATATTTTATATGATAGTTTCAATGAAGGTTCTGAAGAAGTAATGGAAGAGGTTTCATCCGACATAATAAAAGGATTTTATTCAGCTTTAAACGCACTGGGTATTATTGATGAGGATAAACAACTCGATTTTGGTATAAGTACAGAAGAAGCGTTTGCACGTTATACTTCTGCATTTATGGGAGGTGCTATTGGTGGTGCTGTATTTAGTTTACATGAAAAATGAGATTCAAGAATTAATTCTATAAATGATGAGGCAATTCAAAAACCTAATGATTCTTTACAAGAAATTATATACTTAATAAGAAATGGCAAAACCTCTGATTTAAAAAGAGAATTAACAAGATTACGTGATAAAGGAGCTCTTGGAAGTAGAAATCTTTCGGGTAAATCGTTTGAACTTGTTAAAGAGCCTGACGGATATAAAATTAATTACGAATCTGCAAAAGAAGGAGAATCTCAGAACGATGTTATTTATAACCAAATTAATAGTTACATCGATCGGATTGATAGTATTATCAATGAAGAGGGGTTAAACATTTCTGATGAGGAATTACAAGCATTATCAGCTATGACTGGTATTAATGTAACTGAAAATTTAGCTAAGAATATTCAGAGAGAAAGCCTTAAAAATCAGTTAATTGAAACTGGAGTTTATAGTAAAATATTCTCTGATTGGAATGATCTTACAGAAGATATCTTAAAAACTAAAGTAGCTTTAGAATCTAAGATTACTCCTACTGAACTTGAGCCTAAAACTCCTAAAGATGCGGATAACAAAATAGCAGCAGCTCAAAATGATGTAGAATTTCAAAGACTAAAAGCAAAACTTGATGACTTAAGAGCAAAACGTGATAAAATAGTCTCTGGAGAACTTAATGACTATTATTTTGGACAAGCAAGATTTGCGGCTACTCCTGCATTAGCAACAGCCTTTGTTGATGATTTAGGTATTCATAATTTTACTAAAGTTCGATATCAGAAAGACTTCGATCAATTAACATCTGATGAAAAAGTTGTGATTAAAGAAGAATATGAAAAATATTCTAAATCAACTGAGAAAACAAAGGTGTTTGCTGCGTATGATTTATTTAATAGTCTAAATGAATCTATTGCACAAGATTTAGTAGCTGTATCTCAAAAAACTGTAGACTTAAGTAAAGCTTATGCTCCAGGTGAAACTATTCAAACTAATCGTATTAAAAATATTGATAAAGAAATTGCTAATCTAAAGGCACAAATAGATGAAGCTATTTCTAAACTTCCTGAAGGAGTTGAAATTAATGAAGAAGTATCTGAACTTCAAACTAAATTACAATTAACTGAAAACTACAAAGATTTCTTAGTTAAAAGACATGAATTTGGATTAACTCAGGAGCTGAGTGAAGAAGGTAGAAAAGTATTAGCTAGACCAGATACATTTATAGCTGATAATGAAGCTGCCTTAAATACATATGCAAATAGCTATATTGACTTCTTAAACTATTTAAAGACCAATTCTTTATATACTGATGTAACAGATGTAGACCTTGTTGCATTAATGAAGAGTTATTTTTATGTAAATGGATTTACTGAAGGAATTGCTGCAGCTAATTGAGAAAAAGCTATTAATACATATATAGAAAGAACAGAAGGTGATAGTGTAGGATATGAGTCAATGACTCTTGGAATTGCAAATGACTTAGCTGTTTTTCAAGATATTGTATCAAAAGGAGATATAAATCAAATTAAAACTGCATATCAAAATCTTTTACAAAGTGATGGATTAGTAAATTTATCAGACTTTTTAGGACAAAGTGCAGATGAAATATTAGCTGGAATTATTCCGAGAATATCTGGAAGAACGTTTATTGATTTTATTAATGAGGTTTCAGATCTTAAATCTGAAATTAAGGTATCTCCTGCATATGAGTTATTAGAAAAATTTGCAGTATCTACTAATGGAATTAGTCAAAATATTGTTAATTTGATTGTAAAAGAGTATAATAGTTACCTTAATAGTGATTCATTAGAGGATTATATTATTAATAATAAGGATGCTTTAACTAGACTTAAAGAAACCAGTAGATTTATTGATATTTTAAATTCTCTTGTTATTGCTTCTATAGATGGAGGATATAACACTCAAATTAATAAGTTCAAGAAAAAATTAGCTAAAGATCTGCTTGCAGAAATTGATACAGAAACTGCAGTTAATATGTCTTCAGATCTTAAAGCAATTAAAGTTAGACTTGATACATTAATAAATATTGCAGAAAATAATAATGCACAAAAAATTAGAGAACAGAAAGATATCGCTATTAATATGAGACAGAGATTTACAAATCTGTTGCTTAATAATGAAAATTCTGTAATCAAAGATAAGTTTGCATCATTATTTAACTTAGATCTTAACCAATTAATTGCTGAATCAGATTTTCCATCAGGAGAAATTAAGGAGAGTAATTTTAAAGAATTTGAAGAGGCTTCTATTAGATTAGAAACTAAAATCTATCAACTTATAGATGATCAAAAATTATCTAATAGCGAAATAGTTGACCGCATCACTTCACTATTCGAACCAACTTCTTTAATTACAGCAAGACCTACTAAGCTTGCTAGAGATACTGAAGCGATTACTGATTATGATCAGGCAGTTTATTTATTATCTTTAATTGCATATCCTTCTGCAAATTTCTATAACAACTTAAAAACTGTTATTACTGATGAATCATTTAATAAAGCTCCAATTTTTTCTCAAGAATATGCAATTAGATTAATACATGCAACATCTGAAAGAAAAGATTTATTTAATGAATTTGTTAAATATTTATCTGCAAAAGCAAAAGCTACATCAGATGATAGCTATATACAGAATAAAAGTCAGTTATTAAACTTTATTGCAACATTTGGAGGAGCAGGTACAGGTAAAACACAAGGTGTCGCTTATGTACTACGTAAAATGATGCCTGCATATAAAATTGTAACTGTTGCTCCAACAAGGAAACAAACAGATCGATTATCTGCAGCAATTGAGCATGACGGTTTATCATATACGAAAGCAGAATTAATTGAACAGATTCTGGGAAAACAAATTTCTGAATCAGATATTAATAAAATTGTTGGAAGTGATGAAATACCTACATATACTCTTAAGGATTTAAAATTAAATCCAGCTACAATGTTTGCAGAAACTGAGAATAGAATCATATTTATTGATGAAATTAGTCAGTTTTCTAAAATCGATCTTGAATTAATTACAAGATGAGCAAATAAAAATAATATTTTAATTGTTGGATTAGGAGATTATAAACAAAATTCAGCTTATATTTTCTATGAAAATGCAAGGAGAAATTTAGGAATTGAAGATACTTATTTTACACGTACTCCAAATTTAACTGCTCCATTACGTCCAAATAATATTGCAAAATATGATAACTATACTATTTTAAATAGCATATTAGATCAAACTTGAGATAAATACTATGATAATCCAAGTATGCTTGAAAGTGAGATCGATTTATTAACGAAACAGATATTATCTGAAAATAGTATTAAACTTAAATATTTTGAAACTACTGAAACGTTTGGTGGAGAGAAATTTATTAATAGTTCAGATGAAGTACCTAAAATAGTAGAAAAGTTATCTAAATTATCTAATGATATTGCAATTATAACTGATAATCCTGCTAAATATACTGCTATTAATAATGTTAAAGTAGTAGGATTAGATAGTGTCCAAGGCGATGAGTTTGAATTTGCAATCATAGACAAGAGTTGGAAAGATACAAGTGGAAAGCATTATTTAACTCTTAAGGATTTATATACATTAACTCAACGTTCTACAAAAGGTACAATTATTGTAGATAACGGGATTAGTCTAGATTTAAAGTTAAACACAATTAATGATATGACTAGTGCAGGAAGTATTGAAGTATCTCCTGAACAAATTAGTGATTTCAAAGACTGAAGAACTAAGTTATTAGAGAATAGTCCTGAATCTATTGATTATGAAGAAGTAAATCCAAATCCAATTGTAGCTGAACCTGTTATACCAACTTCAGAACAAAATATTAAGCCAAGAGTAGAACCTACACCAGAAGCAGAAATAGTTAGTGAATCTCCTAAGGAACCAGTTAGACAAGCTTCTGTAGAACCAGAGACTAAAAATACTGTAGCTGAAGCACAAAGCAAACAAACATTCAATAGTAATACTGGAGAACAACCTCCTGTTACAGATCAAAATCCAGTACATGCTCCTAATGTTGAACAATCTGTTACTCCTCCTGTAGATATACTTGAAGAAGTTCCTCAGAATATAGGAATAACAGATAATCCTTTAAATATTTCTAAATGGAATGATATTGCAGATTTCTATTTAAATAATTTATGAAATTATGATCAAGCTACAGAATCTTCTTTATTTAATATATTAGGAATAAAAGGTAAACTTGCAGCTCCTAAATATATTAGAGCTTTAAATTTAATTGCTGCTTATTTTAAATATGGATATTATAAAAATCCAAGAGAAATTGTACGATTAGGACAAGCTTTAAATAAAGATAGAGCTATGGGGCGTGCTTTTAGTGAACTTGAAACTGCACTAAAAACTAAACCTACTTTTGAAGTTATTCCATATGATAATGGAAGAAGAGGATTATTGGTGGCAAAAATTCAGATAAAAGATAAAACTGCACAAATTCCATTATTATTTACAACTCCAAGATTTGGAATATATACAGGAGATTTTACAATTGGAAGTTATGCTAAGTTTACAAGAGAAGGAGAGTTAACAACTGTTGATGTATCTAACTTTAATACAAGTGCCTTAAATAAAGGAGGTTTATTCTCTTCTTACGGAAAATTAGTATCTTTAGTAGTACGTAAGTCAGATTGGCAGGATCATATTAAATGAGTAGGAAACACATTTGAAGCAGATTCAAGAAACTATGCATTTATGTATCAGAATAGAGGAAATACATTTATGTTATTCTCTGCTGATCCATTAGTTAGTCAAAAGGAATTTGAAGCTCACTTAAAAGCACAAGTAGCAGAAGACGGAACTATTTTAAATACTGTTCAAAATGATCCTAGAATTCGATTAATAGGAATAAATAGTGTTGCTTCTTTAGATAATATAATTCATACTGCAATTAATAATGTTAATTTATTTAATGCACAAAGAAAAGCAGGAGACAAAAATGTTAAAGTTAGAAATAATCTTAACAGAGAAAGAGCTGGACAATTGATTTCACTTGCATATTTCTCTCCTTATAAGAGTACTATATTATTTAGATTAGGAGCATTATTAAATACACAATCAGGATATACTAATGCTATTAGAGTTACTTATGAAGATAAAGTAACTCAAGCTGATAGAGGAAACGTTACTGAAAGAATAGTAACTATGGAGAATGGACAATATGTTGTTAATGGAAAAACTTATTCTGATTTTGATTCTTTACTAAATAATGAGTTTGGATCTTTCGATTCTAATCAAATGTTAATGCAAACAGGTTACATTAGTAGAGTTGGTAAATTTGAATTTAATGATCCATCGTTTATGATATATAATATCTTTGCAGACTTTGTTGGAAAAACTGAAAAACTTCAAGAACATATTGAAAACAATCCAAACTTTAAGCAAGGAATTTATGTATTTGATGATGCCGTTAAAGTAGTTCCAGGATCTCAATTCTATTATGAAGTTGATACTGCAAATAAACTATATTCTACGAATGCTTCTAACTTAATAGGAAATGATTTTATTATAGATTATGACAAAATTCAAGTTAATCCTGAAAGAGCTATTCAAGAGGATTTACAACGTCAAAAGATTAATAAAATTAATGAGGCGTTTAAACAGTTTGGAGTAAACAAACAAATTACAAATATAGACTTATTAGAATCAACAGTTAACGATGTCAATAATGAAATATTAAATAAAGTTACTACTCCAAATTATACAATAATTCAAATTGTTGGAGACTCTAATAATCCTGAAATTGTAATGAAGGAAATAAAGGATGATCTTACTCCTATGCTTAAGAATTTGTTTAAACAAGCTTATGGAGAGAATCCAGATGATGTTACAATTATCTCTAGAAATAATTTGAAATTTGTACCATTTTTAGTATCTTTGAACAATAATTCAAAGAATTTTGTACTTGAAAATAAAGATGGAGTTTACTCAATTAGAGAGTTTAATACAATGAATGAATATATAGAACTTAGAGATTATTTAAATTCTGCAAAAGATTTATATAAATCAAGTCCTAATATTTTAATGTACCTTAAAGCTCTAATGCAAAATACAGAAGTAACTGAAACTATAGCAAGTACATATTATAACGAAGTTAGTACAAATGAAACTCTCAACGAGTTAAGAGAAAATGTACAGAAATACTTAATAGCAAAATTAGAAAATAATGAGTGTTAAATGTGGATATTCTTCAGCATATTATCCATTACTGAAGAACTTACTTAGAGGTGATTCACCAGATTTAAATGCGTTTAAAGTGTTCATAAATGAGCATTTTACAAATCCAGATGAGGTGTTTAATATGTTTGTGAGTGGAGTCTATACAGACTCCGCTCCAACACCTGTATCTGAACCTAAAAAGATTAGTAGTAGATTAGGTATTGAACTTCCTCCCGAAGGATCTTCACCTCAACAATATTATATTGATAATTCAAGACAATATAATAAAATGATTGACGATACAGCAAAAAAGATTATTTCTATGTCTGTATTTGATATTAATTCTGATTCTTTTATAGATGCAAATGCTACTTTAGGAAGTTATTCCAATTTAAATACTGGAATTTTTAAATATAAACAAGAACTTTTATCTATTATTAGTGAGTTCATGGGAAAACCTCTAACTCCTATTAGCATTGACTCAGAACCTAAATCTATTATTAATGTATTTGAAGATACTATAAAAGAATATGAAGCCTACATTAAAAATGCAGGACTTACTCAAGATCAAAAATATTTTAATGCATATAATGCATATGTAACATTAAAAACTTTTGATGATATATTGAGATTATATACTCCATTTATTTCTATTAAACCAGAATATAAAAATAGTTCAACTTATGCTGTAGGACGTTATAATTATGATGGTCCGAATGTTACACACTATACTGGTTTTAGTAATAATGAATTTATGGGAGCTGAAGAATCCGTCAGTGACCTCGCAAAAATTTTACTTTCATATTTTCCTGAAGTTAATGAAGATGGTGTTATTATAGAAAATACAGCTATTACTTTATCTGGGTTTAATTCAGCTATGGGTAAAGTAAAGTTATTCATGGAAGAAAGTGTTGACCCTGAAATAGTTGACGAAATAGCTAAAGAGGGCAATATGGATATGGGTAAAATTATTGGAAAATATTTAAATGCACTAGCAACTAAATCTGTAGCACCAGAACATACAACTTACTTACAAAATAAGTTAAGAGGTATTGCTAAGTTTATCTATTCAGATAAAATGGCTACTCCAATTAAACAAATGTATACACATCTAATGAATAAGACAGTATTGTCAAGTTATATTAGTTATGGTAAAGATAACTTAACTGGAGAATTAACTGGTAAGAATTTAACTGATAGACCTGTACAAATACAGAGATATTTTCTTACAGATATTATTAAAGCTGCAAGTACTTACTGAATTGATAATAAAACTAACTTCCAAAATAAGTTAGGAAAATATGATATTAATATTATTGGAACTAATATTAGTATTACAGAAGGCAGTAATACTTTAAATTTAAAATATAATCCTGATACTGGAGAAATTAATTCTGCAGGAATAATATCTGATACTTTAATGGACGATTTACTTATGGATTTTGCTTCATTTTTAGTAGCAGATGATTTTAATCAAGTTGCAGAACAAGTGTTCCCAAGAGAAAAAAATGTAAATAAAATTACATTATTAACTCCAATATTAGGTAGTATTTTATATAGTGCTAACTCAGGTCAAATTATTGATATAGGCAAAAATGGTTTCTTTGGACAAGCAAATGATTTGGCAAAAGTCTTAAGTGTTACTAATGGTTCTGATACAATTAATGTTATTAAGAATGCAGAAGGTAACAATTTACCATTATATCAAATGGTTTGTTTAGCATATTCTCATAAGAAAATGAGTCAATATTTACATGATGAACTTGGATGAGGATCGGATACAGTAATGAGTGATAATGCTGTATTTAATAATATTTCACGTATTAAAAATCCAAAGATTCGAGCAGAAGTAACTATTGGAGATTATACTAAACAATCGAGTAATCTTACTGAAGATGAAGTAATGCACCTTGCAATAGTATATGATTTCTTTGAAGGATTAACTTCAAGTAAATCTGTTTCTGAGCAGGGTGGAAAGGTAAATGGAGTAATTGGATTGCAATCAACAGTTTATTCAGATAAAAATAAACATTTTGTAATGCAATTTGATTTAAGTCAGAACTGAGATTTTAAAGATTTAGGTTCAATTAACTTTAAGGAGGTTTTAGAGAAATATTATTCTAGTAAGAATGTATCTGATTTAGAACCTATTATGAATATTTGATTTAAAACAAATCAAAGTCAATATACGAACTTAATTAATAAAATCTTAAATGACTATACTCAAGCGATAGGTAAAGAATTTAAGACTATAAGTGATCTAAAAGAATATATTGCAAAAACAAAACTTGCAGATATTAAGCAAAAATTTAGAGACAATGGATTAGAATTTATTGAAGAAATTCATATATCTAAAGATCCATATACTAAGAAAAATGTCTTTAATGAAACCCTTGAAAATCTTTATAATATCTTTAGTGAAAGAAATCAATTTAATGAGTTTATTAATTATCAATTAAACAGATTTCTTGAAGATAGTTCAAAAGCTTGAGAGAGTATATCTTCTGACAAAAATGTATATAAGGCATTTTCTGCTAGAAAATGAAGTAACTGAATTTCTGAAAGAACTATTGAAACTGTTGATGAAAATGATGAGCCAATATCATATACAGTTCCTTATGTAACAATACATGATAAGGATGGTAAATTAAATCCTATGCTTTATTCGTATTTCATTATGGATTCATTTTTAAGTAATGAATATAATAAAATGATGGTTGGAGGAGTTTACGCTCACCCAAATAAGAATAAAGAGGTTTCTGCAACAGAAGGATATCTTGAACATAGTTTTGCAAGCAGATGAATTTCTCAGGTAAAACGTATGGTTATTTATGGAGCTACTCATCATTCCTTTGCACAAGGATTAAAAAATGGAGTTGCTCCAAAAGTTAAAATGGCTGTAGTTGGAGATATTGGAGCTGCTATACAAAATATTTCTGGTATGACTGATAGTGTTGATTCTATGGACGGATCTGGATTTACAAGTCCGTATTTTTCTAGACAACAAAATGTATCACTAATTGATGCTAAAGTAGGTAGAAATAAAAAGACTATTTTAGCAGATATGAATGGAGAATATGGTTTACCTAAATTATTAAAGTGAGCAGAATATGAGATTACAAATGCTAATAGGCGTACATCATGGGGATCAGATATCAAGTTAGAAAATATGTTTAGAAAAATGCATAATTTACTATTTGATCCTAGTGTAACAATCGTTTATGACAAAGTATTTGATAATCTCTTCTATAGAGAACCTGATAACCAAACTTATTGGAAAATAAATCATGTAGTTATTAATAATAATGTAGCTCAAGTAGAACGTATTGAAACCGATATATTTGGTAATATAATTGGAGAAAATAGTATACTCGATACAGATATTAAAATTAGTAGTATATATGATTTAGATCAAATATTTGGTGGAGCATGATCAATGGAATACAATGATACCATGAAACAATTATATTGATCAGAAAATAATTTAGATGTTGTTAATGATATTATTAATGATAATAATCTAAAGGATTATATGATTGGGTATCTTGTAAATAAATCTGCTATTAAAGTAGGAGCTTCTAATGTTAATGGTGATGATATTTGAACTAATGATTCTGATTTATGGTTTACTACAATGTCAACTAAGTTTGGAGGAGTTCAGATGAATGCAGATCATGAACTTGATGAAGCAGAAGTTACTGAAATGACTCAGATGATTAGTGCTCTTGAACAAAATGGATTTACACACGATTTAGCAACAAAAGTATATCAAGAAATTGGAAAATTATGTCATGATGCTATTGCAGAAATTCATGAAGTTCTTGAAACAGGAGACCAACAAGCCTTATATGAAATTTATGGTAAAGCTTTAGTTAAAGCTTTTCAAACAAATAATAAAGATACTTTAGGACTCGCACAATCTTTTATAAAACTTGCGCAACAAAGTTTTAATGAAAAGAAAATTGATTATAAAATTCCTTTTAGTGCAGGTACTATTAATGGTATCTTTAACTCAACAGTTACATCTTCTTTAGTAAAAGATGCAATTAGACGTCATTATGATGGTGTTGCATCTGTATTAAATCCATCATATGGAATACAACAGTATTTTAACTGAGGAGGATATAACTATAACTACGATGAACTTTTAGATTTAGTAAGAAAGGTAGGTAGAGCTACAGATCCTCGTCTTGCAGATTTAACTATTAATGAAGCAATGCAAGGTCCTTTTGTTACTCGTAATGGAGAAAATCTTATTAACCCATTTGTTACAGAACTTACTGCTGAAAATCCTATCGATTTTGAAGATACATTAGTAGTTTATAATGATCCGATGTTTAATGGAGAAGAACCTTTATTAAACGAAGAAGGACAGAGACTATATCAAGGATATATGGGAAAGGTTACTACTGATATGTATGATATTGTAAAAATTGATAATTATTCAAAATACGATTGGTATAAAAACTTAGATAAGAGATATGCACAAAGATTATCTTTACGTCCAAAAAATCTTAAAGGCTCTGATACAATATTTATTATTGAAGGAGAAAAACATAGTATTTTTGAAGGAGATATAACTCGTGCATTACATTATCTTAATGGAACCTCTAGTACTACTGTAGAATCTCTATATGATGAATTAAGATCTAATATTAAAAAGGAACTTGGGCTTAAAGGAAAACCTGAAAAAGATTTAACTCCTGAGCAACTAGAATGAGTTAATATTATTACTACAGAGAGAATAGCTCTAATTCGTAGAGCAGCAGGAACATTAATTCCTGATGCAGGAGAAATTGATATTGACTTTATAGAAAATTCATTACATAAATCTCAGCAAAAATTATTAAATGATTTAGCTGACGGTAAGATGATCCAATGAAAAGGTATATACGTGCAACCTGAATCTGTACAAGTAATTCCTGCTCAGATTATTATGGGTAAGTTATACGCTAAACAATTAGGTCTATTGCCAGGAGATTCTATAGCTAAAATTAAGCAAAGAGGAGCTGAGTTCTTTAAAGAGAGAATTCAAGGTTATTATAACAATGATAATCCTGATCCTGAATCTTATGATATAATATTATTTGATGGAACTGGAAAAAAACTTTATGTAAAAATTGGAGACCAAAATCTGAATAATTTATATAAGGATACTTTAACTCCAAATGGAGATTTTACTATAGTTGATAATTCTGTTTACTACAATGGAAAAGAAATAGCATCTGCAGAAGGTAAGAAGTTTTATAAATATACTGATACTGCGGGAAATACACATGACCTAGTAATTGTAGATAACTTTGAAAGATTTTCTGAAATTAATAACTCTAGAATCTATAATAACTATAAGTATAACTATACATTATCTAATTACAAAAACTTAATTGCAAATCAATTTACGTCAGATAATGTTACTTTATCATATTATGATGATTTTGGAGATGTTAAAACTAGAGAAATTTTAGATTACAAATCTATAAATCCTCAAGTGTTAATTCAAATGTTAAGCGATAATCAAAATATTAGATTTAGTAATAGAATTATGAAAATTGCTAATAGAAAATATAAAGCATTTGAGCAAAGTTTAAGATTTGTAGGTACTCGTATTCCTTGTCAGTCAATGCAGTCATTCATGCCAATGGAAGTAGTTGCATTTACTGATAGCGATATAAATGAGGTCTACGTACCAACCAATCAGACATGGTTGCAAGGGTCTGATTATGATATCGATAAAGTTTATATATTAGGTTATTCTATTTCTAATAATGGAGAATTATTTACAAATGCAGAAGATCCAAAAATGTCTCCATTTTTAAAACAGGATGCTCTAAGAAATACAATTGTAAATGGCATATTTGATGTAATACTGAGTCCTAAAAATCAAATTAACCTTACAATGCCTATTACAACATCTCATATGCAAGAACTTGCAAGTAAGTCTGTATTGGGAGAAAGTGCAAAAATTATGAATCCTTATAATTCTGCTAGTAAATATTTAATGCAAATTCAAAATATGGTTGGTAAAACTGTAATTGGTAATGTTGCTACAGGATTAAAGAGTTTCTTTGCCCTATCTAACTTATATAATACTAGGTTTAAACAAGTTTATGACAGTATTGTAAATAGAGATTTTGATACAACTAGACAACTTTTAAGTAGATATTCATTTATTAAAGGTTCTCAACGTAATGGAACAGAACAATTAATTACATTAGCAAATGTAGATTTTTCTATGTTTGAAAATGATCCTGAATGAATTTCTAAATATAATGTTCCTGCAGATATTGCAAATAATATTATCCAACTGATAGACTTCCAAAGAAGACTAACTGATAAGTCTCTTGATATGGGAGAACTTTTAAATGCAGCTACTGATCCAATGTAACTTATTGATAATCAATAAGTTAGTATTGTCAGTTAACTCCGTGAATTCAGGGAACGCCCTTAGAGATTTAAATACTAAGCAATTATAGTAATATAATTGTGGCTGAACTAATCACTCAGGTATAGTAACAAGTTTAAATATTGGGCAATCCTGATCTAAGCTTCCCAATAGGAAGAAAGAGCATCGACTATCGAAATGCAGAAATGACAGAGTAGAGTAGGATTTAAGTAAATCCGAAGTGCGGAGACCTCATTAAGGTAAGATATAGTCAGAACTTATGGGAAACCATAAGAGAATTTATGGGAACGATAAATTCGAAACACAATTGAATGCTAAGGAATTAATTCTTAAGAAAATTAATGCAGACTCTAATTGGGTTGACCTTTACGTATATAGTTTAATGCTTGGAGAGGATTTAAGAAGAATTGGAGATTTAATGGTATCTGAAGAAGTTACTAAACTTGTATCGGAATATAATACAAATCTTTGAACAGATCCAATTCCAAAAAATAAAATTCATTTCATTGATCAAGCTATTGATGATCCTTCAAGATATGCAGTTTATAAACCAAATGCATCTGAGGCTGATATTAAAAAAGCAAATGAGAGAACTGAAATTTTATTTAAAACATTAAAGAAGAAGGCTAAAGGTGCAGAAGAAATTAGAATTTTAGGTAGGTTATTAAAAATTAATCAAGGACTTCCTACAGATAAATGAGGAAAATATTCTTATATTAAGGGAATTGAAACATTTATTAATGATAAGTTTAAAGATGAAATTGGAGAGAAATTTAATCTACTAAAGTTTGCTGCTAATGAAGAATACAGATTACAACAAATTGATAACTATGAAAAGGTTAAGACTACATTTAATATATTAGATGTTATAGCTAGTGTTCCGCACTTCAAAGAAATGTTTAATATTCTAAGTATTGATAATGAAGTCCTTAACCGATTATCAGTTAGAAATCAAGTTGAATCTATTGTTATAGATGAAACTACTCCTAAAAGAGGAAATAAGTTATCTATGGAAGAATTTAGACAAACTAGAAATAATGTTGATGATTTCTTAATTGATTCGTGAATTAAAACTAAAAATTTAAGTTTTCAAGTTCCAATTAATCAAAAATATAAAGTAGAAAATTCTATTTTAATTAATAAAGATGAAAACTTTATAATTAATCTAGATAATAAGGATAATATTGATTCATTTAGAATGTATATTGAAGATTATATTATTCCTACGCTTAAAGAGAAATTACCTAATAACGCATTTATTAAATATTTATGTTTTGGATTAAAAACTGATTCAGAAGGTAAGGAAAGAGGTTTTTATAAACTTCCATTTAATATGATGCAGATAGATAATAGTCAAAAGACTAAAGCTCTTTATGAACAAATTTTACGGGATTTTAATAGTTTAAATAAAGTTACGATTCCTGAGTTTGGAGCTCTAAATCCTGTTAATGCCTTTTATTTATATAACTTAATTGTTAATAAAGATGGTTTTGGGCAGGCTTCATTAACTCGTTTATTTGAGGACTTAGTAGCAAGCGGAGATAATTCATTATGGGTTGTTGATTATAATAATTGAATTGACCAACAAAATCCACAAGAACTTGCAAATACGTTCCTAAAACGAGATCCAAATAATAGTATGGCAGAAAGAGCAGAAGCAGTACTTATCAATGCCGCAAATGAAAATGTTGAAACTATTGGATTTAAATCTGAAGAAAATACTTCTTTAGATAGAGATTATAACGATTCAACTATAGATACTACTAAACCAATATTAGTATCTGATGGAAATGAGCAGTATAGACAAGTAAGATTCAATATTCCTAAAACAGATATATCTGTCGAAGAAGCTTTAAAAGTTGCTAAAATTATTGAAGTTGCAGAAACAAAAGCAGATAAAAATAATGAAGATATTGTTTCTTACATTGATTTTGACTATTCTACAGAATGAGGTGTAGCTGAAAATGTAGCAGAGTTATTTGATGAAGGATATGATCAAAGAGTATATGCTGTAACTAATAAACTAATAGGTGAACATAACATATTAGTAGACGAGTTTAATAGTACTAATACATCTTCTAAAAATCTTATATCTAGAACTCTAAAACATATTATCTTTAATTCAGGAGCTTTTGTTAGAACTGATCCAAATCAACTTACTTTATTTAATAATGGACCAACCAAATTCTATGACTTAAAAACTCCAATGTCTACTAAGATTACAGAATTAGTAAAAAATGTAAATTCTTTACAAAATATAAGATTAGTAACAGATCAGGATGTAATTAATGAAGACACTGCAACTAAAAATGCAAAAGGATTTATTAAAGAAGGAATAATTTATATTAATATTGATAGAGCTACAGATGATACTCTAATTCATGAATTCTCACATCTATACCTAGCAGATGCTAGAAATATGTATGCTGAGTCTTATTATAAGATTCTAGGTAATATACAAGATACTGAATTATGAAATAGAATGCGACAAAATCCTTATTATAAAAATAAGAAAGGATCTGACTTTGATGAAGAAGTTTTAGCAACTATGATTACAGACTATTATAATGGATATATTAAATCTGATGCAGAATTAGAAATTATAGATGAAATTCTTTCAATTGCTAATCCTGAACTTAAAGCTATTATTAATAGTGGAGAAATCATGCCATTCTATGATAGTTTTATTCATGAAAACTATAAACTTAGTCAAAAAGTAGCTACAGTCAAGAATAAATTAATGAATGATGATATTATAAAAGAAGATTGTAAATAATGGCAAGAAATTGTACATACGAAATTACGATAAACGGTGAAAAGAAAGTGTTCAACTCCGAAATGGAGTTGGACACGTTTCTTGACAACTACGTTCAAAATATGGTAGTTGATAATGTTGATGCAACACTACAAATAGATCAACAACAAGTCACTGTAGACAAAATAAGTGAAGCTATAAAAAAATATAAATCACTTGCTACAGAGTTTGAAATAACAAATGAAGACGGAGAAAAGGAAATTGCTTTAAAATTAGATAAATCAATGGGTGTTACTAAGTTCCTTACAACTTATGGAGATCCATTTGATTTAGCTAAAGTATTAGTTACAAAATTTAATCTTGAAGAGTATCTGAAAAGAGAAAAAGAAAGACTAATGAAAAAAGGCATGACTTCGAACGAAGCAGATAAATATTTGGAGGATCTACAAAAGAGTTGAACTCAACTAACCGATTATGGTACAGAAGTACATAAACTTTTTGAATCTGTAATTAATCCTGAAATAGAATATACTCCAAAATTATTAAATGAAGAGCAAGTATCATTATTACAAAATCAATTAAGAGATTTTATAGAAGATACTAAAGAAAAATTTGGAAGAGACTGTAAATTTATTACTGAAATACCAATTGTTTCTGAAGATATAGCTGAACCTTATAAAGCAGCAGGATTAAATTCAATTAATGGTAGAATTGACTTATTAATTGTAGATAAAAATGGTAATGCCCATATTCGAGATTTTAAAGTATCTCGAAAAGCAGTAGGAGCTTGAGATGAAACTAGAAATGCATTATTAAACAATGTATGAGCTTCTACTAAAAAATTAGGGGCAGCATATCAGTTAAACTTTTATAAAGCTATGTTAGAACAACAAGGTATTAATGTAGCTACAGTAGGAATTATTCCTGTTAAACTTGATATTGATTATAAAAAAGATAATTCAGGAAATGATAATTTATCTCAAATTGATAATTTATCAAATGTATATATTGATTCTGATAATATTATAGTAAATCCATCTAACACAATTGGAAAATATTATGATAGAGTTAGAGAAATTATTCCTATTAGACGTTTAACAGATTCATTTGATATCATTAAAACTATTGAAGAACCTATGAGTAAGTTCTTTCCTAATTATGAACTATCTTCAAAAGTTCAAAGAAAGAACGCAAACTTTAAGTTTTATAAAGAAAAAATTGTTCAATATATTAGTTCTTCTGACCCTGAAGCAGGCTATGGAAAATATAGATTCTGAAATGAATATAAAACTAAAGATCCTGCAAAAAGTAAATGAGAATATGCCCAAACAGAAGAAGAGCTTGATAAAAAGTTAGAGAATTATATAAGAAGTATTAATGAACGACGTGGAAATGAGTTAGCCGATATTGCTCAGGATATCATTAATGTTCAACAGGGATCAATGGATATTAATGATATTGCAAAGGATAACCCATATAAAGGAGACTTCTTACGTAGACATATTGAAAAATATATCGAAGGAGAATGACAATTTGAAAATAATCCCTCATTTATTTCTGCAGGTTTATTAGTATTTACAAAAAATAAAGTATTAGAAATAATATCTATTACAAATAATGTTACTCATCAAACAGTTAAACTTGAAAAGGGAACAAATATTTTAGGTTCAACAATAGCTAATCGAGATGTTGATGAACATAAAATAATGTCTGCGACAAACGGAAATATTGACTTAATTAAAGTAATGGCATTACTAAATAGCGATGCTATTAAATATGAAAATTATCGAATTAATAAAATTGAAAGTATTAATATTTGGCAACAAACTGGTTCAGAGCAATATTTTGATAAGTTATATGATAACTTTGTAGAATTATGTAGAATACACAATGTTCCTATAAATCTTAAAAGATCAAACTTTAGTTCAACTCTTGAATCTGTGGTAAGTACAATTACTGATATATGTGGTCCTGAAAAACTAAAACATATTGGAAATTGAGCTGTTACATTTAGTGCTGATGATGTTATTAAAGGTGGAGAATTTCTAAAAAATAGAATGGAAGAACTTAGGAAACTAGATAACGCTCAGGGATTGCGTAAAGCAATACATACTGGGCAATGAAATTTTGATGATCCTTTACAAACTTCCTATATGTTACTTGGAAAAGCTCTTAACAAAGTAAGAGGATATGAAGTTTATATTGAACCAGATCCTGCAAAATGAGTTAGTGTAACAGGTAGTTTTCACGCAGGAACTAATATTACAAGTATTAATAATTCTCCTTCATTAACAGCTCAAGAAGTTGGACGAATAGTTGCGGTAACAGAGACTAAGATACGTCGACAAGAATTAGCTTGGGATTCTAAGATTAGAAAAGTATTTAAGGAATTTTATAAATTTAAAGATCAAAATCGTTTAATAGGTGGAGAAGTAAAATATTTTGATAATCTATTTAGAAGAGACGAAAATGGTAATATTACAAAAGAGTTTATGTTAAAAGACGTTAATGATAGTTCTTTAGCTAAAGAAGAAAAAGCATTAATAAAAACATTTACAGAAATTGTAAACCAACTTCGTTTTGAAGGAAATCCTGGACGTTATCAACAAGCAATAGAAGATGGAACTTATTATCAAGTTCCTGTAGCTATTGGTTCTATGAAATCTCAATTCCATAATAAAGGTTTTAAAGAAGGTCTTAAAATGGAGTATCAAGAAGTTACTAATATGTTAAGACTATTTGAAGAACAAATGAAGGATTTTGATCTTGCCAAAGATGCACAAAGAGTATACAATAAATTTAAAATTGGAAATGATACTCGAGAGCAGATTATATCAAATCATGGGATAAATAGTCTTGAAACTCAACTCGAAGATTTATTAAGAAGCTATATTCATGCATATGTTGCAGAAGCAGAATATAATGATATTATTCCTCAAATTCAAGGAATTAAAATAGCATTACAGTATAATCAAGCAATGTATGGACAAGAAGCAGAAAACTTACTTGAATTTCTTGATAAATATCTAACAGTTAATATCTATAATAAACCTATTATGGATAAAGGTTTACAACCTGTTTATAAAACTTTAGCTGCAATTAAAAAATTTACTACGGCTACTGCTTTAGGTCTTAACTTAAGATCTGGACTTCGAGAAATGATGCAAGGTATGTGAATTCATATTAGTAGAGCTATGACAAATGCTTATGGAAAAGATCAATTTTCTGGAAAGGATTTAGCTGAGGCTTGAGGAATTATCTTTAAAGATAGTCCGAAGCGTATTGCTACTTTAACAAAAGTTGAAGCTTTAAATGCAGACTTTGGTATGGCTAACATGGACGCCGACATAGTTCAAAAAGAACTCAGTCAATCTCGTAATGGTATTAAGAACTTTAATTCTGATATGTTATATGTTTGCAATAGAGCTCCTGATGTATATCATAGAATGGGCTTATTAATTGCAAAAATGATTCATGATGGATGCTGAGAAGCATATAGTTTAAATTCAGATGATGAATTAGTATATGACTTTAAAAAGGATAAACGTTTTGATGTATTTACTGCTGCAGGAGCCGATGTAAATTCTGAAGCTTATAAAAGACAAGAAGGATTATATGAAGCTTATAGACAGCAATTTAATCAAGAAGGATGAAATATTGAAAAAGGACAACCATTACCTAGAGCCTATACTGTTAGAGAAGCAACTAGTATTAAATCTTTTGCAGAACTTTGTTTTGGACACTATGATAAAAATACTCAGATGCTTGCTAAAAGTATGTTCATGGGAGCTATGATGTTACAATTTCGTACATTCCTTTCTGCTAAACTTGAACAATGGATTCTTAAACCTGGAACTTATGATCAAGGTAAATTTGTAGAAAAATTTGATGAAAATGGAGTTCGTTATGTAATGATTCAGTCAACAGGAGAAAATGGGTTACCTACTACAAGAGTTGATCTTGAAACGAATGTAAAAGAAGGAGAAACGGCTACTCCTTATGTAGAATGGCAAGGAAGATTTATTGAAGGTATTGCTTATTCTATGGTCAGCTTTGCAAAAGCTATAGGTAAAATGGATTATAATGAATTTAAAACGTTATGAGCTAATCCAACTAAAAAGGCTAATTTTTATTTATTCTTGACTGATTTAATATTTATGAGTCTAATAATGTGAATGATATATGCAGTTTTTCTATCAGGAGAAACCAAAGAAGAATTAGGAGCATTAGGACACTTAGGAGCTATGGCTTTATATACATCATTCCAAGATGGTCCAATTCAAAATATTGTTGCACAATTTGCAGGAGACTTAAATCCACCTGCATACTCTATTATTAAGAACATTGTAAATCAGAGTACAGCTGTTATTACTGGAGATAAAAATCTCTGAGAAGGAGCTACAAGTACATTTGGATTTATGAGTGATCTTAAATATATCGGAGATAAATTAGATTAAAAAAAATAACCTCTATCCGCATAAGCAGATAGAGGCAAAAGAAAATCCCCTTACTCGCAATTAAGCAAGTAAGGGGATTTTTCATAGAAGTAAAACAATTTATTTTTAAAGATCAACACCTGGTAATATTATATTTTCGCTCTTAGAGTAATCAATAAATATATGCCAAACAAAGTTTCCGTTTTCGGTCATACATGAACCAATATATAATTTATTACTAGCATCAAAAGTTTGCCCAGTACCAATTATATAAACATCAACCTCGATTGTTGATTTATCATCTGTATCTATTATAGCTCAAATTGTAGGTGTATTTCTTTGGCTATCAACATATAAAATTTCTGCACTACTAGGTAACTTAATCGTTTGAGGATAAGTAAATTCTAGAGGATATTTATATATAATTTTATTCATTATTTCTTAGCTTTTTTACCACCATTACAAATAGTACAAGTAGAAGTACCTGATTTTTCTCCAATATTAAAAACCCGAATAAATTTTCCGTACTTTTCATCTTGAAACTCATGTGTAATCTTATTATCTGCGCAGTTTTTACAGAACTTAATTTCAGTAGCCATATACAATATTTTTACATTTATTAAATAATTCTTTTAATGTACCATTATTTACTAACGATATATCAAATTTATGTTTTTTATAAAGAGCATCTAATTCCCTTTCTGAAGAATGTAAACCTATACTACAACCTTTTCTTGTTACATGAATAATAAAGGCATTGTATTCTTTTACTACTTCGTTTTCAATTGCAAATCTTTGATCTGCAATTATAATATTATTTTTATTTCCACTTTGAAGTGTTGAATATATCCATAATTTATCTCCAAAATATTTACGCATTATATCTGTACCAAAATATTGTAATATTTGTCTAATAGATAAATTATATTCTATAGCTAAATTTCTATTTTCTTTTTTTAATTCTCTAGCGAATACTTTATCTGTAGGTTCATTTCCAAAAGTTCTTACTCTACTATCGTAAAGTAAAAACTTCTGAAAATCAAAATGATAATATTCTTTAAATTCTCTATCATCAAACTTGCTCTTATCTACATTCATCATGATAGATAACATTTCTTTTAATTTATCTGCATAATGTACTATCTTTCAATGCTTTGAAATCATAAACGGTACAGGAGTAAAATTTAATGCAGAAGCAATATTATAAGAATGTAAACAAGTTGGAGTATTTAATAAATAGTTTAGATATTTAGCAACTTCATCTTTTCCACTTCCTTTAAAACCTTGAATAGCTATTATATTTTTCACTTATTCTAATGTAAAATCGAAGTTCATAGGTATAGCATCAAGTTGCGACTTATGTTCAGCCCATTTCTTTTCAAAACTTTTCTTGAGTTTGTCTATAACTATCTTTCTAGCCTTTTCTTTATCTGCATCATTTGTACTACTTTTATAAAGTTTATTTATAATATTATCAGTAATGCCACTATAAACCTCTCTTTCAGAAATTCCTAATGTATTTAAAATTTGTTGAAATCCTACACTTTTAAAAGCAGAATTACTTGTAATAGTATTCCAGTTACTCATAAGTAGAATACCTACAGAACAAACTGAATCTAGAATATTATATCCAGAGAGTAATTTAATACCCATACCTACAACAGTAGGATCTTGAGAGCCTAACATTCCAGATAAAGATTTAAGATCGTCCTCTGTAAGATCAGACAAATTACTACTTACAAATTTATCTAATTCTGTATCATATATTACTTTCATATAATTATTTAAAATATTATTAACTTGCTCATACTCTGAATTATCTGTAAAGAAACAGCATTTACCTGAATAAAATAATGTACAGTCTGCAGGAATAATTCCTTCAGACATTATAGCTGAAGCAAACTGTTCAAGAGGATCTGAAGAGCTAGTATTTATCGCTTTATTAATAAAGTTGTTTAAGTCTTTACTACTGCTGCTTTGATAACAAGCTCCAGGTTTATGATCAATTAGATAATAAGTATCTTCTGATGGAGAATAATATAATTTAATGTTTTTATCCCTTGGAGCACCTCCTGAACTATATTGAGGCGTATATACACTATATTTTACTTTTGGCAGTATACAAACATCTGCTTTTGCAGCAGTTAAACTACGTTTTATAGTAGTAGCTTCGCTTAGTTTAAATCGAGGATATTTAGATTTAGGATCAAAATATACTCTTTTTACTCCAGTTAGACTTGTTAAAGTTTTAGAAGAAATGATAGTTTCTATACTATCATTATCTCCTAAATACATACCAAATACTTTTTCTGCACAAAAAGGACTAGTATAATAACAATCGTCTCCAATATGTTTTTTACTCCCATTAATATCATAAACAACAATCATATCTGCAAGACAAGTATTACTTATGTTATTACTATAATAGGAACTATTACTACTATTTCCTTGTCTTCTATAATAGTCGCAAACAACTATTCTTAATTTTGTATTACTTAAATTAAATAACATATTATATTAACTTTCTAGCTACTTTAGGATTCAATAATAATTTATTACATCTTGTAGGATGATTTTTTTGGAGAGTTTTAATTAAACTGAAAATCAAATCCTCAGAAAATAACATCTTATCATGCTCAATAATCTTAAGAATTCTATCAACAGCTACCTCTGTTTTACTACCTTTTGTATCAAAATATAGGTTTACAAAATTACAAAACCGAGTTGTTAAAACTGCAGCAATATCTGCACGATAGTTAGTACCATCATATACTTGTTTTGCTAATTCTCCTTTAACATAATCCCAATCTTTATTTAACATTGTATCAGGATCCATTAATTTATCTAACTTATTGGCAATAAAAGTAGTAAATAAGTTTCCAATAACGTTTTCTTCAGATGTAAAACATCCTTGGGCAATATTAAGGATTAAACCTAAAGTGTTTGTATCAGACCAATCTTTAAATCCAGAAATAGTATTAGCAAAAGTTACTAAACTTCGAGGATTAACTTTTTGTACTCCTCCCTCCTTTTTCATAATCTCAGGATAAGATAATACAAAATTGATAAAACGACCATCAATACCTTCTTTCTCAGCCCAACGAGCCCATACATCTTTATCAAAACCTAATTCGAAACTAATATATCGAGTCTTTTGGGCATTGTCCATAGAGTTAACATTATAATCACCATTATCAGGATTTGATGTTAATATAATAGTACAGTTAGGTGGTAATGACCAACTTATATATTCTCCTCTATCTATCAACTCCATGGTAGCTTGTATAAATCTAGGCATTTTTGTTACCGTATAGGCTCTTTATCCTATACTTCTACGTCTTCTTTTAGGTTATAACGTAGTTCAGACTATATCATCACTATATAATAGTGTAGCGCACTCGTGGTACTTTACTATCCATTTCTGGACTCCATGTACTAGTCGTTGAACTTTCTAATTATTACTAATTAGCTTAGCTGCTGATTGACCTCCTCAGGCTTTTCCAGCAATTCACGCTATTTTATGCGGACCTCTAGATTTTATACTTTCATTTATATCCTCCTGCAGTAAGATTCTTTCTTATAGCTCGAGATATATTACAAATTTTTAGTTCTTTTTCAGCATCTGTTTTTGAATCTCACTCTTTAATAAAAACATTATCAAGTGAATATTGAATAACAGGTACTTTCTTATATTTCTTTTTTAGTTTAGAAAGAGTTTCTTTTAATTCAAACGATCATCTATATCCACCAGCAGTATAACTACGATTATTACATACACTACATATTGCAGTAACATCTTGATTAGTAGCTCTAGCCGCATCTGTTATTGATTTGTAACTTTGAATATATTTTCCTTCTAAATTATACTGATATACCATTTTTATATTAACTGGAGAATGTGTTTCATAATATTTCTTTTTAGAAATACTTATTCTATGTTTATATTCTTCATCTCTAATGATATTCTCAGGATCTAAAATATGATTTATATAAGGTTTAATACTATCTATATAGTATTTTTCTCTATTAATTCTATTTTCCTCAAGACAAATTTCTATAACTTCAAAATAAATATTATCAATTCCATATTTATTATACAAGTTTTGCATAGTATGATTATGGTGTTTATTTTGTTTTAAAGTAGTTAAATGTTGTCTTAATCTATGCTGAATATTTTTTGAACTTCCTATATATTCTTTATTGTGAATTTTTATTTTGTAAATTCCACAAACTTTTTTATAAACTTTAATCTTTTGTAATGTTAATTTTTCCATATTTTTTAAATTTTATATCAAAGATACTAAATTTATTCAAGGAAACAAAACTTTACAATATATTTCTTAATCCGCACGATTAAAGTCATCAAGAATTAGAATTGTACCATTTTCATTTTGTGAAGTAGGAACCCATGCAGGAAGGGCGTATCCCATTCGAGATATATTGTCTTTAATTCTATAACCCTCTGCAATATAAGAATCTAGTACATCTGCAGATACCCAGAGACATTCCTCATCCTTAATCACTATTTCATTTTCTACAACAGGCATTCCATCATCGTCAAGTCGAGGACGCTCTGTACAAACATAATACTCTTTAATAGGAAAACCAATAAGATCACCTAATTCCTCTAACTGAGAAAGATTAAGTTTAATACAGTCCATTCCTCTTTCTTGAGCTAACTGGATAATAGCAGAAGTTTTACCTAAACCAGATTCACCTACTACTTCAATGGCAGTAGTTTTTTTATGCTCATTATATAATCGTTTATTATTATCAATAATATAACTAACCAACGTTTTTAATTCTTCAATATTAATTGTATTTATATTTTTCTTCATATTTTATGGTATAAAAATAGTGTGTCCTGGATATTTTTGGGTTTTATGCCCATTACTTGTAATAACCCACATCATTTGCCGCATAGGTTTGAATGTATCTAAAGGAGCATAGCCGTCAGTAAAAAATACTAAGGTAGTATATTTATTTAGATTAGCATTATAATAATCTATTACAGGTTTAAAATCTGTACCTCCTCTACCTGTAATTTTTCCATCAAACTTTCCTTTATATTCGTATATTTTATGAATATCGGCATCACATTCTACAATAGTTACCATAGACCCAGTTTTATATATGTGATAGATCTCACTAAAAAAATCTTGTAATTCTGAATCACTTACAGATCCAGATGTATCAATTCCAACAAGGATGTGTTGTTTATGCTTTACTTTAATTCCTGCACTTCCAACAAATCTATTAGACTCTTTTCGAAGAGATTTTTTTGTATAAGTTTTGAATGAATTTCCTAATAATCTTCGGAAATACATTTTCCAATTAAATATAGGAGGATCTACTTTAAATAATGCATCAATTATTGATTGAAATTCTCTTGGAATACTACCTCTACTTTTAGTAGTAGCTGTAGCTGCTTCTTTTAATTGATGCTCAGTTTGATTTTGCATTAGTTTTTTTCCTGCTTCATCAAGATTCTGATATTCTTTCCAAGACTTATGATCATCAGCTCCTCCGCTAATTCCATCAAGACCTTGTGTTGTGCCTCTATTCCCATTACCTGGCCCTTTCTGTCCAGACTGAGAATTTTTCTGTGCATATTTTATTAGCTCTTCATAATAATATTTTGCACCTTTATCCTTTTCTAAGTTTTTTACTAAATCAGGATATTTGTCTTTTAGTTGATCCCACATATTATCAGGAACATCTTTTATGTATTGATCACAAACTAAATCGCAAGCAATATTAAATAATTTATGATCACTAATTCGAAGTTCTGATTCAATAAACATGTGGTTAAAACATATATGAATTAGCTCATGTTTTAATAAACCTAACTGCTGACTGTCAGTTAATTTATCTCAGTAATTAGGATTTATAACTAGTTTAGAATTTACTCCATTTCTAGAAACACAAGCTGTATCTACATATGTATCAGATATTTCTTTATTTAAATTAAGAAGAAAGAGCCCATAAAAGGGCTCTCTAATCATTAATTCTTTACATGCTTTAATGAGTTGCATATCTTATAATTTTTTAATCTTCATGTGGAAATTTATCGATTTTTTGACATCTAATACTAGATAACAAACAACCTAAAGCCTTAGCTTCATCATCATATCCACTATATATAACTATACCTTCTTTATTTCATACAGTTACAGTATTTGTTTTAGAATTTCAATCTGCATAAAGATGTTTAAAAGAATGTTCTTGTTCTTCATCTACATGATCATACTGTACTGTTTCTTTATAATGGCTCATTTTAAATATAATTTTTCTCCTTAAACTGTATATACAGTTTATCTGCTAGCTCTGCTGCTTGGGGATGAGCTCCTGTTGCTCCGTATAATGGACTACGTAACTTAAAGAATTCTTTCCATTGTTCAAGAGTTCCAGTCATTACTAATTCTGTTTTAAGAGCATTAGGAAGAACTGATCTTGCTTGTTGGGGAGTCCACTCACAATATTTAACTAAGTAATTATAGGTATTTTCAGCTTCCAAAAGCAAGTCTATAAAATATTCATGTTCAGATAAATCAGTTCTAATAGAAGAATCATCTTTATTAGTAAATTGCTGTTCCTCATAATCAAGCCAACAAGGAATAATAAAAGTAAGTTCATTACTAAACTTATCCTTACTATAATTACAATACATTTGTTACATTAAGGCTCTTTATCCTTAACTCTCTTCTTTTCAGAAGAGTATCGGACTATATCATCATCCTATAAAGGATGTCCAGCACTCGTGTTTGAATTATATTCTACACTAAAATACTCTAAGCCATCAAGAATTGTACTAATCTCTTTACAAGTTTTATTCCAATCTCTATTGGCTATATATTTGTCCCAAAATTCCTGTAATACAGGACATTCAAAAATTATTTTAGACATAGTTTCATCAATTAGTCTCTGAACCTTCCAGAGTTGTTAACCTCTGGCTTGGCTGCTGATTAGCATGATTTAATACTTTTCTACAAAACTCGTATAATTGTTCCATTGTCATAACATGTTTACTTAAGTTAGCTTGATAAGTTACCCATTGAACATTACCTTCAATATACCCTTTAGAGGAGTCTATTCTATCAAGAGAAGCTTCTTCTATATTAGGGATATAATCCCCAGTAATAGCACAAATTTGTTTTTGTTCTTGAAATAGATTCCATAAGTATTCTATAGAAACCTCAAAAACATAAGCTCTCTTTTCAGCAGACCTCTTAAGCCTAGTATATTCAGTTTTAGTAAGTTCTCCAACTTCTCCATTTTTCTTTCTAATATTTTCCATATTCTCTTTATGAGCACATTTTTCACATTGAAAGTCCCTATCTTTATAAAGAAGTTCTATAGGTAACTTATAGGTTTCAGTCCCACAATCACATCTAACTTTGTAATAAGCAGTAGAATTTTTGTATATTGGACCTTCTAGTATAGTCCAATGTTTGTATTTACTTCCTACTTTTAAAATTGTGGTATTTTTCCTTTTGGCACAGGATTTACAGCTAGAACTCCTTCCAGTTCTAAGGGCTGAGGCATTAACTTCTCCCATATAGCCACATTTACACTGACATAATACATATCTACTTTTATTCTTTGATGGAACATTTATATTTGTTACAGTTCAATCTCCAAATTTATCACCTACGTTAATATCCATTTTTCTCATAGCTTAAAAATTTTATATTTATTACTGTAACAAAGTTAATGATAAATTTGGATATATCCAAACTTGTAGAAAAGTTTAATAAATTTTAGCCTTCCAGCAATTCACTGGGTTATGCATAAATAATTACTTATTTAAGCCGCCATTGTTTCTTGACGGGTAGATTCCTGAGCAAAAGA